GAAATAAATTGTGTAAAGAATTTTAATCACTCTCCAATTCGTAGATAGCATTTTCAATCTTTGACAGGTAGGAATTTCCATAGCCCGCCCGCACACAATTGTCATAATATTCTTTGAGCGCACACATAACTTTGTCCTTGTTTTTCTTGTTCTTCTCCCTTGCAAATTCAACTGTTGTTCCCAGTTCTCTAAAGGGAAATGCGCCCATGCAACTTTCAACTTTACCGCGCTTTAGAGCCTTTGCCAAAATCTGGCTTTCAATTTCTGCGTCTGCAAGTGCTGTGTGACTTTCTTCAAACTCGTAATCTTTCATAAGGTATTGAAAAGCGGTTTCCGCGCTCGTCTTGAAATACATAACACTTGCTGTCCAAAGCTCATTATCAAGGCAGTATTTACGGTACTTGTCAATGTTTATCAGCTTGTTACAAGCTACATCCCACAAGTCAATTATTGGGAACTCTTCTCCGCGTATCTCCCAAACAGGGTTAAGATATTTAGGATTCTTTCCTTTTACTTTACCCTCTTTACAACTCATTTCACAAGAATAACGCTGTGCGCGCTCAAACTTGTTATAATCTCCATAAAGTGCTTGAATGTAACGCTCAGTAAAGGGAATAGCTTTTTTGAAATCAAACGCGGCATTGTAAGCACAAACAGCCTTGCAAGCTCGGCTATCTTCAACTAGTTCAGGAATAATATCATTCCAAAATCTAGCAGAAATTTCTCCTTGCTGTAGCTTTTCCATGTAAATAGGGCGTTTTTCACAATAATACGCGGTGTTGAAAACATTAGGAACAAAGAATGTTTCTTGTACAAGGTAATTCACGCGCTTGTAAATTTTTCCCTGAGTATCCATGATTGTCCATCCAACGTCATAAACCAACGGCTTGGCAATTGCCAAATTTTTCCTTAACTTTTCATCCCCTTTCGTGTAGTCTCCTATAAAGGGTAGTGTCGCGGTTTCTGTGTCCAGTATCAGATAATAATTTTTCTTTCCCATTAGGGCTAATTCTCCTTGTTCATCTTGGTTTTGTACATGAGTGTAACAGAATACCACTTTCCGCAAATTTTTAGAAGTATCTCGCGTTCTGCGTTTGTAATCTGTATATCACTGGTTTCGTACTGAGTGCCGTTTGTCAAAAAACTTGCCAATTCTGCAATAATTCCAGCTTTAGTTGCATTTGCTTTTCTGGTTGACTTTTTTGGCACATTTTTCCTAGTGCCTGTCCGCACATAAGACTGAGCAATTTTATTTTGTTCATCCGTCAAATCAAATTCCAGCTTTTCATTTGTTGCGTCAACCGTTTTGTCATATTCTAGCAATTCACGTTCTTCTTCTTCGGTCAACTTTAGCGACTTAAAGCGGGAAATTTTTTCTTCATCTGTTAGCTTGGTTATAATAATCACCTCTTATAAAAAAGTGGGAATAAATCCCACTTTTTTAAGCTATAGAGAACTTTGCAGAACCCTTGACATAACCCTTAGTTACCTTACCCTCTTTAATAAGCTGTCCCATAAGGGCAGACACCTTGGAAGTGCTGTAATCATTCAGCTCGGGAATCGTCTTTATCAGCTCGGAACAGGTCGGGTTGAACTCGGGATGATTGGTCATGTAGGCAATAATATTCTCCTTAAGTCCCACATTCATTGTCTGTACGGCAGTCGGCTTTTTGGTCGAACTCTTGTTCTTGTTGGCAAGCATTGTAATCTCCTTATTCAGGAAATCAACTGCGGTGGCAATATCTGTCTCATAGCTTGTCTCAACATTAAGCAGAAGTGCCTTGATGTCCTCAAATCTCTGTGCCTTAGTAACGCGAATCTTCTTGGTAGTGTTTTCCATAGTCTCAAATCCTTTCTGGTTTTTTAGACTGTCCTTGTCTTTGTAATGTTATTATATCATAGGTTAGGTTACTTGTCAAGAACTTTTTTCGCTTTTGCAAAAACTTTTTTGATTTTCGCCTTTCCTTTTGACATCTTCATTGTAGCACATTCAGTGCTATTTGTCAAGAACTTTTTTCGCTTGCGCTCGTTAGGAATCGGGGTAACTACCACTCTCGTTGTTTGCGCCCTCTCCCTTGGAACAATTATAGTATAGCATAAAGAGTTGAGAATTGCAAGCGCAGCTTTTGCATAAGGTTATGTATTTCGGGAATAGTGGCGCGAAGGTGGTAATAGCTAGAATTATTGGAAAAAACTGGTATGGCTTAGAGTGGGCAAATTTCGGGTCGCCAGCGACCCGCCCAAAAAACTCTTCCAGCAAATGGTAAAAAAAAGAAAAATGGGAAGAAATTAATTCTCCCCATTTTTTCAAAAAGGTTAATTTATCTTTTCAAATTGCTCAGTTTCTCTATTCCAAAGATAACGCTTTTTAGATGTTGTTTGGAATATAATCTCGCCCACATAATTACTACTGATAAATTCAATCAAAGTATTGGGGTAAAGTTCCATCCATTTATTAATAGCTGCCGCAAAATCGCTAGCCCACATTTTCAATCACTTCCTTTCTTTTAAATATCTTCTTCGTAAATATAATCCCACTCACAGCTTTTATCAAAATTCTCTTTTGCTTCGTCATCTCGGAGCAAAACAATTTGATACTTCCATTCTCCGCCAATAAAAATTTCTTTGTCGACCCAAGTATATTTTTCTCTTGTACACCAACCATCGTCCACAACGTAGCCCACCAAAGCACAATTCAAATCTTTTTCTGGAACTTTGTTAACAATTTCTTTCAAGTCTCTAACAGTCTTAATAAACATTCTTCAATCATTTCCTTTCTTTTTAAATATCTAGCTCAAGTTCCTCAATATAAAAATAATCTTCCCAACACCAGTGCAAAAATTTTTCTACACTCACATCTTGATAATCCGCTTCCCTTATTATATCTTCATTGTTAGCAAACTCCCCAAAAAAATACTTTTCCATTTCTCCCTTTGATTTAAAAAGTTTGTGCGGGAAACGTGCCTCGGTTTCTGCTGAATCAAGTTCTCCCATGTAAAGTTTCATAATATTTACTTCCTTTCTTAATTTCTGAATTTATTATAGCATGAGATTTGCTATTTGTCAACACTTTTTTTGAATTAGATACATCCTCCGCAAGATTCTTCTCGCCAATCTTTTTTTTGAATGGCATGGAACAGGGCAGACATCTCAAAATCAGACGCGCAGATATTTTTTAGCCATTCTCGATTTTCTTCAATCCAATCAGTTTCTTTAAGCCCATCAATATAATCTTCTTCTTCAGTATCCCAATCATTGGTAAAATACCAATACCAATAAGTACCATAAGTATTCATAGGAGCATGACGCAATTCATCGGGAATAAAACTGGATACATCGACACCATAGCGCAAAATAGTCCATTCACCACAGCAAAGACTAGGATACTTGCCAGACCAAGAAACTTCAAACATTAAAATCAACCTCTTTCTTAATTTCTGGATTTATTATAACATGAGATTTGCGGATTGTCAATAATTTTGGGAAAAATATTATTCGTAGAAATATACAAAGAATTGAGTAAAAAATTGTGCAATATGCTTTATTTGGATAAATTCGGCGCGAACCGATGGTTCACGCGCCGCCCGCACACCATTTACCAATTTTCATTTGTTAAAAAATGGGAAGAAATTAATTCTTCCCATTAAAGCCAATCCTCTGCAAGGTCTTTTCCATCTTCTGTTATAATGCCTAGAATGTTTTCATCGCAAATATTATATTCTTGATAAAGAGTATCAAAAAATTCATCTGCAAGGTCGTAAGCTTCTGGATTTTCAGCTAATTCATGGAATTTGTCATCGACCTCTATTTTTTCGGCTACATCTTCCACTATCTGGTAATGAACTCTTACTTTCATTTGTTAAAATTTACCTCCATTTCAATTCCCAATGTATTAGCTTTTACTTGTTCTGTCAATAGTTTTTCATTGTAGCTCAACCATTTAGATTCATAGTCATCATAATAATAAACTTGATAGCCACTGGTAATAAATGGAAGTTCGCCAAGTCCTAATCTATCAAGCTGTTGAGCAACACTGTCTGCCGCGTCAATATTACTAGTGGCAATATAATAGGGTAAATCCATAGTATAATAGCAATTTTGCGGGAGAGGGTTTAGGTCACTATCCCAAAATTTTACTTCTTCTGGATTTGTTATATATTTAAGTGTCCATTCATAGTTATAACATTCTCGTTCATTGTCAAATTCTTTTTCATCGTCTGCAATGTAAGTAACTACTTTCCGCATATTTATCAATTCCTTTCTTTTTGAGGTATTTCCCTCTTGATTATAGCACCAAGAGGGGAATTTGTCAAGAGTTTTTTACAAAGATTTGCTTTCACTCACAAAGAATTTTGCATCATATTGTTTAATAATATCACGAACTTTTGCACTTTCAGCCTTTGTCGCGCAATAGAAACTAAACTGTGTCCATTTGCTACTAAGGGTGATAGTTGATTTGGGAATTTCTCTCAATTCGCGATTGATAGCTGAAAGATATTTAGTGGGGATAGTTGCTTCTATTTTCCAAAGTTTTTCCTTTGCGGCACGCTCTTCAAAAAACTTAACAATCCAAACACCAGCGACATTACAACAAAAAGTTATCAAACACTTTTCCCACATAGGAAAGTCTGCAACAGTGTAAACAATCATAATGTTGTAAAATGCAAAGTATCCACCCGACAGCAAACTTGCAACGGTTTTACCACTCTTGATTGTTGCTATACTTCTAATAGTAGAAAATATAACATTGATAATAGATAGGATAATAAAGGTAACAATAAATTTCATCTTGAAAACTTCCTTTCTTTTGTTTTGTGATTATAGTATACTCTTTTTATTCATTTTTGTCAATAAGAAATTTTGCACAAAAAATCGGGAAAAATCTGTGCAGAATCACTAAGGGCTAGAGTTATCCAAAATTTTCCATATAGGTTTAATTCTGGCAAATTCGGGTCGCCGGCGACCCGCCCAAAAATTCCTTGTTTTAACAATAGATAAAAAATAATAAGGGGAAAAACCCCTTATTATTTAAAGCTCATCTAATCCAGAATTTTCTGCCTCCCACTCGGTCAAAATATCATAACCATCTTCAAGACCGTCAATCAAATCATTTTCCTTGAGAATTTCATAGGCTTCATTTACATCGCAAGCCCCAACTAAAAACTCGCCCTCATCTTCATGGGTAAACAAATAATGCTTCATTCTTTACGCCTCCTTTATATAAGTGTCTGCCAGCAATTCCCAGATTGTCATGTATTCTTCATAGCTGGTTGCGTTAATGTTCGCAAAATCGTTAATGAGTTCCTCAGTAATAATACCATCATGCTCATTGTAATATTTTTCCCATGCGGTTGCCAGTTCATCCATTGTCATTTTTATTACCTCTTCTCTTGTTTTCTGAATATAGTATACGTGATTTCGGGATAAAAGTCAATAGTCGAATTGAACAAAAATGCGATTGAAAATTTGTGCAATCTGCACAATAGTGTAAATTCGGCGCGAACCGATGGTTCACGCGCCGCCAAATTCTCTTACAATAATTGATAAATAAAAAAATAAGAGGGAAAAATTTCCCTCTTAAAAGATAATTCTCTAATAGTTTTTTCTTTTCTGATTAAATTGTATTTTCTACCTTTTTAAGCGTTTCTTCATAATGTTTTATCAGCCATTTAAGCCGGGCTACCATTTTTTCTTTTGTTTCTTTTATTTTTCCAGGGGGTTTTTGCAATTCCTCAGTCCCACGAGAACTAGCCCCCAAACCTGGATAATAGAAAAAACAGCTGGGAAAGTGGTAGGCTTACCAAGTAAGCACGCACCCTTTTTTCTTGTGTAACATATTTCACTATCATACCATTCCTCATACTCTGCTTTGTTTTCAATAATTGTATAGTTTTCAACTTGTATCATTATTTTTTAACTTCCTTTCTTATTCATCAAGTATTGTTATAGACATATTATCTTCTAGCTCATATGCTACACTATCACTAAAACAATAGTTGTCAGATAGCCAATCGAGAAGTTTTATTTGGTCTCGTGTAAGTAGAAGTCTAGCAATCGTCTCTCCATCAATCTTAATTCTAATAGTTGTGCCTTTCATTGTAGTTTACCTCCAATAAATAAAAAGTGTAAAAGTAATTATCATATAAGCGCGAATGATTGTTTCAGCTATATTAAAGCTCTTGTGCCGAAAGCACTCAATAAAGTCTGAAACGAGTATACCACAAAAGAGAATGTACATTAGTATTTTTACCATCTGCAAGTTTCCTTTCTTTCTTTAGCTTGACTATAGTATAGCATAGAGAACTCTAAAAAGCAAGTGGTAATGTTGCACAAATTTTGGGATAGGAAACTGTACAAATTTTCACTTAGAATTATTTGAAAAAATTCGTATGGAAATTCTTTTGCGTAAATTCGGCGCGAACTGGCAGTTCACGCGCCGCCCAATCCAACAAATGGCAAAAAGAAAAAGCTTCCAATTGCGGAAGCTTAATCCAAATATTCCCAATCTATCAACTTTTTAATATCTGCGGGATTGAGGGTACTGCGCTCAACAGCATCTTGGTAAGAATAACCAAACAGGAACTCGGACAAACCATTAGTCAAGGTAACTTCAAAAGCATACATGATAACAAGTCCTTTCTTTTCTATCTGAGTATACTATACCACAACCTCGCTTATTTGTCAATCGTCATCTGTCACAATTTTTATTCCATGAGATTGTACAAATTGTATAGCTTCTTCAAGTGTCATACTTCCAGTTTCAGGAATTTCGCCACAATCAATGCAAAGGTAATTGTGTCCTTCATATTCCAAAGTAGAGAAGGTATAATCTTTTCCAATTTCCAGATTGTATTGCTCCCTTAAACGAATAGGAATCATAATTCTGCCTGTTACATCCAATTTGCGCGAATAATTTGTTTCATTCATTCCGGCTAAATTTTTTCTAATGACCTAGCGTGTGGAAAAACGACTCTTGAACGGAGTCGCCGGCTTTAACCAAGTCGGTAGGTATTTCTTACCATTCCGCAGGCATTTTCTGGCAGAACGTGCGCAAGGGGCAATCCTTACAAGAATCTTGATTTAAACAAGCTTCAAGAATTAACTCTAACGCCTTTAACAGTTCTACAGTCATTAGAAAAAAACTCCTTTCTTTTGAACTTTCTACTAATATTATAGCAAAAAATTTTTAAAAAGTCAAAAGAAAAGAGTAAAAATTTTTATCTAAGATTATTAACCAATTTACTAATCGAATAAGAATCTTCCTTTCTGCATTGGATATAAATTCTGTTATATCTGGTATTGCTTGTTTCGTGTTCATCCACAAAACAAGGAAACTTTTCAATAATGAATTCCAAAATTTGGTAAAGCTTCATATTGGTAACGTCAGTCAAAAAAGTAATAGTTTCCATGATTTTAATCTCCTTTAATTTTGGGGAATGGCAGCTATTAACCGCCATTCCCGCGTTTTTTATAAAACTGAAATAAGAGCTTCGCCAGTCTTAGGATTGCGCCAGAGGGTCAAGGTAGAAGTCAATCCATAATAAGAAAACTTTGTTTGGCATTTGTTTGTAATCTCGTTAACCCAGTTGTCATTAACTGGAACCATTTTGTACATGATGTACATTGTGTCCGCCAAGCTTTGAAAAAGTTCCTCGTCATTTTCAAATATAAACTGAGGAACATAGTCATTATTGCCAAAGAATATTGAACCAATCATCTTTTGTAATTCTCCTTTGTTCTTTTGATAAATCAATTATAGCAGAGGGCAAATAGAAAGTCAATAGTAAAAATACACAAAGATTTTGGGAATTTTTTGTGCAGAATGACCAACGACTAGAGTTATCCAAAATTTTCCATATATAGTATAAATTGATAAATACGGCGCGCCGCGGACGCCCGCGGCGCCGCTTTAGCGCTTTAAAGTGTTAGCACTTTAGCGTAGTGAAGTATACAGGATGTAATCTTTAACAAATTAAAGCTTTAGCGATTTAAAGTATACACTTTGTATAGTTGAAAAAAGGGCATTACTTTACCAGTAATGCCCAGAAATTCCACATAGGGTAGGTACTTAGTACCATAATCTGGATTGTGCTAACTACAATCCATAAGTCAAATAGGCAACTTGCCAAAATAAGGAATTTTTTCATACTATCTCACCCGTTTCATTGTCCACGATAACTATACTATCTGTTATATACTGTATAGCCTCTTCTATACTGTCTACCTGCGCGAGAACCTCACCGCCCGCACAAATGGAATATTTATATTCGGGAATGCATTCTTCATCTGTTGCGAGCCTTGTATGGAAAATACTGTTAATATCGTCTCGATTCTCAAACGCCCAAACGGGAAGTTCTCCCAATGGGATATTATTGAATTCATCCCTATCAAGAATGATTCCAGTATCTACCACATAGGCTGAAACATTCATTTTTCTAAGCAGGTTAACAAACCCTGCTTTATCGAAGCTCTCACCTGTGAAGTATTTGATAATTTCCATAATTTGTAAATCCTCCTCTTTTGTCGCGGGGGTTAGAGTTATTAGCCCTAACCCCTATAGCCTGTTTTTAGAATTCTACCTCTTCGTTAGAAGTGTATCCGACGTATGTTCCGGGTTCTACATACTCGTCTAAGAGTTCGGGATACTCTTTAGCGGTCTGAGCGGTTACAACATCCCACTCTGAAATTGCTATTCCGCAATAGTTGTCATAATCAAAGTCGGTGACAAGTTCTCTTATAGCCATAAAGGTTATAAACTCTTTACCGTTGGAAGTGCAGCCATAGAGGAAAACCCCTGTTATGTTTGCGTTCCCGCTATTGGGATAGAGCTTATACCAATTGCTGGTATCGGAAGTATCCATAAAGAATTTTCCTATGCTCTTATACGTTCTGCCGCGCTCTTCAAGCTCCGCGCTCATTGAGTAGTTGTTTGCCATAGCTTACCATGTCCTTTCTTTTGTCGCGGGGCTAGGGTTATTAGCTCTAGCCCCTATGATTAGTTGTTACTTTATTACAACGTAACTTTTGACCATTGAACCAGCCTTAAGATACCGTTCATATTGAACAGGATGGTCTGCCTTATAGCGCGCACTGTCAAAAGTGGGCTTACGCTGTGCTGCCGGGTGATACTCAGCTTTTGCGACTGTTGCTATAATGGATTCATTTCCATTATTTTCTATAAAGCTGAGAATATCAGCCTTGAGCGCGTCAAGCTCTGCCTGTTGTGCCTTGATAGCTGTTTCCAGCTTTTTGGCGTTGTCAATTTTTGACATGATTTCTTCTTTTGTCATTTTCTGCCAAATCCTTTCAATTTTTTGGATACTTACAAGGTTCTCTGTTTTTGTCCTTTGAACCTTGTGACTATAGAATAGCACAAGCTGCGCTATTTGTCAATAGTTTTTTTGAAAAAAGTCAAAAAAAAATATTAACCAAAAAATGGAATAAGATTTTCCAATTTTTGGTTAAATAGGGGGTATTTAGCGATTTAGTGAGATAAAGCGTGGGAATAGGCTCTTTACTTTTACGATTTAGCGAACTAAAGTGAGAGGGGGGTGGTTTTTGGGAAAAAATGTAAAAAATTTGAAATTTTTGGTTCGCCGCCTCATTTCCCACACTAAATCATATTTTAAATCTCAAACACGGTTATAAATAAATTTTTCCCAAAATTCGACAATTTCTTCTTCTCTAGGCTCCCAAATTTTTGACATAGCGCAATTTTTCTGCTATTATAGTAGAAGAAGGAGATGAAAAAGTGGCTATAACATTAGATTATAAAGTAGAATCTATAGAAGAAAGAAAAGCTATAGTAGAACAAATACTAGAAGAAAATCCTGACCCTTCTCCTTAGTATCTCGAAATTCTTGCGGACTACCTTATAAATTGTATGGAAAAGCAAGAGCGCAAAGAAAAGAAAATTCTTACTGAAAACCGCTTAGTCACAATAAACAAAAGAGAACAATCTTATGAAGGACTTGCGGCGTAGATGGAAAATGGCGAAGATGGTATTTACAATCTAATCAATACTGATAGACAAGTTCTTTTTAGTCCTAAAATATCAATAACTAAGCAAGATCTTGAGACTATCCCATGCCTTAAACAATTGCGCGAGACCATAGATATGTGGAGTTCAGCACTCAAGGAAACCGCAGGAACTAAGCAAGCTTATACTATAAAAAAAGCTTTAATTGAAATGCGGAAGGACCAATACCTCATAAAGCAAGCCTACTAGAGACCACTAGTCCCGCAAAAGCTTACAAAATCTTCGCAATTCTCAAATTCTGCACTTGATGATACTTCGTATTTGCGGAAGGGCGCTATATAGATACAAGGGGTCTCCCTAATGGATCCGAATGTCGTGACCGCAATTCTTACGAACTATTCTAAATTAAAAGAAGATAGCTGGGATTAGTTTTCCGGAGATGTCTGGTATATAATTTAGTCTTTTGAAGAAATTTGTGATAGAGCTTTAAAACCTTATCCTATGTTAAAAAGAATAGTAGAATTAAAGATTGATAAAGCTTCTAACACTGAAATTCAATCTACCTTACAGACCGAATTTGGCATTACACATACTCCTGAATATATTTCTAGTCTTTGGCGGAAAAAGATACCCAGAATAATTGCGGAAAAAGCTAAAGAAGATTTTCTTATTTGGCAATACGATTTCAATAATTTTCCTATGAAGCGTTGTTCAAAGTGCGGCAGGGTCAAGCCCGCAAATAATTATTTCTTCTCGAAGAACAATACTAGTAAGGATTATCTTTATAGTGTTTGCAAAAAATGCAGAAATAAAAAAGAGGTGGGCGAAAATGTCTGAACAGCATTACTGTATTAAGTGTAATAGGACACTTGATTCAAAATAGTTCTACACTTCAAAGCGTATTGAAAAATATCCTCCTTCTGGATAGATGAACATATGCAAGAAGTGTTTAACCATGCACGTTGATAACTGGGATCCAGAAACCTACAAGTGGATACTAGAAGAAATTGATGTACCCTATATAAAAGAAGAATGGAATAATGTATTATTAAAATACAAGGATAATCCTGAAAAACTTACTGGTATGACTGTCTTGGGTCGCTATCTTTCCAAAATGAAACTCAAACAATGGAGCCACTATCATTGGGAAGATACAGAACGATTAGAGCAAGAAGCAGAAGAAAGAAAAACTTTAGCTATGCGGGCGTAGGGCTTTGCGGCGGAAGATATCGAGAAGAGTCTCGCCATAGACAACACTCCCGCACGTCCTGTCCTTGAGATTGAAGAAGCTCCTTCTCCTGTTGATTTATTATTAGCAAATGAAGAACCTGATGAATATGAAGATAAACTTACTGATGAAGATAAAGAATATCTTAGATTGAAATGGGGTAAGAGTTATCGAGCAGAAGAATGGGTGCGGCTGGAGCAATTATACCAAGACATGATGAATTCATACGACATCCAAACCGCAGGTCACAAAGATACTTTAATAATGCTTTGTAAAACAAGTTTAAAAGCTAATTAGCTATTAGACGCGTGTGATAGACAAACAATGTCCACGTAAAACTCTTTGAATTGCTGGAAACTCCTTAGAGCTACATAGACTACAACGTAGGTTTGAAATAAAGCCAGGCGTGACAGTTTGAAAACTGTGTGGATTGGACAACCAGCAGCCAAGCTCCGAACAAGAGAAGGTTCAACGACTATCCCATTAGGGAGTAGGGCGCAAGCGATTGGCGCTCGAAGCAGAGAGCTTTCCTTCTAGTTGTAAGGAATGATGATATAGTCTCAACTTCTATTGAAAGATAGAGAAAAGGTTTAGCGAGCCTTTGTAAGACATTTGATTGACGGTTTCCAAAAAATGTCAAAAACCTATGATACCCTTATGCGGAGTGGTAATTTTACCGCCGCACAAAATAAGGACGATCAAGGTGAATTCATAGATTCTATTGGTGAAATAGTAGCTATTTGTGAAAAACAAGGCTTTATTCCTCGATATTATGTAGATGAACCCAAAGATAAAATTGATAGAATTATTCAAGATATGCAAAAATATACGCATGATTTGGTTACAGAAGAACTTGGATTAGGTACTTTAATTGAAAATAGTATGCGGACGATGCAACAAGAAAAAGAATCTATTAAAAATGCTTCTTCTCTCACGGTTGAAGAAGCCGATCAACAAGCAGAGAACGCACTTTTTGATTATGAGGTTAGTCCTCTCGCGGACGAGGACTTTATAGATTTTGCCACCTTTAAAGAACAGGAGGCAAACCAATGAGTTTAGAAAGCATACTTAATGTAACTTCTACAAAGAAAGTCGGCATTTCAGAAGAACGTATCTTGCAAATAGTTCCAATAATGCGATAGTATATTGCTTTTTGGCGAGAATATCCCGATTTATTTGTGGACTTTATGCAAACTGGCGGAGACTATGAGAAGGAATTAACCTTCCATTTGTTCTGTTACTAGAGAGTTTTCTTGCGCATTGCGGCGAGGTATAAATACGTGTATGCTGTCTACCCGCGCGCGTACTCAAAGTCCTTCCTCTCAGTACTCATCCAAATGATACGATGTATCTTGTATCCTGGAGCTCATGTGTTCTCGACTGCTGGTGGCAAGGAGCAAGCTGCTTAGATACTTTAGGAAAAGGTACAAGATATATGTGAAAAAATACCCGCTTTCCATAAAGAGATAGATTGGCGGAGAGGAAAAACACAAGAAGGAAAAGACCATTGTAAATATATATTTAAGAATGGATCAGATTTTGAAAACATAGCCGCACGAGAAAGTTCTCGAGGCCGAAGAAAGCATGCAGGCTTGATAGAAGAGTGTGTAGGCGTGGATCAAGACATCCTTTAGCAAGTGTTGATCCCTATGATGAACGTGTCTCGTAGATGCCTTGATGGAAGCGTACAAGAAGATGAAGTTCTTAACTAGTCGTAGCTATACATTACGACTGCTGGCTACAAGAACACATTCAGTTATCAGAAACTTATTTAGACACTTGTTTAGATGATTATTGAGCCAGGAAAGGCTTTTGTTATGGGAGGAACTTATCGAATACCTGTTCTTATGGGTATGCTTAGTAAAAACTTCTATAACGATTTAAAGAACGATCCTACCTTTAATGAGGCAGGATTTGAACGAGAATACTCGAGCAAGTGGACTGGAGTAGTAGAGGGTGCATTCTTCAATGGAGACAAGTTTGACCGCAATAGAATTCTCAACCAACCTGAGTATGAGTATTCAGGTCGCTCGAGTGATAAAGGATATTATGTTATTGGCGTTGATGTTGGTAGAAAAGGATGCCAAACTGTTGCTACAATCATAAGAATTATGCCTTAGCTCGAAGGTACTTCTATAAAAAACTTGGTTAATTTAATAGCAATTGATGAAGCACATTTTGAGGATTAGGCAATTGAATTAAAAAAATTATATTATAAATATCGTGCGCGAAGACTGGTAATAGACGGCAATGGTCTTGGAGTAGGACTGCTAGATTACATGGTAAAAAGACAAACTACTCAAGATGGTGAGACCTATCCCCCGTTTGGTGTTATAGGTGGAAATTATACTGATGCTGGTCAAGAATATAAGAAATTCCGCACAAATGATACAGAAGATGATGCTATTTATATTATAAAAGCTAATGCTTCTTTTGATACAGTTGCTTATACAACTTTAAGGTCGCAAATAGATTCTGGTAAAATTAAATTTTTAATAGAAGAAAGAATAGCAAAATCTAAACTTCTTTCTCGTAAGGTAGGGCAAGCAATGACTCCTGAGCAACGAGCTGAATACCTTCTTCCGTATCAGCTAACAGACATTCTCAAGGAAGAAATGCAAAACCTTAGAGAAGAAAATGAAGGTATTAACATAAAATTAAAGCCTTATAACAGAAATATTTCTCACGATAAATTTTCTTCTTTGCTTTATGCAATTTACTATATACGCGAAGTAGAGGACATGAAGCTTAAAAAGAGGAAACATAATTTCTCAGAGTATATGTTTATTAGTTAAGGCTTGGGTAAAATCAAAAAATTCACTTTACAGCTTTTTGGAATATAGTAAACGGAGTTAGAAAGGAGACTTATAAGTGTTAAGTTCTAGAGGCGAAATTAAAATTCATGAAATACTAGAAATGAATGGTGTCAACTTTAAAGAAGAGTATGAGTTTCCTGGACTCAAGGCTCCTAGTGGTAGAGCACTTCGCTTTGACTTTGCCGTATTTGATGATGATGGGAATCTTGATTTCTTAATTGAATATCAAGGAAAACAACACTATCAAGCAGTAAGTAAATTTGGTGGGAATAGAGGATTATACCAACAAAAGTATAATGACAACCTCAAAAGGCGATATTGTGCATTGAAAAATATAAAGTTAATAGAAATACCTTATAAAGAGGAAAACCTTATAACTTACGATTACATATTCCGAAAAGCTGGATATTAAGGAGGTGAATTTCTTGTTAAAAAACAGACAACAACAAATTAAATCTAAAGGGTTTGATATGACAAGAGAAGAAAACTTTGCCTAGATGAAAGTTGGGCTTCGTACTGTTGACAATTCCTCTATTAATCTTAATATTTAGAAAAAGATTAATCCTAATTTTGGCAATAAAACATATGTAATGCAAGCTATTTATCGTCACGATTATAAGACTTTGCGAGAAATATCCAATTATTATTATGAAAGCAATGGTATTTATTATAGACTTTGTCGCTATCTTGCCTATCTCTATAGGTACGATTGGTATGTAACACCTTATGTAACAGATGCGTCTAAAGAGAATGAAAACAAGATACTAAAAGACTTTTCTAAAGTATTAAGATATTTTGATAAATCTAATATAAAACACTTGTGCGGAAGTGTGGCTTTAGACATCATAAAGGAAGGTGTCTATTATGGCATAATCGTGGACTTTGAGGACAGTTTTTCTCTCTAGAAGTTACCAGCAGACTATTGCCGCAGCAGATATTATTCTGGAAGCGTGCCGGTGGTAGAATTAAATTTACAATTTTTTGACAGTTATTTTGCCAATCCGCAATACAAGATTAAAGTCCTTAAAACTTTTCCCAAAGAAATCCAATAGGCTTATGTCTTATATAAACAAGGCAAGCTTAAAGGAGACTATCCAGGAGACCTAAGTTGCTGGATAGCATTGGATCCCGCAATTTCTGTCAAGCTTAATCTGGGGGACTCTGAATGTCCTTCACTTGCTGGGGTAATTCCGTCTATTATTGACTTGGACCAAGCTCAAGAGCTAGATCGGCAAAAAACTATGCAGCAATTAACTAAAATTCTTGTACAGAAACTTCCTCTTGATAAAAATGGCGATTTAATTTTTGACGTGGATGAAGCAAGAGATATTCACAATAACGCAGTTGCGATGCTTAAAAAAGGCGTAGGAATAGAAGTTTTAACTACCTTTGCGGATGTTGAGAAGATAGACACAAAGGATTCAAATTCTTCTACTACTACTGATGACTTAGAAAAAGTTGAAAGAACAGTTTTCAATAATTCTGGCATATCTCGTAACCTATTTAATGCAGATGGCAACTTGGCTGTAACTAACTCTATTTTAAATGACGAAGCTAGTATTAGGGATATACCCATATTACTAGAAAGTATGTTAAATAGAATAGCAGAAAAGTTTGGTCGTAAAAATCATTATGACTTTAGAGTTGAAATGCTTGAAACCACACAGTATAATTATAAAGATTTGGCTAAGCTTTATAAAGAACATACTCAACTTGGATATAATAAAATGTTGCCGCAAATTGCTCTTGGGCACTCTCAATCGAGCATTTTAGCAACTATGACTTTTGAAAACGAATTCTTACATTTAGCGGACATTATGAAACCTCCCATCACTAGTAATAATATTAGTAACAAGACTACTAGTAACGATGGAGCAGGACGTCCCGCAAAAGAAGAATCTGAAAAAGCAGATAAAACAATAGCCAATTAGGAAAGTTTATCATAAGGAGGAATAATTGTGTATATAAGTGTTCCTAAAGAGAATACAATGGAATATATAAACAATACTCAAATTTCTCCCTTGATTAGCAAAGGTGTTTGTAAAGTATGTTATGTTGGGCAAGACCCCAATAGAAATGGTACTGTTATTACCAAAGAAGTGGCTGCTGAAATGGGGCGTAAGCTTCCTGGTTCACCTGTTGTTGGCTTCTTCAATAAAGAAAACAAGGATTTTGAAGGGCATAATAGAGAATTAATAATTGAGGGCGGAAAGTTTGAGATAGTTGATGTAACAAAGCCTTATGGTTTTGTTCCTACTGATGCAGATGTTTGGTTTGAAAAATTTGATGATGAAGGTATTGAGCATGAGTATCTTTGTACCGAAGTTTATATCTGGACTGGGGCTTACCCTGAGTCAAAGAGGATTCTTGAGCATGGGAACAATCAATCCATGGAGTTAGACCCCGACACATCAACAGGTTTTTGGACAAACATAGATAATTCAACAGAAACATTTTTTATTTACAATGAAGCATTAATAAAAAAATTATGTATTCTAGGCGAAAATGTAGAGCCTTGTTTTGAGGGCGCTCAGATCAAGACTGAATTTTCCTTAGAAAACAGCACGGAGTTCCAAGAGCTTAAAGCTCTTGTATATTCTATGCTACAAGATACTTTAAGTGAAGGAGGCTCGCAAGACCCTATGGAAAATAACGAAGTTATAAAGGCCGAGGAATCTATCGAGGAAGTAACTAATTTCGAGAAGCAAGATGAAGAGGTCAAAGAGGAAGAGACTCCCGCAGCAGAGGAGAAGTCCGAAGAGGAAGAGGATGAAAAGAAACCCTCTCCCAATAATGCTTGCGGCGACCAAGACAAGAAGAAAGATTATGAGCTTGAGTATAATGAGCTTAAGTCTCAGTTCGATCAACTGCAAACTACTTATAATGCACTTGTTGAGGAAGTTGAATCCCTTAGAGAATTTAAGCTTGTTACCGACCGTCAGAATAAGCAGAGTATGATTGATAGCTTTTATATGTTAACCGAGGAAGATAAGGCAGATGTTATTACTAACATTGATACTTATTCTCTCGATGATATAGAAGCAAAGCTTTCTATTCTTTGTGTTAGGAACAAGGTTAATTTCAATCTTGAAGAGCAGGAAGAAAATCCTGCAACACTTTTTAATTTAAATAATATTGAAACTGATAACACGCCTGAATGGATTAAGGCTGTTAGGAATACTGCGCATCAGCAGTAAGAATATAAGGAGGATTAAAAAATGGCTAGAAGTAATATGAGCCAGGCGAAGTATGTCGCTCGTGGATACGGTCAAGTAGAGCCTAACTTTCTGACCGCTCCCCGTAATGGTCAAGTTTATGGTCAGCTTCCTGCTGCCAAGGATATTGACATTCTTGAGAATGGTCAATTTGTTAAGTATGATTATGTGAATGGTGTCTGCAACTTTGATGGCGAGGGCGCCTGGAGACTTGTTTTTAACGAGGTTAAGATTTATCGTGATCGCGAGACCGATGCAGATTTCGCCATGATTAAGGATAACTATAATGCTCGTGTTTACAGCCCTGTCGGTCAGTCTAGTTCTGATCTTAAGGATGTTGCCGGCGGCGATGGTCTTGTTCGTGAAGGTACTTCCGATCCCTACTCTGTGACCATTGGCACTTACGCTTATGGCTCTCTGATGCCGGAAGGCACTAAGATGGTTCCCCGTGTTATGGCGGTTCCTGTCGGTGACATTTTCACTACCAATATGATTAATGCCGAGGCTACTGAGCTTGAAGTTGGCACTGCCCTCAAGATTGGTGACAAGGGCATACTTGAGGTTGGTACTGCCGCTGGCGGCGACGCAGACCCCATTTTTAAGGTTGTTAAAGTTTATACGATGCCTGACCTTCAGCCTGGCGTGAAGATTCAGCGCATAGCGTAATGAAAGGAGCGATTTATAATGTTAGATAAGGCTAATTTACTTACCCTGATGAAGACTGTAGCCGCGGCTAACCCCTCCGGCAATTACAGCTATAATGGCGAGAGTTTTAATTACTCCGCCCTGAATGATACTCTTCGCAACGAGCTGAATGAGCTTGTTGGTAGTATTGACCTTTATGAAGAGAATAAGCGCACTCTGTTCACTCTTATTGAGCAGACTATGGACGAGGTTGTTCCTAATCGTCTGATTGACGCTTATGGTCAGTTTGCAGAAATTAAGACCTTTGGTCAGAGCGAGAAGCCTGTTTTCAGACGTCGCACTGGTCATACTCGCGCTAAGCAGTTTGTTACTCGCGTTGGTCTTGCTGGTGTTTATGAGAGCTTTAAGCTGGGTGAGGAAAGCTTCGAGTTCGGTACCAGCGCGATTGGCGCTTCCGCACAAATTGGCTTCGAGGAATTCCTTGATGGTCGCGTGAACTTTGCTGAGCTTACTCAAATCATCATGGATGGCATGGATGAACTTATTTATCGTGAGATTGCCCAAGCTCTCATGGCATCTGTTAACCAACTGCCTGCGGCTAACCGCGTTACCGCAGCTGGCTTTGACGAGGGTTCTCTTGATTATCTTGTTCAGACTGCATCTGCTTATGGTACTCCTACTATTTACTGCACCCGTGAGTTTGCAGTTAAGATAATTCCTGAGACCGGCTGGGTTTCTGACGCGATGAAGGATGCTCGCTGGAACACTGGCTATCTTGCCAACTACAAGGGCACCCGAGTTGTTATTCTTCCTCAGACTTTGGAGGATGAGTCCAATAGCCGTAAAATGATTGATCCGGGCTATTGCTGGGTCATTCCGACCGGTTCCAACAATCGTCCTGTCAAGGTTGCCTTTGAGGGCACTACTCATGTTCGTGAGCGTAATGACAAGGATGACTGGTCTAGAGATATTCAGGTTTATCGTAAGGTTGGTGTTGGTGTCATGATGACCAACAACATCTTCTCTTATGTTGATACCGAGCTGCTTGGTCAGCTTGATAATGTCGCTCCCCAGGGCTAAGCGATAATTTTTCTTAGAGGGGTAGATTAATTTCTACCCCTTTGAGACAAGGAGAAAAAGGAGTTTAAAATGAAAGAGTTTTGTAATGTTACTAATAAGAGTGCTGGTAGAGTTGTTTACTCTCTCAAAGAGGATGGAATTCGTAGAGTTTTCTTCCCTAGAGAAACCAAGCGCGATATGTCGGTTGCGGAATTAAACAAGCTTGTTCAGCAACCTGGCGGTTTAACTTTAATATATAATTATTTACTGATTGACGATAAAGAGGTACTTAGATACCTTATTAATGGTAAGGAAGCTCCTGAGTATTGGATTACTGAGGAAGAAATTCCGACTTGGATGAATGAATGTTCTTTAGCTGAATTTCAAGATGCACTTGATTTTGCTCCTGCTGGAACAATAGATTTAATTAAGCAATATGCGGTTTCTTTACCTTTAAACGATTATGCGAAACGTCAAGCGATAAAAGAGCAACTTGGTTATGATGTAACTAAGGTCATTGAAAACAGTGGCGAGGAAGTCGCAGAGAATACTTCTGCCAAGGCTACTATTGCTCGTAGAGTTACAGTTGAAGAAGATTCTACTCCTAAGCGTAGGGTAGTTATAGCCGAAGATTAAAAAGGGGGAATCAACATGAGTGAATATCCCATTCATGGTGACGCAACTTCTTTTGAAGAAATATATGATAGATTTCTGGGGAAAATAACAGATGATATGTATCTTAGCGCAGAAAGCGATGGTTTAGGCACTTGGACAAGAGAAGATACAATGAAAGATTTAAAGAATATCTTTATAGATGCTATCCCTGGATTTGAATTTCCTAGGTTTCCGCTTTACGATTTTGATTTAGATGCAGAAACTTACAACTGTCACCTTACTTCGGAAGAAATTAATATTATAGCTTTACTAATGTATAACACTTGGCTTTAGCGTCAAGTTGCTTCCATCGAGAATATCCGAATGAAATACTCGAGCTCAGATTACAAAATGACCAGCTAGGCCAATCATTTAGCCAAGCTTTTAGAACTTAAAAAAGAGGCTGAGCGTCAAGCCCATCATATGCAACGTCTCTATAAGCGTAGAAAACTTATTGATGATAAGGGTTCTATTAAATCTAATTGGTCTACTTTAATAGAAACAAGTGCGCTCGATGGATAAGTATAATATTAACTTTCCTCAAGAAACAAGAGATCAAGATTTAAAGCGATTAATCAACCAGCTCTGGAAGCTTATTCCAATGAAAGAAAACGATGAAGATTGGTTAAATCATTTAAATATTTTAATACAAGAAATAAGCGGACTAGTTGAGATATATAAGGATAAGCCGGAGGGGCTTATCCTTTTGTCTAAGTTAGAGGGCTTAACCTCAAGTGTCTGTGATGATTTCATGCTTTATAGAAAAACTGTATTTAGATGTATAGACCTATTGGCGTAGGTGATTAAATATGAATAATCTTGATATGATGGGTAAAAGACTTAATTTTCTTGGCGGAGTCCGACAAGAAGATAGAATGATACAAGGTAAGTTACAAACTTTACAAAGAGTATTAGCTTATTCTTATTAGGCTAGTACAATATAGCTTGTCTAGTCTGCGGACTCAACTTTAACTGCGGACGGAGGCTCTAGAGCGCTTGATGTCAAGCCTATTAGAGCTTTAATTAATCCCGATAAGTTAAAACAAGACTATGACGATAAAACTATTTCTCTCGAATATGGATATCTTAATCCGGGTGATGTTTTTGAATGGAAGAAAACTGATACTTATTGGATTTCTTATTTAAGGGAAATAACCGAAGATGCTTATTATCGCAGTGCTATAAGGCGTTGTCGATATATTATAAAATTTAAAGATACTAATGGCGAGGTTCATGCTACATGGGCTGCTATAAGAGGTCCTGTAGAAACTTAGATTGATTACATTCAAAAAAATCAAATAAGTATAGATAGACCAAACCTTAGTTTAAATATTCTTTTGCCTAAGAATTCTAAAACCGTAGAAGCTTTTGACAGATATAAAGAGTTTTTGCTTGATGGACGTTGTTGGCGAGTTGAAGCCATAGATGGAATCAGCATGGAAGGTATTTTAGAAGTTAATGCAGAAGAATATTATATAAATAGAGAACATGACGATTTAGAAAATGAAATTGTTGATGGATTATTAGTAGAGAAGATAGATCCGACTCCTGGCTCCGAGATTCAAGGTGAGACGTTCATCAAACCGCGAATCCCGCAAACTTATACTATAGACAAAGAGGGCGGAACTTGGTCTGTGTCCAAGCAATATCCTGTAACAATTCTTTCATTTGATGATAAGTCTGTTGAGTTAATATGGAATAAGTCTACACATGGTGAATTTTCTTTAACTTGGACTAACAATGACTTAGTTGTAGAAAAGCAAATTGTAGTAGAGTCTCTGTTTTAAAGAGGTGAGAAGATGAAGAAAAATCAATATGAATTTCCAAAATCTGCCTTATTGGGTATGCCCAAAGATGCCTCTTTAATAATGGGAAGAATATTATCTAATTAGAATGTTTTAAAATTGCTTGCTTATGATTGCCGAGATTGGGAAAGCAAACCCAAGGTAACAAGTGAGCAAATAACAGAGATGTTTAACACCAAATAGATTTCTTGTGTTCCTAAATTAGAGGTAAATAAAGAACAAAAAACTTATTTGCGGTTGACTTATGGCTCAATGACGCGAAATAGTTCTAATCCTGAATATAGAGATAATTCTTTTGGAATAGATATTATATGTCATTATGATGCTTGGCAACTTGATGATTATGAAATGCGTCCTTATAGAATAGCTGGCGAGATAGATTCTATGCTAGATAAAACTCATTTAACTGGTATCGGAAAGTTAGAATTTGTTTCTGCCATTCCCGCAATATACGATGATGAGTTTGCGGGTATTTCACTTACCTATATAGCAATTAGAGGTAATGAAGATAAGGTGAATCCGCTTGAATGATACTAATTTAAGGCTGATAACAGGAAGCGACATACCGTTTCCCGCACTTCAAATTTCTATTCATTCTCCTACTATAAAAGAGATTGCTCTTATGGGAGAAACAGAGTTCTTTGAAGCTGTATAGCTCATTTGTTTAAAAAAAGAAAATCTAATCGAGGACAAGCTTGTTTTATCTGCTGTTACCAATTTTTAGGTATTGATGAAAGTATTAGAGCAATCAAAGAAAAAATCTATTGTGTTGATATTGCTTAATTTACTATTTCCTAAATATACGGTTATTATAACTAAAAATTCAATTATTTTGAATATGACTGAGCCTTAGCAAACTATTCTTATTGACGAGAATAATTTTGATGATTTTCAAGAAATTATTGGAGAGGTTTTGTGCATCAAAACTCTTTTTCCATCTGATGTTAATTACAAGCCTGTCAACGCAGCGGCGCGTAAAATTGCCGAAAAGTTGGCAGCAAGTAGAAAAAAGGTAGCTAAACAAAAAGGCGAAGGAGAAGGAGATAGTGTTTTAACTAGATACATATCTATATTAACTGTTGCTCAAGTAGTTTCTATAACTGAATGTTTAGAGCTTAATTTGTTTCAGTTATTTGATTTATTAGATAGGTATATGGCTTATACCGAATGGCGTACCGACCAAGAGGTTAGACTCGCGGGAGGTAAGCCCGAAGAAAAAGTTGAATCTTGGATGCGGAATTTGCATCCGAATAATTAAGGAGGAAATACATTATGAGATTCGGTTCTAGAGAAATTTGTGATGTCGTGTTCCGCGCGAAGTCTAAGATGACGCTCGGCAATCGTACATTCTATAAGAACGATCCGGTTCTTTACTTTGAAACCTTAAAGACTTCCAGCCTTGAAGGCGCTACTTCTACTGTTTATGCCCAGGGTGGCAAGGGCAATGCTCGCCTGATTGCATGGGACGGCGACAGAACGCTGACTCTGAATATGGAAGATGCTCTTCTTACTCTGGAAAGCCTTTCTATTCTGGCTGGCGCTGATCTGACTTCTGCTACTAAGGAGAAGCCCATTTATGTTCACACCACGACTCAGGTTCAAGCTTCTGCTGAGAATACCATTATTCTTGATGCTATTGCTTGCCAAAACCTGAATAAGGATCTTGATAACTACAATGCCAATGCTGATATTTTCTGCATGGTTCTGAGTGATTCTGGTGAGGTTGAGGTTGAGCCTTGCCGTCCTTCTGCTGTTGCTTATGGTGATGACCAGACGACTATTACTTGCTTTGCAGATGGTACTGGTACCAAGCTTGAAGAAGGCGCTATTGTTCTTGTTGATTATTATGTCAAGAAGGAAACCAATGCTGCTACTATTGAGATTACCGCAGATGTTGCAAGTAAGAATTTCTATATCGAAGGTTCTACTCTGTATCGTCGTGAGTCCGATGGCTATGATATGCCTGCAGAGTTCATTGTTCCGAATGGTAAGGTTCAGTCTAACTTCACGGTTAGCATGGCTTCCACCGGTGATCCCAGTACCTTTAGCTTTGTTGTCGATGCCTTCCCTGATTATACCAAGTTTGATAAGACCAAGAAGGTTCTCGCAGCCATTCAGGTTATTACTGGTGGAGAAGATGAAGGCGACACCGACCCTCGTGGCGAGTGCGGGGAGACCCTGGGGGAATAACATCTCCCGAGGATAACCAGGAGAATAAACAAAGTGATACCACAGAATTAAATGACGAGCAACCTAGCTCTGTCATTGATACTGATTCTCACGAATAATTTCAAAGGGAGAGATGTAATGTCTCTCCCTTTTTTGCTTTATAAAGGAGGATTCTAAATGGAAGAAGCATGGTCACAAAAATGGTTACTTTCTAATAATTATTTAGTTTATTATAGGACTAATTTTCTTTATTCTAAATATGGCAATATAGCAACCTCCAATAGTTATTTTTAGCAAAAGTATTTAAAAGCGGTGGCTCGATTAAAGAGCCAGTCAAGAGATTCCGCTATTTAGAATTTTTAGGCTAACTTACAAGCATCTAGTGAAAATGCCACACAAATAATGGCTATGTTTGATAATTATTAGCTTGGCGAAGCTTTAAATGAAATATATGATGGACTAGGACAAATTTTTAACTAGTAGGTAACAAAAGTTGAAAATTCCCTTGGCGGTGGAGAGTCTTTAGTAGATACTTATAGGGAGTTAATATCTAAAAAGAATACTTATAATACTATGCTAACAGATATGGTTGAAGGAAAAACAGAACGCTTGTAGAGCTTTTTTGACGACGTTATGAAAGCTATTGCACTTTGTAGCTAGTATGATGGTACTACTATAGAAGCTTTAACGAATTTAATGACTACCGCAAATGAAAAATATGGGGCAAAACTTGATATAGATTCTTTCAAAAACAAATGGGGAATTTATAAAGTTGACATTAATGAAGATACTAAAAATGCTGCTTCTAACATTGTAAGATATTTAGAGAATGCTTTTAATAAGCTAGAAGCCGGAAATGGAACTTATTCTGGTTTTGGGAATGGCACAAAAAATGATGCTATTGAAAGTTTTACGTCTACTGTGAATAATATCTTTTCCACTGCGGGTGGCGAAGGTATTGCGGGAGTGTTGTATGCAAATACTATGCTAAAAGGCGCCTCTGAAATTTAGTCTTATTTAGATAAAATGTAGCAATTATTGTAGAAAGCTGTTAATAGTAATGAAAATGTAAAGGTAGAAGTAGAGTTTGACGAAAACTTTTCAACCAATTTAACTGGTACTTAGACTGCTAAGAAAGATGGCGTGCGGAGTCGTGCTAAAAGTGATTTGGTAGCGTCAGATTTATTTAAAATAACTCTTAATTTTCCCAATGATGAATCAATTACTATTGGAATGGATGCTAATATATCCGTTAAATGGTATAAAAAGGATATTACTGCGGCTGGCAATATTTCTGTTGTAAGTGGCTCCCCCTTAAAGAAATATTTTACAGATGGCTTTGAAAAATTTTATGGATATAATATTATATAGCATCGTCGAGACTTGGACGATGAAACTATACACGAGGCATATAGAAACGTTAGGGCGGCGACCGCCGCAAGTTTTTTTAATGATTGGATAAGCGGTAGTGGTGGCATAATTTCTGGAAGTGGTTCTTTAGATAGCGTACAATATCTTATGGTAAATGGTACATTATATTCTATTAATACTATATTAGCAAAAATCTGTGAGTCAATTAATAATGATAATCTTGGGGCAGATAGTGAAAGTGCGGATATGCCTTTTAATATGTCAGTATAGTTGTTAACACGTCCTGAATGGGTAGGCGATAAAAGCATTAAAGACCTTACTAAAGCACTTGACCGTAGCAAAAAAGCAAATGAAGTTATGAATCAATTATAGGTCACTGGTAAATTAAATAACAAAATTATACTTGACATAGCGAAAAATTTGTGATAAAATACTTATATCAAATGAGAAAAAGGAGAAAAACCAAATGCAATTTAAGGATTTAGAATTAGATTATGAAGCTATAGAAGCTTCAGTTAAAATAAATAATCATGAATTAGGCGTTTTACAATATCTTCCAATTGACAAAAAGGGAGAACTTCTTACATTTGTTTTGACAGGCGCAATAGACGATCAGACTGGTTGTTTTAGTCCTTTGCGAATTGAAGTTTATTATACTTTAGCGCTTCTTAAATATTACGCGGGAATCGAGTTTGATAGTGATGACTATTCTCATATTGGAGAAACTTATGATAAGCTCGATCGCTCTGGATGCATTGATATAGTACTTTCTGCAATTCCAGAAGATGAATTACAATTTATGGAAGAATTAATGGTTGAGACTGTTGATGATGTAGCACAGTATAATACCTCTTTCTCTGGTACTCTTTCTATGATGAGCGGGTTAACCGGAGACCTTAGTGAGCAAGTTGATGCTCTTTTAGGTAAATTAAAAGAGAATAATAACTTTAATCAATTAAAAGAGCTGGTTAAGTCTAATTAATTTATTTAAGACCTTTTTTAATTATAAATAGAGAACTAAAAGGCTTGGGATTTAATTCTCAAGCCTTATTTTTTTGAGAAAAAGGAGGATGCTTAATGGCTCTTGGAAAAGGAATGACTTATACAGTAACCTTTAAGGCTGATACCTCTTAGCTTAAAGCTAGTATGAATCAAGCTATGGAGTCTTTAACTAAGTTAGGAACTTCTAATATGGGCGGACTAACTACAGAGTTAAAGTCAGCATCTCAAGGAGCAATACAATTAGCAGCGAATCTTTCATCTGCTTTTAACACTAGCACTGGAAAATTAGATTTGCTTTCTTTTAATTAGTCATTAAAAACTAGCTCAGTTGAGGTTAAGGATTTTGCAAATCAGCTTAGCGCTTTTGGTATAGATGGTCAAAAAGCATTTTTAAATGTAGCTAACAGTGTTTCACAAGCTGAACTTCCATTAAAGACTACTAATAAATTAATGGATTCTTTGTGGACTTCTATGAAGAACACAATGCGCTGGTATCTTTCTACTTCTATCGTGCAAGGATTTGCTAGTGCACTTTAGTCTGCTTATAATTATGCAGAAGATTTAAATGAATCTTTAAATAATATTCGTATTGTTACTTAGAAGTCTACCGACGATATGGCTGATTTTGCGAAGCAAGCAAACAAGGCAGCACAAGCGTTAAGCACGACGACGACCGATTATACGGATGCAAGTTTAATTTACTATCAATAGGGAGATTTTTTCGTGGCTGCATGAAAATTTTTTCGTGGACAAAATTAGATAATATTTCGTGGACTTTTCTCATAATATATGGTATAATAAAATAAAAAAAAGGAGCCAAATGTTATGAGAAAAAAAATTGTTATTGATGGAAAACAAACCAATTATTCAGTCACTGATGATGCTAGAATTTTTAACGATATAACTGGACGAGAGCTAAAAGGAACTTATAAAACTAATGAATATCATTCTATTCAATTGGTCATAGAAGGAAAGCCTAAGACTTATATGTTCCATCGTTTGGTTGCAGAAGCATTTTGTGACAATCCTAATGGATACACAATTGTAGACCATATAGATAGAGATAAGCACAATGATTGTGCCTCAAATCTTCGATGGGTTTCTGCAAAAGAAAATGCTTTAAATAGAGATTTTGGTAAAGTTCGCAAGAATGAGAAATATACTGGAGATTTTTCAGAAGAAAAATGGGTACCAGTTTATAATCATAAAGATTATATGATAAATTCAAAAGGCGTAATCGTAAATACTAAAAATCGCAATATTATGGCTTTACATGATAGACATAGTTATCAAAGAGTATTTGTTGATGATAAAAAATATTCTTTACATATTTTAGTATGGGAATCTTTTAATAATAAAAGTGTCCCAGATGGTATGCAAATTGACCATATAGATGGTGATAAAACTAACAATAGTATTGATAATTTACAATTGGTTACTGCTTCTGAAAATATGAAAAATGCTTATTCCAATGGTCATCAAGGTCAAGTAGGAGTTAAGCAATACACCTTAGAAGGTGAGTATATCAAATCTTATTCTTCCATTCGAGAAGCGGCTAATGCCGTAGGAGCTAACGAAGCTGGATTAAAGGATGCCACAAATCGACATGGAACTTGTGCAGGTTATTACTGGATTAGAGAGAGTGACAAAACAACAATTCAAGAAGTATTATATGGTTGGATTCCAGAAGGATATACTTTAATAAAAAATTATCCTACTTATTGTATTAACAAAGAAGGCAAAATTTATGGAAAAAGAAATAAAAAATTTGTTTCTTATAAATTTAGAGCCGACGGAACTCCATATGTAATTTTGTCAGGAAATAGAATTAATGTAGATAAATTAATGCCCTAAAAATTCTTTAATTGCGGGTAAGCCCTTAGAGCTTTAACAACCAAATTATTATAGAGATATAATGATGGCAATGGGTAATTCCAAAGGTATGGTAAAATTGTTGAAGATTGGGTAATCCGCAGCGAAGTCTCTAAATTAGAGAAACGTTCAACGACTATCTCCAGTCAAAGGAGAGTAGGTTTAAGCAAACCGAAAAGGGAATACCTAGAGTGGAAGAATGATAGTGCCACTCATATTAGGTGAGATATAGTCTGTTCCACTATCGAAAGATTGGTGGCAGTTCATAAGAGAACGCATATAGAAGTAGCGAGCTATATGGAACATAAAGCTAAATGACGAGGCTGTCCAGGAGAGAACTGAAGCAACTATTAAGTTTGCAAACGTCTCTAGTCAAGCAGCCGATACAGCATCGGAACAATTAACTGCCATATGGAATAACTTTGCAGATGGCACAAAAACACTTGAATATTATGTAGATGTTATAACTGCACTAGGTGCTACTACAGCATCCAGCTCAGAAGAAATTGCAACTGGTCTGGAAAAATTTGCGGCAATAGGTGAATCAGTTGGTTTAAGTTATGAATATGCGACTTCCGCACTAGCCACTGTTACTGCTGCAACAAGACAAAGTGCTGATACCGTTGGTACTGCATTTAAGACACTTTTTGCGCGTATACAAGATCTTAAACTTGGGGAAACTTTGGAAGATGATGTAACACTTGATACATATTCCGAAGCTCTTGCCAGTGTTGGGGTTAGTATTTTAGATGCTAACAATAATCTGAAAGATATGGACGACATTCTTGAGGAATTAGGCGCAAAATGGAATGAAATTTCTTCTGCACAGCAAGTTGCTCTTGCTCAGACAGTTGCCGGCACAAGACAGTATACCTAGTTAATGGCACTCATGAATAACTGGAGCGAATTCTAGACCAATTTAGCTACCGCTTATAGCTCAGAAGGAACTCTTGACGAGCAACAGCAAATTTATTCTGAAGGATGGGAAGCCGCACGAGATAGAGTAACAGCTGCTCTAGAAAATATTTATGACAGTTTAATCAATGAAGATTTTTATATTGGATTAGACAAAGTTTTAACTAAAATATTAGACTTTGTTGCCGGAATGATAGATGGCTTTGGCGGACTTGATGGAGTGATAACTTCATTTGGTTCTATTTTTATGACAATTTTCTCTGATAAGATAGCTGCAGGTCTCAGAGATTTTGTTACTTCTATGGGATTAGCTACCGGTAAGATTCAGCAAAGCTTAATGGATATGCAGAAAGATTTTGCGACTGCCGCGAGAGATATGACTGTAGATACCGATGAACTCGGCATTGAAGGTAAACGTGTTGAATTGCTTCAGGATGAAGTATCGTTACGTCAACAAGTTTATGAGGTTTCTACAAAACTTAATCCAGAGCAATCTCAACAATTATAGAATCTTGTTAAGCAATATGAAATAATTTAGCAAATTTATTCAAAAAGTTTGGATTAGCTTGAAACCTAGAAAGCTTTAACTAATGAAGCTAAAATTAATTTATAGACCTCTTAGGATAATGCTGTTAATTTTAAAGGTGTAGATTAGAAGAAGCTTGCTACTATGTTTGGACTAACCAGTAATAGTAGTCACACTGGTAATACTAGCAGTCTTACAAGTGCATTAGAAAGCTTTGCAAATTCTGATAAAGGCTTTGAAACTATTACAGCTAAACTTGAAGAATTAAATTCTAAAACTGTCGGTATAGAACGTCTTAATTCAGCTTTTAAGAAAAGTGAAGAAGAAGTAGGAAATCTTTCTCAAGAAATGGTTGAATTGGCTGCATCTTATGGAATTACCACAACTGATTCTGGAAAATTTAAAGAAGCTCTTGAAAAATTAAGCACTTCAACAAATGAAGATTATATAGCGGTTTAGCAATTTCTTACAGCAGTGGGCTATTCGCCTGAAGCTATAACTAATTATATTGCAGCATTAAATAAGTTAAATGATGCTACTTTAACTGAGGCGCAGCAAGCTCAGATATTAAAAGAAGCATATGAAAAACTTAGTGCTGGAATGGAAAAAGCTGCAAAAAAAATTGATACGAGCATAAGTGCTTCTGTTACTAGAACCGTTTCTCTTGTTATGGCATTTAATTCTCTTATTAATGCCATAAATTCTATCATAGATTTAACAGAAGAATGGGATGATTTAAGTACCTCAGAAAAAATTTCTAAAATCTTAGGAATTATAACTTCTGTTGCTATGGTTCTTCCTTCTATTATAAAGAGCATAAAAGAAGCTAATATTGTTATAACAGAAACTTCTGTTGCTACAACAGGTTTAGGAGCAACAATTGCCGCTTTTGTTCCTTATATCGCCATTATTGTAGGCATAGGAGTTGCTATTTATGAGTTATATGATGCTTTCCACGATTCTAGGACAGAAGCAGAAAAATTATCTGAATAGTTAGAAGAACTTGAAGAGAATTTAAATACTTGTCAAGAAGCTGCCGAGGATTTAAAAGACACGATAAGTAGCTACGACGAAGCAGTTTCCGCACTTGATGATTTAACTTCTGGAACAGAAGAATATGCTGAATAGTTAAAAGAAGCCAATGAATATGCTAAAGATTTAATTGAAACATATGGACTTTGGGATGACTATACTGTTAAAAATGGTATAATTACTTTTAACGAAGGAGTATTAGATAATCTTTAGACGAAGCTTGATAATGCAACAGATAAGGCTCAAGAAGCGGTATATTAGACTAAAATTGCTTAGGCTAATAACACTTTAGATTCAATTTATAAAGATTTACCTAAAACTATTAATCTAAAATATAAGGTTGAAAATGATGCAACGGCAGAAATATCTAGTCTTTCAGAAACTTTACAAAATAAATTACTGGATGTTTTTTCTGAAATAACTGCGGATTCTTCTTTGACTAATGAAGCAATTATTACTGAATTAGACAAAGAGTTTGCTTCTTTTGATTTTAGCGATCTTGATGTAGATGGATTAAAATCAATATTAGAAGAAGTAAATGACGTTACAAGCGTAATAAGATATTATGTTGAACAAATAGCTACAACAGAAGCAGAAAATGTTTATGGAGATTAGTTTGCAGAAATCGCTGGTGATAATACAGAACTTTATAATGCCTTAAATTCTGCGATGGGGGTTCTTTTAGCGAACGATGTAGAAGAAGACCTTTCTAATGTCTATTAGGTAGGAGACAATACAAAAGATGTTTATAGTGCATTTAAAGCTGTTGGAATCACAGAAGATAATTATATCTCCGATATCCAAGAGTCTGATATAATGAATGCTGGCAAAGAAGCTTTTCGAGAGGTAGCTCTTTAGTATGCAACACAAGTTTTAGGTTACTCTGCAGCGGAAGCAAATAATTTAAATATTGAAGCAACGGGGAAAAAAGCTACAATATCTGATACCGAAGGAAATATTTTATATACAAGCTCTTTTGGCACTTTATTACAAGAATTAGTTAATGAGCTAACTAAAGAAAATGCTTTTGAACAAGCTACAGAAAATAATCAAGCTGGAGCCGATTTCTTTACAGGGTTATTTTCTGGAAATACTAATACCGATATAGCCACTGCAATTGTTAATGCAGTATCCAGTGGTTCTATGCAAAATCTTGATTTAACAGATTTTCTGGGTAATATAAACTTAGAGGAATATCTGGGATTAAAAGATGGCGAAGGCTGGGAAAGTATCCTTGACATAGAAGGATTTGAGGATGGCTTAGGGAATATTGGTAGTAGTTGGAAAGAATTTCAGAAGTCTTTTTAGTCAGCCCTTGGCGATACAGAATCCTATCTTGATACTTATGCTCAAGCTTCTGCAACACGAGCTTCTGAGATTAAGGACATTGTAAGTGACCTTTCCGCAGGAGAAGAACTTACCAGTACTTAGTTAGCATATGTTGATAGTCTTATTGAGAAATATCCTGAATTACAAAGTGCCATAGAGGCTGGTGGGGCAACCTATATTAGCTATTTAAGACAAATATAGGAATATGAAGAAGGAGAGCAACTTAATGCTCTTACTGAGAAATTTAATTTATAGAGCGAAAAAGCAACAGAACTTAAGAATGAAATAGCTGAACTTTAGCAGTCAACGCTGTCAAAGTCGAATTGGGGAAAATTTCTAGATTTTGAAGCTCAAGATTCTAGAAACGAGACAATTTAGCTTGATATTTCTGCAAAAACTGAAGAATTTGATAAGACGATGGCAGATTTGCTTGATACTAAATACGAGCTTTCTGTTGCCATTGATGCAAAAATGGATTCAGATATTGATGAAGCATTTGATATAGCTTAGCAATATTAGACTATAGCGGATACGATTGGAAATAGTTTAACAATCAGTATAGACAAAGCTCAAGAGATTATAGCTGCTGGTTATGGGGAAATTTTAAATAATGCCGAAGCTGCTGCAAATGGTCAAATAACTATGAACCAAGAGGTTTATGATAGTTTTATAGCAGAAAAAGAAGCAGAAATAGAAGCAGATAAACAATCTAAGTTAGCCCAGCTTCAATCGGAAGAAACGCTTTTAGAATATCAAATACAATATGACGAAAATGCTCTTGAATCCTTAACAAAAGCAGCTCAAAGTGAAAGTACAATTGCTAAAGCTCAATATCTAGAACAAGCTACTAATTATGTAAATGATGCAGAAAATTATGCAGCTAGTCAAACAGATATTTTAACTAGTCAAAATACTTCAAATGAAGAAATCTCTACTTAGGCAACAAATTTATTAAATTCTTTAGGGATAACTCATAAAACAGATGCTGAAAATGCTCAGACAGCATATGGCGAAGTTTCTACTGCGGCAGTTGACGCAGCTAATAATCAAATAGCTGCGCTATCAGCAGTATAGACAGCTGTTGTGAAACTTTCTAGTCAAATAGCTAATATGTGGGATGGAGAACTAACAAAAATAGATTTGGGTTCTGCCAGTTTAACGACAAACATTGGTGTTGGCTCTAGCGTATCTACAGATAATGAGAATACTTATGAGTCTAGTGATACAGAAACAATTACTTCTAATGCAAATGATATTTTGGCAGCAGCAAGCGCAGAAGGCAATACTTCTGAGATTTTAGATGAAGCTATTTCTTAGGCTACCTCTGTTGTACAAGCTGATTTAGATCAAAGAAAAGCTACTCTTGGAGCAAATAAAGCTGCATAGGCTGCCCTTAATTCTGCTTCTGCTAGTAATCTAAAAACTTCTTCTTCTGGCTCTGGTTCTAGCTCTTCTAGTACTAAAGCCACAAAAGAAAAAGCTGATTTACAAGAAATAGAAGATAGATACCATGAGATAGAAGATTTAATCGAAGCTTAGGAAGATGCTACAGAAAAACTTGGAACTTCTATTGACCGTACTTTTGGAACTAGCAGATTAGATTTATATAAAAAGAAACAAGAGTCTTTAACCAAAGAAGCTGAATATTAGAAAAAACTTGCGGAAGAGGCTGCTAAGTGGCTCGTAAAAGATGTTAAGACGCTTTCTGATCTTGGTTTAGAAGCTAAACTTGACGAGAATAACCGCATTACTAATTACAGTGACCTTCTTTAGAAAGCAACAGATGCTAAAAATGAAGTCTTAACTGGTTATAATGAGTTTATTGAAAAATATAATAATATGACCGCAGATGAACAAAGTAATGCAAAGTAGTTACTTAGTGATTGGGAAGCCAAAAAGAAAGAAGCTGAAACTCTTTATAGTAATCAAATTGATGCCCTTGAACAGTTAGACGAAACTGGAGACAAGATTCGTGAAGCTGCACAGGCAGAAGTTGAAGCACTTCAAGAAGCAATGGATACGAGACTTGAGGAAATCTCTTACTAGTTGGAAATTGCGGTCACTATTAGAAATGTTAAGAAAACTGCTAACGATTTTTCAGAGGCTATTGCGGAAGCTTTTAGTCGCGATGTAATTGATAAATATCTCAATTCAGATTGGGAAGAAGCTTTTACAGGCAATTTATCTGATGCGGAAGGTCTTTATAATGATTATGTTTAGATCATGACAGAATTAGCAAATCTTGTTAATAACGTAGATGAAAATTTAGACACTACCGAATTAGAATAGCAACTTGCTGATTTACAAGATTAGGCAAAAAGCACTGGCGAAGAGCTTTTAAGCTACCTTAGTGATATTGAAAACCAGATGTCTGATGCTTTGGACGCAGCCGCCGCGCGAATAGAAAAGTTTACTAACCAACTAAGTCATAATAAAACAATACTTGAATCTATTGAAGAATTATATGCTTTATAGGGTGTAACTTATAAAACCATTGAGGGCTATCAAGCTTTAATGAAAGTTTCAGAAACAAAATATGAAACCGATATGGCAGAAGCAACAACTTATAAGTAGATGATGGATGGTTTAGAGCCGCTCTTAGAAGAAGCTGCTGCGAAGCTCGCCGCAGCAAGTCCTGAAGATGCAAACTATAATATTTTATAGAGTAATTACGAAGCTTACTTAGATAAATATAATAGCTATCAAGAATCTATGTATAGTTCTACTAAGTCTGCTTTGGAGGATCTGTAGTCTCTTTATACTACATCTGTTAATCGTGCTCTTGCAGCGTTCGAGGATGCAGTTACAAATGGGCTTGGTTTTGATCTCTTATAGGACAAATATGATAATTATATAGATTCAGAAGAAGAATATTTAGATTCAGTTAATGAAGCTTATGAAGTCGCCTCTTGGTATAACAAACTTCAAGCTGATATAGACAATGCCGATAATAAGGCTTATACAGAGAAGTTAAAGGCTTTACAAGAAGAAATTAATCTTCGTAGAGAAGGTAACACTCTTTCTGAATATGACTTAGAGGTACTAGATGCCAAGTATAAAGTATTGCAAGCTCAAATGGCTCTTGAGGATGCACAAAACAACAAGAGTGAATTGCGGCTAGTGCGTGACAGTCAGGGCAACTGGAATTATTAGTATACAGCTGATTCAGATACTATTGCGGAAGCTTAGTAGGAACTTCTTGATGCAGAAAATGAGCTTTATAACTTAGCTAAGGATAAAGTTACAGAAACTACTTCTGACATGATTCAATTATGGCAAGATTATCAAAAGAAGCTACAAGAAATAGCTAATGATACTACAACCACAGAAGAAGAAAAAAATGCTTTGTTAGAAGAAGCTGAAAAAGCTTATAATGAAAAGTATTTATATTTAGAATCTGAAAGAAACGTTGCCGTTCAAGATATGACTGATGCTGCGAATCAAAATCTTATTTCTAGTGCAGTGACTACCGCGGGAACTACCTTATCCACTGCGACTGAGACAATTGAAAAAATCTTTTCTGCGGTTGAAGATGGCGGCGGAGATATAAAAGATTTATTAACTGCGGATAGTGAAGATATATAGACTATAGTTGAAGATTCTGAGGGCTTAATAGATAGTTTTGAAAATACTTATGCTGAAGACTTAACTAAAATGACTGCAAGCGGTAATGCTTTTAAAGAAGCTTCTAACACTATAATAGAAAACATAAAAACTGCTTGGTCGTCTTATCAGTCCAAAGTAGAAGAAACGGAGCAAAAAACTGGCACTGACATGGCTTCTATGTCTACTAATACCGATAAAATAGCTACTTCTACTGAGAATTTAAAGACTGCCGCGAGTGATGCTGCGACTGAGTTAATAAACGAATTAACTTCTTTGCAATTAATAAATGATTAGTATTCTAATATGGCTACTTCCATTTCTACTATTGTGGGTGGATTAAAAGAGATAGTAACTTATGCTCCGCAAGCAGTTGATTAGTTAAATGGTCTTAATAGTAGTGATGAAGAAGAGAGTACCTCACTTTCTTCCTCGACTGATATAGATGCTTTAGTACAATATGGATTAAAGAATGGTTATCTTGATATTAGCAAAGACTCTTCTACAATTGCGGAATTGGCTTTAATGAGAAAGCAAAAGATAGAAGATGAAGGCATTGAGGTTGACGATCCCGATGCAAGTGGTTCTTGGGCTAACTTTACCGGCGGTTTTGAGAAATGGATAAAAATGGCAAATGGCACCTTAGATTATGATTTAAAGGGTAATACTTTTACCGAAGAAACTTGGAAATAGCTTATGCACGATTTAGGTATTACTGGTTATGCAACTGGTGGCTATACAGGAGACTTTGATGATGGTAAGCTTGCAATACTCCATGAAAAAGAGCTAGTCCTTAATCAAGATGACACTAAGAATATTTTATCTGCGGTTTCGGCTGTTAGAACTTTGGGACCAGAGTTAACGAACGCAATAGATAACTTGTTAGAAGGCAACATTTAGACTGCTTTAGCTTCTCTTGTTGCTAAACTAACTTCTAGTAATTCTACGGGTTCTACTAACGCAGATATCCTTGAACAACATATTACTATTGAAACTGTTGAATTTCCGAATGTTACTTCTTCTGCGGAAATTGAAGAAGCATTTGCTAATATAGCTAATAATGCGGCACAATATATTAGAAGGAGAACTAGTTAAGGAAGGGGGTTATTCCCCCTTCCTCTTGAGAAAAAGGAGGAACCACAATGACGCAAGATAATATACAGACACAACTTTTAGAAGCTATGACTAATATTACTGATTATTCTCTTAGTCAGCTTGCTTTTGATAAAACTATTCAAGGCGAAATAACAAGTGTTCAAAATGTAGATACTGGCGAATATAAGGTTCGATATTAGAGCAATATTTTTTCAGTTTTTGCGAGTGATGTAACAAAAACTTATAAAGCTGGCGATACTGTTAATATAAGCGTGCCGAATGGGGATTTTTCTGGCAAAAAATATATAACAGGAAAAGCTAGTGATTCTTCTTTGTCTGCGGTAAGAATTTCAGAACTTCAAAATTCTTTAGTTGATATTGCTCCTACTTTTGATAATATTATTACATATTAGATGAATGAATCTAGTTTAATAGCAGGCATATCTCTTCCACAGATTATATACTATAGACCAGAAGATTACAATGCCACAAGAGAACAAGCAACTTTTCTTTCTTATGGTAGTAAATATGAATACATTCGTGTTTAGGCGTCTTTTTTGACAAGTTTTTATTCAACTTATACCCAAGGTAATTATGGTATTGAAGTTGTCTTTACTACTACCAATGAAGATGAAGATATTTCTTATAAGCTTGATTCTGATTATTTTACAGGCAATGCTTATACTTTTTCAACTTATTCTACCTAGTCGGTTGTATTTTAGGTTCTTAAAAACCATATTACTGGTATAAGAGGTATTTTCTTTTATCAAGAAAATTTTGATCCAGATGTAAGAACTGATTCTTCTGGAAAAGTTATTGAGAAAATTACAAAAACACCCAATATTTTTGTTAAAGATATTAAATTAAATTTTGTCGAGAAAATAGACCTTTCAGAGGTTCCTTATTATCTGACAATAGATGCGCCTTATGGAAACGTGTTCACGGGCGCCCGCAAGGAAATTACTTTGCAAGGAGCTTTGTTAAATCAAGGCGTAGACATTATTAGTAAAGATACTTGTGTGAGTAAATGGTATGAAAAAGATTATAGTGCCAATGATGTGGGGCGCGGTTGGAAATATTTGGAAACCGCTGATACTTTAACTGTTTCATTTGATGATGTTTATTATAAAAAAGATTATAAATTAGTTGTCATATATAATGAGACTACAACTCTTGAAGCTGAAATTACAGTGACCAACCTTACTAGAGAATATGATATTACCCTTGTGCAAGAATTGGAAGAAACTTCTATCTAGCTGCATTTAGTTAATAATTTAAGTGATGAAGTCTTACTCGGAAATTGGTACTTTTCCTATCCTGATGGTAGCTATAGCTTACTTACCGAGAAGCAAAATAGCATTAAGATAGACCGTGAAAAACTTCTTTATTCTTCAACGACTTTTTATTGTGGCGTATACGATGAAGAAGGACATTTGATAGACTGCTTAGAGAAAACTATCTCTAATGTTGAGTCAGATGCAGATTTGACTATATCTTGTGAAGGCGAAACTTATGTGCGCTATGACGCAAATGGAGATATAACGATAGAAGATTCTGAGTTGGTGCGGTCGTTTACCCCTATAGTAGCTTGGAAGGACGGTATTGGTACTTTATATACGGTTGAATGGTTCGACCCTAATGGAGAATCTCTTTCTGATACCAACATATCTAATCGCCGTTCAGTTTCTAAGTCCATGTTTAAGGAGCTTTATGTTGACAGCTCAGGAATTTTGTATTATACTGTTAGATAGAAATATAAAGTAAATTATACAAATAATATATTAACTGTAGTTATTACTACAATTGATGGTCAACAATATAGTTATAATAAAGAATTACTTTTTTTGAAAGATGGAGACTAGGGAGTTAATGGCACTACATATACTGCTATTGTGCGTCCTTGCTCTATTGCAGGAGAGAAACTTGCTGGTTTTAATCCTTTAATAATGCGTAATAATAATTGGATAAATTCTTTATATTTAAGATGTTATATCTATAAAGATGGAGAACTTATTAATAATGGTATTAATGAAGATTATAACTTTAAATATACTAAGACGGGCGCAGGAATAAGTTTAGTAGAACTAGTAGGAGAAGATGCCGCCGAAAATAATGAAGTTGCTATTAAGCAAAGCATGATTTAGATTAATGGTAGCGATGACACACTTTCTACTTCTAGTTATGTAATGTATCAAGTTGATATAGAAGATAAAACAACTTATAAGTCTTATTCAATTTATTGCTCTTATCCGATAGATATTGCTGTTAATTTTACAGATGAAGTATTAGATACTTTAGATATAAGCGATATTCCTTCTTATATTAAGTATTCTACTTCTGGCGTAACTCCTACATTTGCTGATACTACAATAAATTTTTTAGAAAATGGAATTATTACATCTGAAACTCCTACAATTTTAACTATAAAAGAAAGTGAAGAAGGTTATAGGCTTTATCCTGCTGATACTTTTAATTTTTCTGATACAACTATGGCTAGGTTAAAGTGCAGCCTTAATTCTAGTTATATTTTACATACAATTGTTATGTATCTTGATACCTATGGGAATGAAGCTATAAATGGTTGGGATGGAACTTCTGTAACTGGAATTTATGAGCTAGATACCTCTCTTAATATAACATCTGGTAGAGAGTATTACGAAAAAGATTCAGATGGAAATTATATTTCAATAAGTTTAAACTCAACAAATTATAAAGCTAATACTTATTATTATAAAACAGCTATATTGGCTCCATAGGTTGGTGCCGGTAAGAAAGATAGTGCCAATAGATTTACCGGTGTAGTAATGGGAGTAGACAGTGAGCAAGATACTACGGGATTGTATGGCTATCAAAGTGGGATTAATACTTTTGGTCTAAAAGAAGATGGAACTGCCTTTTTTGGGGCAAAGGGCGATGGCGGCTAGATTATTATAGATGGTACTTCTGCAACAATTGAAGGCGGAGGCGGAGGCGGTAATACTGCTGGCATGACTATTACCCTTACCGATCCTACTTGGGCATTTGAGCTTGATACTTCCGAAGAGTATACCGAAGATAGGGTTTATTATAAACTAACTTCCAATGGAGAATACCAAAAAGTTACTTTAATGAATGATAGTATTTATAAGCCAAATACTTATTATTATTCTAATAAAGGCGGCACAACAAAAGCCATTAATATTGGTAATGAGCAATTTACTGTCAATTATAATGGAGTAGTTACCGCAAAGTAGGCAGAAATAGGTGGCACTATTTATGCAAAAGATGGTATATTTGGTGTAACAGAATCTGAGATTAAGGCTTATTAGAAAAATGGCACTATTCCTAGTTATGGTTGGGGAATAGGGGCTGGTAAGTTATATTCTCTTAGAGGAACTAGTGATACTGGATATATTCAATTAAATAGTGATATTAGCCGCAATGAAAGTAATTCTTATAACGAGCCTTATGCCATTTGGTGTGGAAAAGTTGTATCTTCGGAGGCGGCTGAGAATACCTTTGCTGTTACTAAGAAAGGTGTTCTTTATGCTAGGGCTGGATAGATTGGTGGCTGGGTATTAAATAAAAATGTTTTGGTGTCATCTTCAACTGCAATAAAGGATGAGACTGGAGTAACAACAGATTATAAGTATGATTCAACTGGTATTGCGGCATCTGGAACTTATCGTTTTTGGGCAGGAGCAAAAGTTGAAGATGCTGAAGCAGATAATCTTGTTTCTATTTCAAGTAAGAATTTTTCAGATTCAGAAGATAATCCTTATTTTAGAGTTACAAGTGCTGGTAAACTTGAATGTAATAGCGTTGATATAAAAGGAACCATTAATGCTAATTCTGGTAAAATAGGAGACTGGACTATAAAAAATGGCTCAATTAAAGCTGGCAATACGACTCTTGAATCATCTGGTAAAATAACAAGCTCAGACGTTGAGTTAACTGGAACTATTAATGCAACATAGGGGAGTATAGGAGACTGGAGTATTCAAAAGGGTAAATTATCTAATGGAAATACTACTCTTACAGCAGGTGGTACAATTGAAACTTATTATGTTACCATAAATGGATTGGGCGATGAAATTGATCGGAGTAAATCTGCTACATTAGGAGCAATAGAGGGTAGCAAAATTGATTTGGATACAAATATAACTACAACAACTTATAATATAGGTATTCGTCCTGAAGATTCAGAAGTTGGTATTGTTTTAGATGGTCACAATATAGCCCTTAGAGATAGTAAGAAAAAATCTGATAGTCACTCTTATATCCAAACAGAAAAATGTGATATTACTTCTACCAATTTAACGCTTGGAACTTCATCTTCTTCTATAATTACGATACAAGGTAACAGTATTACACTTAATGGAACATCTTCTACAATAGAAGGAACAACTATTAGTATTGATGGAACAACTATTAATATTGGAAGTTCTTCTAAATCTACAATTACATTTAAAGGATCTAGTATAGACTTTTCTGGTATATCGTCTGCTAACCAAAAAGGAATTTATGCTAGATTTGCATGAGGTATAAGCTATGGCAACTACATTAAAAATAACAACTAGCCCAACTGATATTGGGCGCACTACAGCAAAAGTTAGATATAACACAGATAGTTCTGATTGGTCATTGCCTGATAATGTAACTTCCGATGGTAGTAGTCCTAATTATACTTATTCTGCTCTTAAAAAAACTTGGAGTTTTACTTATAAGAAATCTAGCGATACTACATACTCTACAGGAGTAGATAGTAGCGGTAATACTTTAACTAGCTCTATTTACTATGGAGACGTAACATATGGAAAACTTTCTGCGGCTACTACTTACAATTTAAAAGCAGAAGTTACTGTTACTTGTACCAAGACTACCACTTATAAAGTTGAAATTAAAGATAGCGAAGGTAAGGGAACTGGTAAATATACTACGGGTAGTAGTTCAACGAGCACTTACTCTCTCGGTTCGGCTTATGCTACTTTAACTATATACACTAGACCAGAAGAGTTTTCTTGGAGCAATACAATAAGTTCAGGAGAAACCATTAACATAAGTTATACGGATTGGAATAATTTGGTAAAAACTACTGCTAAATATTTAGATTGGAAAAATCAATCTTCTGGACACAGCGGTGGCACTTCTACAACTCAAAATAGTTTAATTAGTGCAAGTATATATAATAGTGTTGCAAATAAATTAGATGTAGCTACAGTAACAGCAATGGGCTATAAAACCGATGGAACTTATGAAGTTGGAAGCCTCATAAAAGCTAGTAATTTCAAAGCTTTATCAGATAAAATTAATGCTTAATTAAGGAGATAATTATGGTATTAACAAATGAACAAATAGTAAAGATTGTAGTTGAACTTGCGGGAATCGTGGGTGATAGCGACTTAAAGCTTCCTGCTAGTGTCTCTTATGCGATCCTCCGCAATTACAAACTACTTGAACCGATTGCGAAAGATGTCCTTGAAGCGAAAGAGACCATGCTTAGTCAATACGGCACACCGAAGTCCGCAGAAGATGGTTCTTGGTATTATGATATAAAACCTGAATATATAGAAGAAGCAAATATTCAATTAAAAGAGCTTTCTGAAATGGAAACAGAAGCTGCAATAGTTCAAGTTCCAATAGAAGCTTTTAGAGATTGTACACTATCTTTACATTTGATGGATAGTTTATACTTCATGATAGAGGATGGCGAGGGTTAATCCCTTGCCATCTTTTTTATTTAGGGCAAGTGTTATTTATTTAATCAAATTAAAAATTAAAAAGAATAGAGGACAAATGAGAAAAAGGAGGTGCTTGCTATGCCTATAGGTATTTATCCGCCTACTTTGAAAAGTACATAGTCAGCTTTTATTGCTGACACACAAATTTATCCTATCTATTTTACTTTACAGAGCGTTACTAGTAAAGACGATATAGGAAATGTACAAATTAGGGTAGTTAGACAAAGTAATAATAAGAGCATAGTAAATACAGAACTTTATCCAGATGGAGTTATCTATAAACCTGCTTCTAAAATCGATATAGCTTCTAGTACGCAGTACTTTATCTAGATAGAAAGAGACACCGATCTTTCTGAAAAATGGGAAGAAGGTGTACTTTATAAAATACAAATGCGATTTGGTACTTCTGCGCTTTATAACAGTTTAAGCGAGTTTGCGACTTGGAAAAAGACGCAAGTTAGCAATGAAACTTTTTCTGAGTGGTCAACCGTTATGTTAATTAAAGCAATTGCTAAACCAGATGTATCTCTCAAGAATACTGAAAATACAAAGCAAGATGTTACTTCTACTACCAAGCTTGAATCTACTTAGACACCTTTATTTACTGGTAGTTATAGTATTTCAGATAACAGCAAAGAAACAGTTGATAAATATAAATTTGATTTATACAAAGGCAAAGAAGAAGATATAGCTAATTTAATTGAGACTACAGGTTGGCTTTAGCATGACGGCGGAAGAGACCAAGATGGCGTTTCATATGATTCTCACAGGTTCAAAAATATCTTGACTAACGGAGAAACTTATAGTGTTATTTACTCTATAAGCACTATTAATGGTTATGAAACGAGTGCTCAAATATATACTTTCTAGGTTACTAAAACCTATTTACAAGATTTAGAAGATGTTGAGATAGTAGTTGATAGCACTTCTGAATATTGTCGAGAAAATGGCTGCATTAGAATTTATTGTTCTTCTGGCGGAAATGCTATGACTGGTAATTATGTTATTACTAGAACAGACGAAAGAAGTAATTATGGCGTTTGGGAAGATATATCTTATCTAGCTTATTTTAATCATAAAATGAGTGATGAATTAATATTTACAGATTTTACCATTGAAAGTGGTATTAGATATAAATATGCTTTTTAGCTTGAAAACGCAAAATCTTTACGCAGCTCTCCCGTTTATCCTACCCCCAACGCCGCACATAGCATAGATTTTGAATGGACTTACTTGTATTGTAATGGTATTTAGCTTAAACTCTCTTTATCTACTAAATTATCTAGCTTTAAACATACAACTTTGCGGTCTAAACAAGATACTTTAAGTAGTCAATATCCTTATTTAGTTCAAAATGGAAAAGCTTATTATGCGGAATTTCCTATAAGTGCTATGATTAGCTATTAGATGGACGAAGATTAGACTTTTTTCACTGTGCAATCAGATGGATTATATTATGATGGGGAACTTGTCATTCCTAAAGATAAATTTGGTCTTATTGAAACAACTAGAAATTATGATGAATCTGTCTCTTACAAAATAGATTCTTCTTAGGCTTCCGATAATGTTTTTATTGAAAGAGTATTCCGCGAAAAAGCAGAAAGCTTTCTTAATAACTTTGAGGCTAAGCTTTATCGCTCTCCCACCGAGGGTAATATAATTGTTGACTTAATGAATATTAGCCTAGCTCCTGATGAAGGTTTGAGCAGAATGATTGCAACTTTTTCTGCAACTGCTTATGAGGTCGCTGAAAATACTATTGAAAACTTGAATGAATATGGTATTATTTCAATTGGAGAATACTAGAGCTTAGCAAGTGAAGAAGTAACTAAATCTTTTGGACAAATAAGTGGTATATATGGCTCTAATATTGATGTTTATGATTTAATTCGCCAGCAAGAAGAAGTTAGCGTAGGCGGAGGATATAAAATGCAACTCAAATAGGTTTCTTCAATCTGGGTTGAGTTATATCCTGATGTAGACTTAACTGCCTATAAGCTAGAACAAAAGGCTCTCATTTCCGAAGCAGAAGGCAATGGAGAAGATTATTCCGAATATCAAACTAAATGGGAAGAATATGACAATCTTGAAAAAGCAATGTCTAATATGTATACTACTACGATATTAAGCGTTAATGGCGCTAAAGTTATGGTATTACCTAATAAGGTATATAGCTTAGAGCATGATATTTCTCTTTTAACTGTTACTACCGCGGTATATCCTGTTATAATAAATTATATATGTGACCTTGTGCAAGTTGAGGATACTAGTGTTGGCGTTGTAACTTCTATAGATACTTCCAAAATATGGGGACAAATTTCTGGTATTTTTACTGGAACACATAAAAATTTAAGTGCTTATAACTGGGACTATGCAAATAGTGAGAACTCAAGAGTTTATAGTCGGACAGAAGCTATGAAGATACGAGATAGCGAAGGAAACTTAGTGGTTGATAATACGACTTATAATGTTTATAAGACTTAGAATCTTCTTGATATTATTAAAGAGGATACTCAACATTAGGTAGAAATTATCTATGATAATACCCATTTTGAAGAAGTTAATGGCGAGCTTACTGACGGAACGCTTTACTATGTATTTGGATATATTTATAAATTTGATATAGAAGCCGACGAAGGCACTACACTTTACATAGGCAAGAAAGCAGATGGCAGTGATGCAGAGATATATAGAATCGGTCCGACTTGCCGCTATGTTTTAGATGAGCTTGAAGGCTAGGTTAAATATATTGCTTTGGAAGAGCCTCAGCATTGTATCATAAATTATATCTGCATGACCAATCAAACTACGATAGAGAGGCAGTGAAGTTAATATGTATGAATATTTAGATGATATGGACTTCCTCACTCGCCTCGATCAAGCGAACATCCGCACACATTATGCCCGTCTTACATTGCTCTCATTTGATGAGAAACCTTTAAAGGAAATTTAGGGCAATGTTACTTCAGGAACGGTTTCTGTTAATGGTTCTTCCACAATTAGACGTACAGTAAGTCTTAGCTTACTTGCAGATGAGCAAAATACAGATATAGAGAATGTGGGAAATGATATTTCTGTTGATAAAAAAGTTAAAGTAGAAGTTGGATTAAAGAATCCTTTTGACGAGTATGATGACATTATATGGTTCCCGCAAGGTATTTATATTTTAACAAGTGCTAATGTATCTCGCAGTACCTCCGGTTGGACAATAAGTATTAGTGGTAAAGATAAAATGTGTTTGCTTGATGGAACTGCGGGCGGCACGCTCCCGGCTTCCACAACCTTCCATGAAAAGTGGATATAGAAGGACGATGGAGATTATGAGATACTTTATCCTACGATATATCAAATTATTTTTGAAGCCGTTAATCATTGGGGAGGCATTTCCGCAGATTAGATTATTATTTCCGACATAGATGATACTTGCAAAGAATTAGTAAGATATATGGGGAATAAAACTATTTACTTTAGCCCTGATTATACAAGTTTCTCTTATAATTATAATGTAACTAATTATCCCAATGAATGTGTTTATAATCAAGATATTGGTTATGAGTTAACTGACTTTACTTATCCATCTGATTTAATTCTTGATGCCGGAGATACAGTTACTGACTTATTAGATAAAATAATTGATGCGCTAGGTAATTATGAATATTTCTTTGACATTAATGGAAATTTTATTTTTTAGCAGATAAAGAATTACCTTAATAATGCCAGCCCTCTTGATGAATTAGATGAAAATAGTTATGTTCGTAGTTATAATAACGCTAAGTTTTTATATTCTTTAACTGATTTAGATAGCACAACTGCAATTACAAAGTCTCCTAAATATGATAGTATAAAGAATGATTTTTATGTTTGGGGTCAAAGAGAAGAATCTTCTGGTGCTACTACTGATATTCGTTATCATCTAGCTATTGATGAAAAACCTTCTATTGATTTAGCCGCTTAGCACATTTGGATTATTAAAGACAAAGAGACTGGATACACATTAAGATATGAATTTAATGATTATGCGGCAAATCAAAATTCTAAAATAAAAGTTGCTTCTGGTGAACAAGCGGTTTATTTATGCAAGCCCGCACGAATTTATGATTCTAGGGGAAATATTTCTGTAGAGGCTGATTGGCGAGAAGAGCTTTATAGACGAGCTTTAGTAGCAAATGTTTCTACAGATAATTATTCTGAGTACTATTATAATGAATTGTTAACTGAATGGCGCAAGCTCTATGACCCTATGAAAACTGCTTGGTAGGATACAAATTATTGGAATCCGAATGTTCATAATAGTCCTTCTTCTCTTGATTATTGGTTAGATTTTATTGATAGTGGCGCAGAAGTTGGAAAATATTCAGTTAATCAAATAGGTAGAAGGACGAAAGTGATTAATGATAATAATATAAATTCCATATACAGTAAAGAAGTTCCTGATGTAATATTTATAAAGCAAGAGGAAAAAGAAGCAATATCTAAAGTTTATTCAAATTACTTCGTTCTTCCTGATAATTTATATGATTCTTTTTATATAAGCACTACGGGGTCCAGTTGTTATGATTCTATCCGTGAAATGCTTTATTAGAATTTAAATTATAATACATCAATTACTATCACTTGCTTACCTAAATATTATATTGAACCTAATAATATTATATACATTGAAGATGTAAGCAATAATATTATAGGAAATTATCAAATTACTCAATACACTTTACCTCTTACTTACAACGGCACCATGAGTATTACTGCCACAGAGGTATTAACAAGAGTATAAGGAGGAATAGGAGTAAATGGCAACTGTTGGACAGTTCTATTATAATGTTTTAGATACAAATACTGGTGACTATATTACTTCTAAAGGGTCAGATGGCGCTACCTCTATTAATATATATGAAGATGTTCTCGCGCAAATAGGTGTGACTTAGCTTAATCGAATTGGCATTTAGGCACCTGCGGGAACTAAAGTAATATTTAATAGTGGAGCCAAAGAAATTATCATAGGTCGCAATGGAATGTATGAACTTGATGATGATGTTGTTATTAGTTCTTTATATTTTGTGCGGTCACCCAGATATGTCCGAGATGTTGATGCAGAAGCTGAAAAAATAGCAGCTGGATATGCAGGAATGTCTGCGGCAGAAACTTATCGTCGTTGGGCATTGGGTAAACTTTCTATAACTGATTCTGATTATTGGACAAAATATATGTAGATAGAAGATAACTATAATTATGGTTGTACTTATACTGCCGATACTGGTGGTTAGGTTACTATAATTGGTTATCAAGCTGCATTAAATTTGTATAATGAGGGCGCTTAGGGTATATATAAGTTACCTGATACTGGCGATAAATACTATGAATTATATAATATCATAGTTGATTATATTATAAATTAAGGAGGTGCGAACTAATGGCACAAAGTTTTTATGGTGGTTTAAATGGTAAAAGCTTCTCTATTTAGACTATATTTAGCTGTAAACAAGATTTAGATACTGATGTGAGCAAAGGTTGGGCATCTCCAATTTCTATTGGCGAATTTGTTGTTATATCTTATGGATTACCTAATGACGTAACAACCTATGAAGCCAATCGCAACAAAGATTTAAATTCTGTTGATAAGAGAAGTTATAACTCAACTTTATGGCAGAAATGCTATGATGAAGATTATTCTGATAGTACCACAGGTATATATTATAAACTTATTTCATCTATGACTGGCAATACGCCTAGTTTTATAGTTAAATATGTAGCATTAGAAGCTTATGAATCTCCCTATGCTACAATTGATAACACCGATCTTGACAAGCCTGTTTTAACAATTTATATGCCGCATAGCTACGAGTTTGTTGATAAGAATGGCTATAAAGTTAGTGATGCAGAATTTACTGGTGAGATTGATACTGTTGTTCTAGATGCTAATAGAGATCCCAAGTCTGAGATAGTAAATATGGGAACAGAAGATTATCCTTATCAATTAGGTTTTAAATTTTCTATTCCTTAGTCTCAGGTTATTGGTATTGGCAATGTAAAAGTTTTAGATGCTAATGAAAACCCTGACGTTACTATTAACAACAACGATATTAATAATCCAATCTTAACCTTTGAAATTCCGCAAGCTCAAAATATAAAGGTTTCAAAACGAAATACTCTTGATGCAAACGAAGAGCCTAATGTTGATTTAGATGCTTCTGATATTAATAATCCAAACATATTGTTTGATTTACCGCAAAGCCAAATATTATAGGCTGGCGGAGTTGATAAATTAACATAGGATGAACTTCCTATTGTCGAGATAGATGATAGCAATATTAATAAGCCCATAATCAATTTTAAACTTCCTTTCAGCAAGGCGGTTAGCTTATCAGCAAATGAGGTTATGATTGCGCCAGAGCTTGACCCTACGGTAGAAGACATTGGCGATGATACTAATGTAGTTCTCGATTTCAAGATTCCTAGAGCTGCGAAATATTACTATGGTGAAATGTTTGGTAAGCGTTTGGCGGGTTAGTATACTGAAAACGCTGGAGAAGAAAACTATTATAGGCGGGCGCTACAAGGCGATTATTATATCAATACTAAGACAGGTTTTGTTTATTTAATAACTAATGTTGATGGAGCAAATGTCACAGTTGAATATTAGGGATGTTTGCAAGCGCCGATTCCCGACACGGAAATAGAAGGAATTAACCCTTATACTCTTAATGAGGATGGAAAGACTTATTCTCTTACCAAACCGACCGTTAATATAGATTACTCAGATGAAGCCGAGCAAACTGGTTGGGTAATGAGTCTTGGTATTCCTAGTGCTCCTGAACTTAAACCTGGTAATATTGAAATTATAGGTATAGATGATGCGGCTTCCGCACAAGCTATTTTTAGATAGGATGCAACTGGTTATACTATTGATTGGACGATTCCCGCAGGAAGCAAGATATACAGCAATCCTATGAAACCTGCCGAAGCTTTAAATGGCGACATTTGGATAGACGATACTGGTAAAATCTGGCAATATGATGAAACTGGTTGGTATGATACAACCGTTAATATTAGAGGCGAAAAGGGAGATGCTTTAAATCTTACTGGTACAACTCTCACATATGATGATGTTGGTAGAGATAATACCTCTGAGTGGGCGCAAAAAGTTGGTGCTAGAATTGAAGAAGATTTAAAGAGATTTCCTGCAACTAATGAAATTGTTCCTATTGGTATAGTAGACGATGAAGGAACTATTTATTATTGGTTCTTTTATGATGGCTAGTCTTGGGACTTCGTTTAGTTAACTGGTAGTGTTGATAGCTTTTTAGCTATTGAAAAAACAGATGATACTAACGAACAAGCATATACCGTTAGCTATATTAACAGCTTATTATCAGATAGTAAAATAACTGAGAATTTAGCATACAAAGGTTATACAGCAAATTATGTTAATAATTTATTATCTAGCGATAAGTTAGAAGACACGGTAGATAAGGGCTATACAGCAAGCTATATTAATTCCTTAGAGTCTACTTTGACAAGCGCAGATTCGACTAACAGCTAGAATTATACAAACTTAAATATCAAAGTAGATAACTTATTAATATCTAGCTGGAGTGAAGCAAAAGCCGATTTAAATAAAGGATATAAAGTTTCCTATATTAATACTTTAAAAACGGCAATAGACACTAATAAAGATAATATTAGCACAAATGCTGAAAATATAAAGTTAGCTTAGGAGTAGTTAGATAACTTAATTGTAACTTCAAGAGAAGATGGAAATATTCATGTTTATGGCACTGGATATATTAATAATTTGATTGTAGAAGCTACTCCCAAAGATGAAGATAAGAGTTATAAAACTTATAGTACAGCTTATATAGACGCAAAATTTAAAGCAATGCAAGACACAATAGACGAATTAAAGACTGCCGCGACAGTTGGCAAGATTTCAGATATAAAGTCTTAATACTTAGAGAGTATAGGAGGAAAATATAATGGCACTTTTTAAGCCTTTTTATGGAACAGAAGATGAACTTACTGCGATAGCAGTACATGATGGTTATTGTTATTTATGTACGGATACAGGTAAGTTATATGCGGACATTGGCACAGAACGTAAGGTTATAAATAGTGATGGTGTAGTTGATGATACCAACGATATAACTTATACGGGAGAAGATATTACTTCTATTAAGAGTAATGCTACTGCTAATACTATGGTTGCTTATACTGCAACCTTGGCTGCCGCAAGCTGGGTATCTGATACCACTGGTTATAAATATACTTATTCAAATACAAATCTTACTTGCGGAGCTAGTGGCTCTGTACCGCCCATTATCACGTATACTAGCAACCAAGATGAGTATAATTATATTGACTCTGCTACTGCAACGGCAAAGAGCAATATAGTTTTTCACGCAACTAGTAAACCTACTTCTGCGATTGGAATAATTATAATGGATACAAAGAAATAAAAAAAATAAGGGGAAGTCAAATGACTTCCCCTTTAATTAGGTTTTGTGTGTATCTTCTTCCATTGCTGCAACAATGGTACAATAATACATGGCTTCGGATAAATCTTTAATCATATCTACGACTTCACCAAGCTCATGTGTATCTGCATTTTCTAAGTCGTGCATTTCTGACTGTACACACTCAATCAGACAATCTTTTATTTCTTTCATTCTGTGCATCATTTAAGCCACTCTTTCCGCAATTAAGTTTGCATTAGAAATCTAAATAGCTTGTGCTGTAGTGTTTCTGACCGTGATTTGCGCACAACATCCTTTCGGCACGTCAATAAATATCGAAGTAGCGACATTGTTAAATAAATTGACTGCGCCGGGCGTAGAAATCATACTAGCTGAGCCAACAGGTTCTCCATCAATTGCAATTGCTAGAGTAATAGGTCCAGCAGTGCCAGTCGAAGGAACGGCTACATTACCTCCAAAAGTTACTCTATAACGGGCGCGGCACTACCCAGAAGTAATGCCGCGTAAGGAAACTAAGCCTGATCCGTCTCGATGTAAAATGGAGCAATTACCATCTATTGGAGTTGCGGTAAATAAAACATCTTGGTTAGCTGCTACAGTTTGAGTGCCTACGTTTGTTATCTCCATTGTTTATTCCTCCTGTTTAGGCAGCGCAAGAGCATCCGCCATAATTGTATCCATACAGGTTACTTGCGGGAAATGCGGGAATGGGAGTGGGACGCAGCTGATTAACAAGGTACTGATTCTGAGCACACTGGCTTAACTGGAAGTTTGCACCAAGTAATTCGGTATTCTTTGCATCAAGACGGTCGCGTAATTCTTGCATGGTATTTGTATTAATCAGGGCGCGAGTGGCTTCGCCTTCCTGATGAATTGCATTAGTAATTGCGCAAGCGTTTTGCTCTGCCGCATAGCGATTTTCAAGTATGCCTTGTTTTACATCGCAGCAGCACGACTGCATCGCATAGCGGTTGTCCGCAAGATTTTGATTTACTGTATCAAAGCCTTGGGCTACAGAACTAAATCCAGTACAGAGATCTCTTTGCAGGTTGCCAAAGTTCGTAAGTAATGTGGTATTGTTGGAATAGAATCCGTCGCATAAACCTTGCTGGACTCCTCGAACACCATTCTCCACTTGCTGGAAGTTCATATCCTGCGCGAGTTCCCCGCGAGTTAAAGCACCCTGAGTAGAGGCATTGTTATTGCCCCATCCGCCATTACTACCATAACCCATGAACATGAATAAAAAGAGTATAATTATCCCAATTTGTTAACCTAAAGACTTTTTATTCTTTAGTTCTATTGCTTCATTTCGTAATAGTTCAGCATATCTTTTCAACCCTTTTTTTTAAGTTGTCGCGGCCTCTTGGCAAGATTATATTCTCTTTTGAGTTTCACTTGCTATGCGTTGCGGCTGGAAGGGTTTTTAAGTCCATCCTTCACCTCTGATTGGCATCTCAGCTTTCCAGATTTTTTCCGCGATTTACCCATGGCAGATTTATTTACCATGCACCATTGTTGCCCCATCCGTCATTCTTTTCGCCACTAGCCGCAGCGATGTCGGATAAACTATAACCAGAATTTGTGTTGAACATATTAATGTTCCTCCTTTAAATAATGATTAAAGACCCAGAGATTGTTTAAAAGCTGAAAACTCTTGGTCAAAATCTTTACCCTAAGAAGCAACTAAGTTACGAGCGAATTGCTCAATTTGTGCGGTATCACCTTGCTGAGCCATGTTAATTAAATTTGCCCCCATGGGATTACCTTGAAATTGTTGTTTCATCATATTCATAACTAATTGCTGAGGGTTCTGTCCATTCCTAATCATTTGTATAATCTGCATCGGTTCCAACTGTATCACTCCTTAAAACTTGATAGTGGGCTCTTCAGGGCTCGGTTTCCGCAGTTCATTGATTACAGCTTCAAATTCTTCTCTTGTTATAAATCTTGATTCTTCGGTTGGCATTATTTTTAATTCATATACATTTAATGTTGACGTTCCATCCATATTAATTTGTTTTGTATAAATTCTTTTATTTGCTAAATCGGGAAAATAAAAAACTGAACCATCAAAATCAACTGAGGTAGCTCGAACCTCGTCTATTGAAGAAACCGGATGACCTTTTATTCCAATTTGATACTAGGGCTATTCTACATAATTAGTGGGTCTTTGCGGCTGAGAATAGTATGGATAATTTGTTACCATTTATTTTACCTCCTAAATTTATATCTCTGAGCCTTTCACTATTATATAAAAAAAGTGGCAAATAGTTTAATCGGTTTTGCCAAAAAATATAAGATAAATTTTTTTAACTATTTTAAGCAAAAAAAAATTAGGGAGCTATTAAGCTCCCTATTTATTTTTATTTACTTCAGCTTCTATTAGAGAAGTAAGGTAAACATTAAGGTCTCCAGTAATCTAGGAGAGATATTCCTTGGCATCAGATGTCAAGATGGTTAAGACTGAATCTAAGGTTTTAGAAAATGCTTCTTTCTGCGCAGCCTCATCAAATGCTCCAGAAGATTTCAAAGAATCAACATAGGTTTGATTTGTAGCTATAACGCATTTAGAAACTGTTTCTGTAACTAAATCTACATATTTCTAAACGGTTTCATTAGTAGTCTTAGAATCAAGTTCTTCCTTTTTAGAATTAAGATAACTAATTAAATATTTAGTAAGCAATCCCAAAAGAGGAATAATACATAATTCAAATATTTGGGTTAACAATTCCATAGGTAATTTCTCCTTTTTTGATATTTGAAAAAAGGAATAAATAAATTAATCAATATTGTCCTGCGGCGACTCGCTATGTCGCTCTCTTAGTCTTGTCCTAAAAGTACTTTCAGACATAACATTTTGTTCTCTAGCTAATGCTGTTGCGGTTTCCCCGTTAAGCCAACGTTGATAAAGTTCTTCAAAATTATCTGGCAAAGATTTTCTGGGGCGCCCGAACTTTACCCCTTTTAGGCGGGCTGCCGCGATTCCTTCAGCCTATCTCTATTTTATTGAAAGTCGTTCTTGCTCTGCCTAAAAAGAAAGTATTTGCAAAACTAAATCTGCGATAAAAGTGCCTAATATATCTTTGCAATTAGTAGTGTCGAGTAGTGGCATATCTATTACTTTGACATCTGCTTCTTTAATCTTGGTAATAAGCTGCCACTACTCAAGGATTTCCGCGTAATTGCGTCCTAATCTATCAATGCTTTTTATGATAATTAAATCATTAGGCTAAAGTTTATCTATCATTTGTTGATAAGATGGTCTGTCAAAAGTTGTGCCAGTCCATTTGTCAATAAAAATATTGGATTCTGTTACTCCTGATTCGATTAATGCTATTATCTATCTATCGAGATTCTAGTCACGAGTACTAACTCTTGCGTATCCATATATCATGCTTTTTCGGATTTAAGAGCTTCAGCCTGTTCAGCCGTAAGACAGCCAAGTGCGACGAAACGTTCAAGCTGATCATCGCGAATATAGTTTTTAAGATAGCGTTCTCTTATTTTCTCGTAAGTCACTGTTGTTGCACCTCCAAAGCAGAAATTTGTAAATCTGTTATTTCTTGTTCTTGTTCAATATTAGCAAGCTGTAAGTCAGTTATATCTTGCTAAATTAATTCTTCTGTTGAAAAAGTTTTTTCTGGCTCAATTATTTCGACCAAAGAAAAAGACTTGTTGGTAAAATCTACCACAAGTCTATAATTAGAATTATCTTTTTCTGGTTTTGAAAGTTCTGTTCGATTAAATTCAAAATATTCTACGGCGTCAGAAGGCAAATCTTGAATTAAAGTTATTTGTCCATTTTTGTTTTTGCAAGCATACATTAAGAAGTCACCTCCATTAAACCGTATATGTCAAATATTATTTCAGGAGAGTCTGTTATTAGTTGGGAATAAGCAGACTAAACTACGGGGGATGAGCTATTGCAAAATAAAAGTTTTCCATTCATCCATCTAACATAACAATTAGATTTATCGTCAGAAAATAAAATTTTGTAGCATAAATTTTGAGTTATAACTTTTAAGTCTGAAACTCTTATTAACCATTGTGCTGAATAATTGAGTCGAAGGGTTATATAAATAATATTGGGTTGCCATAAACGTTTGACGGTATAACGACCAGTTAAACTACCCAAACTTGCTGTTGATTCGGCAGAAGTTTGTATAATAGTAGAAGTATTAAGATTTAACTTATTTATATAATTATTCATGTCAGAATAAATAATTATATTGTCATCTAAATTGCCCAAATAAGCTTTTATCTATAAAGAAGAATCTGTTATAAAAGTTATATTATTGCCAGTTGATAATTGCATTTTACAATAATTCATTAGAGTATTACTTGATTTATCTGGCAAATAAGAAAAATAAATTTCATCTCTATCATAGTCAACATAATATACGCTAGGCGTTGAATTATAGACATCCTCAAATATTACGTTCGATGAAGTTGTTCCGTTAAATATATCTATTTTAGAATAGTATATTTTGGAATCGTATGTAGTAAAATAATATGCAATTCCATTATTAACAAAAAAAACTATTAGGAACAGACGTAGATTGAGAAGTATAATAATCTTTAAAAGAATTCTATGTTAATGTATCAAGCTAATAACATAATACTCTATATTGGTAAGCGGAATTAGACGTTGTATAATTGTAATAAAATAGATACAAATAATTATTCTTTACTCCTGCATTGTATAGCAAATCATAGACGCCGGATACTGAAAAACTAGCTGTTGCTCCAGTCTGTGGATTAAATAAATAGTATATGTTTGAGTAATAACAAATGCAAACATTTTCATCGCTATTATTATAATCAATATTTACACTATAACTGCTGGGTATAGATAAATTCGTTTGACAAAGTAATTCTCCTGTAGTAGTATCATAAAAAGATTGAGTATTATAAGAAATATAACCATAATATTTAGGAGTTTCTATATAACAATAAGAATTATTTGATGGAAGTAGAACAAAAGGTTTTGTCAAAGAAGGAACTCCTGTATATTTTTTTCCATCGTATTCTATATATCCACTACTAGACTTACTATCTAAATAAGTAGATAAATTACTCATAGTAACTTTCTTACCTGTGCTTGCACTAGTATCTAATAGTCCTACATAGTCTCCATCTGCTATATCACTACTACCCAAGGCTGTAGAGCCATTTATCATTCCATAAAGGGCTTTAGGAGCAGAAGTTTGACCAGTACCTCCTTGAGCCAGAGGAAGCGTTCCAAAAGATGCGGCTCCATTAGTGCTAGTCGCATATAAAGCGCCACTCTTTGTAGCCACTGTCTTTACAGCGCTAGTCCCATTGCCAGTTACCACAGCATTAGAAGTTAAAGTAGTTGCACCAGTTCCGCCACGAGCAACGTCTAGAGTACCAGATGTAATATCATCTGTGCTATGATTGTGACTTGCGGCAGCTGCTCCTAAACTCGTTAAAGCGCTAGAGGCTGTAGTAGCTCCTGTGCCGCCTTTTGATATGGGTAAGGTACCAGATATATTATCGGCGGTAGTAGACTAGCCTGTGAGAATACATTTCACGCTCATAAGTTGCGTCTCCTTTCAAAAAAGTACACTTTATAAAAGCCTTGGTCAAAATTAAAAAAACTCCTTATTTTTATTTTTATTATTGGTGAAAGGGTAAGATACTCTATTGCGGGAAAAGGGTATCTTTACCTTTTTCCCAATTTTTTTATTATACATTTTTTTACTGTAAAAAAGTGTACTTAATCGAAAGGAGAATTTAACGTGAGTGTTAAATGTATTATAACAGGTCAAACGTCGACAGTTACTCCTACGACTGATGCGAGTGATCTTACCTCTGGAACTTTAAGTTCTGATAGATTACCCACTGTTCCTGTGACTAAAGGTGGTACTGGTGCTACTTCTCTTACTTCCAATGCTATACTTGCCGGAAATAGTACGAGTGCTGTTAAGACTATATCCACAGCAAGTGGTGCTTTATATGCTACCTCTAGTAGTGGAGCAGCAAGTTTTGGCACATTGCCGGTTGCGCAAGGTGGTACTGGAAAAACAACTAATACTTCTAATGCAATATTAACCGGTAATGGAACAAGTGCCATAAATAATGTTGCGACTGCCAGCGGAGCTTTGTATGCTACTAGCTCTAATGGGGCTGCGAAATTTGGTACTTTACCTTTAGCTTAGGGTGGAACTGGTTAGACTAGTGCGGCGAAGGCACTTTATGGATTAATTAATGGCTCTAGCGCTATAACGCAAGATGACTTAGAAGATGGAGATTATATTGGCATATTAGATTCTAGCGGCTCAACGGGTAAAAAGATTTTGGTAAGCGACTTTTTAGCTGGTCCAGTTCCTGATTGGGAATGGGGAGATGAAAATGCCATTGGTGATGCTGATTGGTGGGCTGGATTAAAAGCTAACCTTAGTAATATTACGAGAAGTGACTATGTTGGTAAAACTAAATTAGTTAGTTTATCTACGAGTGTGCTTGGGGCAACCGCGGCAAAAATGATATGTATAGGAGCCGACTAGGACGGTAGTAATACGCTTACTTTTTAGACCTATGGAGGATTGCCTACTTCAACCGTTTTTAGTTCTTCTTCTGCGGTTTGGATTGGTTCTACGGCTAGAACTCAATGCCAAAATTTCTACAATTATTGCTCGGCAAAAGATAGCATAAAAACTGTGAGTAAGGGTACTTGTCCTAATATATCTACTAGCTCTAGCCGTTCTGATGCAGTAACCTATAATGATGAAACTGTTTGGATACCTTCTGAAAGAGAGATGGGCTTAGATGCTTATTCGCCTCTTTCTGTTGCTAATTCTTCAACTAGTAAAGCAGAATGTACAAACGGATATAATGCTGCTTATTCTTATTATAATAGTAATTCTAGACGTATTAAATATATCATGACAGCAGACGGAACTTCTGTAGACACTTCGACTTGTTATTATTGGGAGCGTTCTCGCGACTACGGTGGCTCGAACACTGTGTGCGGTGTTGACGCGAGTGGCGGAGCGAGCGCCAGCGGCTACGGCGGCAGCTTTTACCTCGCGCCCGCTTTCACAATTGGATGAAAAAACCAAGTTTGGACAAAACTTGAAAATCAATATTAAATAAAATTTATTATATAATGTAAGGAGGATTTCTAGATGTCAGTGAAGAAAAAAGATAGACACATTTCAAAGTTAGAAACTTTAGAGAAATCTAGAACTCTTATGGATTATTTATTAACCTTAACCCGTCCCGCAGAATATGATGATATGGGAAAACAAATTATGAAACCTGGGTTATTGGGAGGAGGACAAGCTTTTACAATTTTTGGAGCAGACATGGTAAAATGTGGAAAAATGATACATTCTTGCTGTTATCAAGCTACTCAACTTAACTTGAATGAAAAGAATTATGAAGAAATACAAAAATATTATCGTTAGGCTATTGAGTATTGTGATAGTATAATGCGTCAAATTGATTTCTGCGTTTTTAAATACGCCAAAAAGAATAAGAAAAAGGCTGGTTCTTTAGAACATTTATCTAAACTGACACTATCTACAAAAAGGACAATTCAAGATAGAATTAATAGAAATCATCTTATACTGGTAAAAGCCTGATTTTTTCGGGGTGGTTCTCGCAACTACAATAACTCGAACAATGTGTGCAATGTTAACACGAGTGGCGAAGCGAACAACAACAACTACAACAACAGCAATTACCTCGCGCCCGATTAGATAAACTTTCTCGCGTTGCGAGATGAGCGTTGAAAACGCGAAAACGAGCAACAATTATCTAAGAAAAAACTCCAGAAATTATAATTTGAATTAAGTTTATTTAAGGAGGCTTTTTACCATTCTTTATTTAAAGATAAAATATGAATGTAGATGTAAGACTCAAGAAGTTTTTACTATTACTACATGATAAGGAGAAACTTATGGAAAATTTAAGTTTCGAGCATTTTTGCAATTTTGATGCTTTATACAATGCTTCTTATAAAGTTTGCAGAAACGTTCGTTGGAAAGATAGCACGGCTAGTTTTGAAGAAAACAGAATTGAAATAATATTAGATATAGAAGAAAAACTTAAATCTAATAAATATGAACAACAAGTTTTTAGCTGCTTTTCAATAATTGAACGAGGTAAGCAACGTGATATAAGAGCTTGCCACATAAATGATAGATTGGTATAGAACGCTCTTTGTGAAGAAATTCTATTACCAGTTTTTACTCCGCATTTTATTTATGATAATTGTGCTACTTTAAAGAATAAAGGGATAGACTTTGCTTTAATGAGAGCAAAAAAACATCTGTAGGCTGCTCATAGAGAATATGGAGATTTTTTTGGTTTAAGAATAGATATTCGTAAATATTTTGATTCTATAAATCATGAAGCTTTGAAAAATTCAATAAGCAAACTAATAAAAGATGAACAAATTCTAAAATTATGTTATGATTTAGTAGATACATTTTCTTTTAAAATAACAAAAGATATAGAACCGATTGCTAATAAAGACTATTTTATTATCAAGGAACACAAATATTCTTTAATTCATCCAGAGTCTTTTAAAAAAGATATTCAATATTTTGAATATGAAGAAAAAAGTCTCGGATTAGGTAGTCAAACATCATAGTTGTTCGCATTGTTGACATTGAACGAAATTGACCATTTTGTCAAAGAAAAATTACATATTAAATATTATGGTCGCTATATGGATGATATATATCTTTTACATGGTGACAAAAAATATTTAGACAAATGTAAAATAGAAATAGAAAAGAAACTTGCGGAAATAGGTCTTAGTTTAAATTAGAAAAAGACTGTAATTTCAAAAGTTCCTACACATGGTAAAAATGGAGTTCCCTTTAAATACCTTAAATGGAATTTTTATTTAACTGAAACAAATCATATTATTTAGCTTCCTTTCAGAGAAAAAATTAAAAAATAGCGTAAAAAATTGCGGAAGTTACATTCTTTATTTTTAGAGGGTAAGACAACCGAAGAAGATATTATGCTATCTTATTTAGGATGGCGAGCGCACATTCAGAAAGGAACTTGTTTTTATATAATCCAAAATATGGATAATTATTTTCGTTCACTGTTCAAAGGAGTATTTAAACATGAAATATCTTTTACTCAATAGAAATAACATCTTAGTAGATATACTAGATGAAGTTAGATATATTAAATTGCAATCCGCCAGCGGCATATCTATTGGTTGTGCGGAAACTGAAGGTACTGGAGTCGTAGGATCAGATTGTGATACCCACTATACTTTAATAAAGGCTGACATAGCTTCTTCTCCCGATGCGGTTCGTGTCATAGAAGTAGAAACTCTTCCTGAAAATATAGAAGTTGGTCTTTATAAACTAGACTTAGAAACCAATGAATTGGTTTATCGTTATTCTTTGGAAGAAGTCAAAGAACAAAAACAAGCAAAAAATAAAGAAATTTTTGCAGATTATCTTTCCAAGCATCCTTTAACTTGGATAGACGGAAAGGTCTATGGCATCACAGAAGAAGATTAGAATGAAATTAGTCTTAATATAGCTAGATATCAGATCGAAGGAACAACCTTGGAATGGCACGCCAAAAAGGAAGAAAGCGTTCCTTGGACAATCGAGGATTTGACTGCTCTTAGTCAAGCCATTTCCGCACAAGTATATCCTATATATCACTTGATGCAACAATATAAAACTCAAATCTATAATGCAACTTCTATTGAAGAAGTAAATGCAATAGAATTAGTTTATAACTAAATTTTAGGGGAAGTCTAAATGACTTCCCCTATTTTTTTATTCTGATAGGTCTTTTGCAACTTTTTGTTTTACCATTTCAAAAAGCGCATCCCCATCATGGTTTCCGCCGAGAGAATTATAAGTATCGTGATCAGCATCAAGAGCCTCAAACTCTGCCAAAGAAATCTTGTAACCTTCTTCAAGATAAGCCCTACATTGATTTTTAAAGATTTTCTCTTGCATATTAAGAATACCATGTTTTACAATACTCAATTCGTCTCGTAAAACTGAGATTTCTTGCTATATATCTCCGTAGAATTGAGCTTCATGGCGCTTACCCTCTTCTCCAGATTCAATAATTAACTACTTTAATTCCTTGTAAAGTGATTCTTGCTCTTTGGAGTGCTAACTCTTCTTTTCATCTTGATATAATTTCCAGATACGTTTGCAAAGATACGCCAGTCCTGCTGCAATTACTCCAAAAAGAGCTTCGACCCAATACTTAATTATAAAATCAAGCATAATCTTCCACTCCTATAATGTTCTCATAAATTATAAAATTGGAAGAACATAAATTATTTTAACTTGACCAAGCTCCCTTAAGCTAGATGAGATAATGCACCCCTATACAAATTGCATCAACAATATCTTGAGTAGGTTTTATTCCATATTTTTCTATAACATATTTCTAAGCGTTTTGCTTTTGTTCGGTTCTTCCCTTACCCTTTATTCCAAGAGTAGATTTCCAAGAAGAAGCCAAAACAGATGTATGCGGAATGTTTATTGACTCAAAATACTCAGATAATACGCCATAAACTTCTGCAAGTATCTTAAATGTTTGAACATTATTAACTATATTATTTTGCTGTTGAATATCTTCATAAACTACTTCATCAATTTGATATTCTGAGATAAGATCAGCTACAGCTTTTTTAATTTTAGTTAAACGAACATCAACAGAAGCTTCATCTAATGCAAATTTACCATATTTAAAGAGGTGACCATCTTTAAAAACCGCCCAACCTGTAATGTGAGAACTCTAATCAAGTGCTAAAAGATTACTCATTGGTTGATCCAAAACCTCCATTACGCATGCTGTCCGCGCTATCATTTTCCACAGTTTCATAGGTTCTAATAATACCTTGACCTATTTTGTCTCCACGCTTTAGCTGAATGGCAAAAGGAGACAAGTTAATAAGCTGAAAGAATATATGCCCCTCGTTGCTACTATTCTCGTAGTAATCGCTATCGATCACGCCAATTCCATTAGCAAGCATGAGCCAATGCTTCAGGGGGGTCGAACTCCGCACGCTTAGCTCAAGATATTGATTAGAATCTAATTGACATTTGATTCCTGTAGGAACAAGAGTGGGTCTAGCATTTAACTCTTTTGTTACTTCTGCCAATTCCTCAAGGCTAAGGGGTTCTATAAAACCATAATAATCTTCATGCCGCTTAGTCTCAAGCAAATGGTTTTGAATGTTAGCCAGAAGAAAGTCACTAGGAGGAATTATTATATCATCTGCTACAACAAAATCATAACCTGCGGAATTGGCGGTAGCTCGTTGCGGTAAAGGAAGGTCTATGTCAGCGTATTTGCTCACTTTCTCAAAACGCGCCATCTTGAACCTCCTCGATTATAGTAACAGGAAGAACGCCATCAGGCTCTTTCTCATTATCTATATTGAAAGTTGCCTTGACAAGTTGATAAGAGTCTATTACTTCACCCTTCACTTTTATATCCTTGGTTGTATAAGTGAAAGAAACAAGCTCGCCAGGTCCAGTGCGCTCAAGGTATTTCCTCAGTCTGAGAGCTTCTGCAACAGAATCAACGCGATAATTTATTGTAGATTTAAGAGTATATATCATAATTAATAAAGTTCCTTTACTGTTATATTATTTGCATCATAATTGTTTAATTCGGTAAGTTTAACAAGCCTAGAAAATTCAGTGCTTATGGCGGGAGGGGCTATGATTCCAATATCATAGTCTGCGTGACCATAGACAAGCTCAACAGCCTCTTCCGCAAGTGTAGCAACATTAGAACTGACCCAAATTTCTTGACCATTAACTATAGCTTTAGAATTTAGAGCAAATTCATCATAATTAATTACTATCATATTTCCACGACTCCTGCTTCATAATTAAATAAAAGGTAAAGATATGCTTCATCGTTGTGCATTATCCAAAACATAATACAATCATCATCATCACTGACTTTTATTTCTTTAACTACACCCAAGTTTTTTGTTATATCTATTATTTCTTTTGACATTTGTTTAAATTGAAAGTCTTGAACAAAAGTATAAAGCGTATAATATCTTCTATCATTGCAAAGCATCATGTAATATTTACTAGGGTGCGAAGAAAGAAAAGACTGTATTGTTTTTTGTGCTTTTCCAAAATTTTCCTTGGTATAATTTGGAAGCTGCGCGATTTGGCTACAATTAAACTCATAAGTTGTCATTATTTTATTATCATCCTTTTATTTTTATTATATCATATTATTTTATATTTTTCAAGTCTATAACTCTTTGATTGCGGGAGCCACGCATAAAGAGTGTTATATCACGCTCTGCTTCTATAAAGGGTCCGTCTATAAGAACGTCAATAGTATCTAATATGCTTTTCATATGTGGATTTTCAGACTTTAAAAGTTCTTCATAAAGATAACCTGTCCAAATATAAATTTTAACATTAGGATAATTCTCTCTTACTGTTGTGACTATTAAATTCGTTAAAAAGAGATTCTGTTCACATAACGGCTCGCCCCCTAGTACACTTAAATGGCGGTTAATTTGATTTTCTCCGATTGCTTCTAGAATCTCTTTCATCGTATCATAAGTAAATTCTTGCCCGCCATTAAAATCCCATGTTTCTTGGTTGAAGCAGCCACTACAATGATGTGGGCAGCCTTGGAGGTAGACTGAAACGCCTACCCCCGGACCATTTGCAATATCATTATGCTTAATTCGATTATATTTCACATCATTTACTTCTTTCTATTAGTCTAAATGATACACTCTATCATGAATATCGGCAGCTCTACCCTCGTTAAAGGGGTTTGTCGAGATATACCCACAAACTCGAAGAGCAATGTTCATTTCCTCAAAATTGTCGTTTCCGCACTGCGGACAATGAAACTTTAAATCATTACCCATCTTGATGTCAGTACATCCACATCTATGACAATAAGAAGTCATAGTATTGATTTCTGCGTACATGATATTATCATAAATATATTGAATAATCTGAAGCAGGGCGGGAATGTTCTTGGTCATATTAGGCGTCTCAACATAGCTAATTGCTCCGCCTGGCGAGAGTTCTTGGAACTCAGATTCAATTTTGAGTTTATTAAAAGCATCAATATGCTGTGCAGGAGTAATATGATAGCTATTGGTAACGTAATCCTTATCTGTAATACCTTCAATAATGCCAAATCTTTTCTTTAAGCATTTGGCAAACTTATAAGTAGTGCTTTCTATAGGACTACCATAAAGAGAAAAACCTATATTAGTTTCTTCTGCCCATTTATCCGTTGCGTTTTTAAGAGTCTGCATAACTTTTAATCCAAATTCTTTTCCATTTGCTTCTAATTGAGAAGTGCCAATCATGTAATGAATACATTCATACAAACCGGCATATCCAAGAGAAATAGAACTATAGTTATTATAAAGCAATGGATCAATAACTTCACCTGGTTTTAATCTTGCTATTGCTCCATGCTGCCATAAAATAGGTGCTACATCAGACTTAGTACCCTTTAAACTATTATGCCTAATCATAAGAACATCATAGCACATTTGAAGGCGCTCTTCCAAAATCTTCCAAAATTCTTCCATATTACCTTTAGAAGATAAAGCTACATCTACGAGATTAATCGTACATACACCTTGGTTAACAAAATTAGACTATCTCTTCACTACTATGAGTAGTGTTGCGCGCTTCGAGCAGAGACAAATCCTGCTCTACTGGGTTACATTCATCACCCATAGTCGTTACACCTTTCTTAATATCCAAATTCTTACAAAGATAGTAGTCAATAATTTCGTATCTATCTTTAAACCAATTTCTAGTAAACATTCTCTTAACGCTTCCATTTTTACATGGATGACCGCTATATCCAATAAAGTCACTTGCTGGACAAAAGGTTAAAGTTTGTTTAATATCTTTATCATAAACTGTTAGAACCCAAGTATTGCCAACTCTATGATTGTTGTTTGCACAATCTTTAATATTTTCTTTTTGACTTCCTAAATAAAGATTGTTAATATTATTATTAAATTGATTGTCATCTTTATGGAGGACTTGTTCTCCGTCTTGAATATCTCCAATCCATGTTTCATATACAATCTTATGAATTGGATAGTGTTTTTGCCCTTCTCCAAAATTAATATCAATATAATAATACTGTTTTCCTTTTTGTCCTCTTAGTAATGGCTTTAAAATTTTACGAGAATATTCTGAGTAAATATTACCATTTTCATCACAGTAATATTTTGTATCTTGAAATCGTTTAAAAGTAATTCCTTGAATGGATATTGTTTTCATATATAAAAACTCCTTTATTATTAGTTATTATATTAAGACTTGGCACGGTATTGTCCATTATGGCTTTCACCGTTAGCAAGCATATCGCTCACACCCCTTTGTCACGGGTTCACGCAATTTAACGTCGGCTTAACCTTTAAGTAGTCAACCGACCCCAGAATTTATGCTTTCCAGTAGCAGGGTCTATGTAGTCCTGAAGGAAGCTTCTGCACCCCATACAGCCAAACACCTGACCACTTTTAAGCTCTCTCATTTTCTTCGCAGAGATATAATCGGGAACCAAACGTTTAGCGCTACATTCTGCTGCTAACTCAGTTAAATACCAATATTGGCTGGTTTCATGGATATTGTTTTCATCAAGAGTGTAAAGAAGTTTAGGAAAGGCTGTAGTAATAGGTATGCCTTGTTCATTCTTTACGCCCGCAATACGCTGCTTTAAGACCTCTTCAATAATTAGTGCCAAATCATGCTGAAGTTGTTCATCATAGCTTGGATTAATCCACATAAATATCGAGGTAAATGGGGCTTGCAGGCCCCTCTATTTATTTCTAAATAGCTTAGACTATCTTTTCATCTGTTCTAGATGGACGGTCTTTCGGAATAAGGGCTTTCACCTTAAACCTACTCCCAATAAGGGATAGTCGTTACACCTTCTTCCCCAAATAGGAAAGCTTGGCACGGTATTGGCATGACATTTTCGATTTAGAATATATTTGGATATAACTCATGGAGTTGTTTTCTCAAAGGAACATTTTTAATTCTTGTCATCTTATCTGGCACAATTAAACTATTATCTTCATTCATATATAAGAAAACATATCCTCCGGTGCTACCTCTTTCGCCTCTTGCTGTTGCACAGACATGAGAAAAACAAATACCGAGCTCTTTTGCGGCTTCACAAGCTGACCCATAGACTTTCCCAGTTGTTAGCTCCATAATTTTTTTAGAAGTAGCATTTTGTTCTCCTGTTTTTCCATACATATGATTCAATTTTCCTCGTTGTGCGTCTCCTATTTTCTTTCTTGTCTCTTCAGAACGAGGACCTTGTCCTCTTCCACCTATATCTGAGTTATATCCATTCTAAGTTGTTAGACTCTTATATTCTTTAATATAAGCGACTTCTTTTTCATCTAATTCTTTTTGGCTATTAATGCCACTTTCAATAATTTCCCAGGTAAAATGTTCTATACCATGTTCTCTCATTGCTTGAATAATTGGTCTAGTGCAACTCTTAGATTGAATCTCTCCTTTATAAGTTTGGATGCGACCTTTAAGATTGTCATATATGGTTTGTCCAATATAGACTTTATCATTAAAATCATTAGTTATTTTATATATTATCAAGATTTTTCCCTCCTTTACTCAAGAATATTTATATCCTAAATCGAAAATGCTTTAGCGTTCACCGTTAGCCCAGATAAATCTAGACACCCTATATTTATAGGTTAGCCGTCTACTCCTCTAAGATGTCCCCATCCTAGCGTGGCCATTCTATTAACCATTGGTTGTACTCATCGTTATAAGTTGGTATTGGATGGTTTGAATCCCGTCTTTAATCTCCTCAAGAACACGCTGTTCAGTGATTTGATCAATGAATTCATCAAGTTTACAATAATCATCTTGTGAGTCTAAATAATCCAAAAAAATATCAGGTGCTGCATTTAATTCTGCAAACTCTTTCTCCACTTGTTTTCTAATTTTTTGGCGAGAAACATTGACAAAAGGTGCTAAGTGAGCAAGGTTGATGGTGTTACCACCGTACTGACACGATGCTACTTGCGTGATAATTTGAGTTACAACCGTGCAACAAGTACGAAAAGATTTTGGTGTTTCAATTTTTGTCTTGCTAATAACTGTACCATTTTGAAGCATATCTTCAAGGTTTATAAGCGAACAATTGTACATAGGCATGGCAGGGCTATAATCTGTATCATGAATGTGAATAATCCCATCCTCATGGGCTTTCCAAATTTCTTTAGAAAAATAACTTTTAGCCATGTCTCGACAAGAAAAACCGGCAATATAATCTCTCATAGTGGGAATAATACGAGTATCTTTATTGCTATTTTCTTTCTTAGATTCTTCATCCTTGCCAGTAATAAGAGCATTAAATTTACCATAAAGTTCATCTTTTAGAGCGCGCTCTTTTTCTTTCGCATACCTATATCTAACATATGCTTTAGCAACATCTTTTCTTTCAGAATCCATTAAAAAATATTCAACCATATCTTGAATTTCTTCGACAGTCATATCTCTTTCCAGAGTTTTGGCTTTATATTTAATTTCATCGGCTATATTTTCAGCAGTTTCATCTTCATATAAAATACCATCTACTTCAATAAAAGCTTTATTAATTGCATCTACAATTTTTTGTTTATCAAATGGAACTGTAATGCTGTTTCTTTTTACTACATTTATCATAAGTCCAACTCCTTTTTTTATACTATATATTGTGTTTTACTTAAAATAAATTAATCAGAATTGTCCATACTAATAATCTCAACAGCCTTAATTAGATCATCAGGAGTTTCATTATCAAGAGGAATAAAAGGTATATCAGAAATATAGGTAAAATCGTCCTTGTCTGCGGAAAAGCGTCTTATAATCTCGCCAATGCATGGATTCTCTTCTCTATTAAGCTGACGTAGTAGACGCTCTTTTGCGGACGTCCGCAAATAATACACTTTAGCTTCTACTTTTTTGTCATTTATTAGTTGTCGTATACCCTCGGGGTTAAATACTCCAACATTAATATTTTCATCTGATAAGCACGAGATTAGGGTTCCGTATAGCCAGCTATTAAATGATGTCCACTCAGCCATTTCATTATTTCCGAGCTTAATATTAAATTCTTCCTCTGTAAAAAAATGATAATCTACTCCGTCTATCTCGCCCTCCCTAGGAGGACGAGTAGTACAGCTAATTATTTTATGATATGCGGGATTCGAGGCTAGTAGCGCTTTAAGGCATGAATCTTTACCGCTACCAGCTTCGCCCATGAGCGCAATAATTTTATACATTTTATTCCTCCTCCGTGAAAGCCCAGGTTTCTCCATAATCTGAGAAACGATAAATGTTAATATCTGGACCAGGAGATCCCCAAACGAAGAAAAAACAATTTTCATTTGCGCCTAATTTAAGTTTTTCTTTGCTAATTTCGACTACTTTATCGAGCTTTTTAACTCCATTACCATAGTTGAGGTATCTTTGACCAAACATAAAGCCAAAGATAGACCTCGTTGCATTAGAGTAATATTTCTCAAGTATTTGTTGTTTAGTCATCTTCACTTTCTCCTTTTGCCCTTTCACCTCTTAATACAAGGCTTCCATCTTCTTTAATTTCATCTATCTTATAAAGTTGATGTTTTACAAGTGAATTTGCGTACTTCTTCGGCACAAATTGATCGCCACGTCTATATCCTTGAATAACTAGCAAAGATCCACGGTTAAACCAACTGCGTTCTTCTATCGACTTGGTTCCATCTGCATTTATTTTACTAATTTGCTTGTCGAACAAACTAAAATGCTCTTTGTTAAATCTAATAGTGACTACTCCATCTGTTGTTAATAAATAGATTGTACTTTTAGCTTTATCTTTTGCAAGACAAGTTCCGCAAATTCTGCTAAGCTTATAAAGAGGAATTCTTGCGTCACCTTTCTTCAATGTATAAGAAACAACAGGTGTCTCAGGAAGTTCTCCAAAATCGACTATTTGATATTGTTCCTTATTAATGTGCGCAAGCTCATGCTCATGGTAGTAGAAACACAAGCTTTCCATCTCCCATGAAGAGAGGTTTCCACCCGCATATTTTTCCCAGGCTTCCATAAATATCTCTGTGTTAAGAGCGTCAAGCAATTCATCTTTATTTTCTTTAATCCAATCTCTAAACACATCCATATAAGATTGATATGCTTTATCCCACACTTTAGCATTTAAGATATTTGAATCAAAAGAATGATAATCTATTTCATTCAAGAAATCAATTGCTCTATCATCAAGTGTATAAGTGTCTGCGGATGTTTTACAAACCGATTTTAAATACCTATTAAATTCATAAATTCTTTTTGTAAGAATATAAGGTTCTTCATCGGGGATTAAATTATATTTAATTAAAGTAGGAATATTTTGAAGTGTAAGTCTACTTTTTTTATCACAAGTCAACCACAAATATTCTACCATTGCACCTTGTCTATTAGATTCTATATTGTCAAAAGCTCCACCCTTTAAGAGAGCAACTATGGCTTGCTTGTTAGGATTTACTTTTTCAAGAAATTCTTTAATTGAATTATAAGGACGATTTGCGAATATTCTTTCAATCAATTCCTCTCCTACATTTGTTATGCCCCTTAAACCAAAATAAATTTGATTGTTTTCTTCATCAGGAGAAAAAGTATAGCTTGATTGATTTATGTCGGGAGGAACTATTTTAACACCACTACTAATCATTTTACCAAGAGCTTGTGCAAGCTTTGCATAATCATTTGAACCACCGCTATCAGTAATCAAACAGGCACAATTCCAATAAATGATCGGAAAGTGGTAGCAAAGATTCATCTCCTGTAACGCAATGAGTGAGTAAGCTAGACAATGCGACCTATTAAAGCTATATCCGCGTTGTACCTTGAGTAATACATCCCATACATAATGTGCTAGTTTTTCTGAGCAGCCCTTTTTGCGTACATTTTCAAAGAATTCTTTCTCACATTCCTCAAACAAGCTGCCTTGCTTCTTTGCTATTCCCTTGCGGCACTTATCAGCAAACGTCAAGGAGTTTCCACCAAGTCGAGGTTCTTGGACAAGCAACATCAAGCCTTCTTGGGATTCTACGATACCATCTGTAGCTGCATCACTGCTTGCGAGCCATTTCATTTCATCAGATGTAAGACCATAAAGAGCCATTTCTTTATACCATTCACTAATATCACTTCTATATCTAGCCCATGTTTGAAGTGGCTGTTCTCCGCCCTTTTCCGGAGCCATTAGCCGGATAACCGAATTAAGAACAGTTAGGTCATTGATATTTTGAGGATGAATTGCAGAGATGCCTTGTATACCACTTTGTTGTTCCATTTGAAATAGCGAATGGATTTGGTGGGTATTAACCATTTCCCACATTTTTGGAGCAGTTCTTTCAATATTATAAATACCGATAACCTTTTCATATGTTTCTTTAAGAGTAGGTTCTGCGGAAACCTTACCATATTGTACTAACAGATCAAGGCAATTGTGAATTTTATCCAAGCACTCTACAGACAACAGGTCTATCTTAATCAACGTGTTATCCTATGTTTCCATAGGTACTGACTATCTCTTACTCCGTGAGAAAAGAATTTTATATCCTTTCTCACGGAGAATACCATTTCGGTTTTCAGATGCTTCGTTTCCTAAAACATCGCTGCGTACTAATAGCAGCCCTACTCCCAGTCTCACCCGGGATAGTCGATACGCACAAAAGTTAAAGTGTTACATTCTTCCATGTTTTATAGTTAATTATATCTCTAATCGTGGTAGTAGACACGGAGGGGTATAGAGTATATAATTCTTTATTTGTCATTCCTTGTTCATGTTTTTTCCGAATATATCTTACATCATCTTCTGTAAGTTTAGCTTTAGGATTTCTAGAACCAGAAGCCTTTAAAGAGCTATGCTTCTTTTTGTTTTCTTCTGTAAAGACTTCTGGCATTACAAGCTTATAACTACGACCATTATATACATTCCAAAAACTCATTTCATTGGTATATCTATTCTTATAGTCCTTATAGACATCTTTCCAATATTCTCCATTGGCGTAGCGCTTCCTTAAATCTATAACCTCTTCATATGTTAATACATTACCTTTATTACAAAACTGATTAGAAAATTCAGTATTATAAGGATAACATTCTACCGAGGGAGTTAGATTTGTATAAGTTTGATGGTTGTAGCACTTCCTAAAAGCTTCATAACTTATCTTATCGCTAAATTCTTCATATAAAAGATAAATTGGAATGTTTCTATGGTCTTTAATATATTGCGCTTCTTCTTGCGTCAAACAAGCATTTGCATTATCACTTCCATATTTAGCTTTATCACCCATAGTATACATCCCACCCTTAGCTACATTATAGCCATTAGGGACTAAACTATTTTTTTCTTGAATTAACTTTATTTCCAGCTCAGAAGCTTCTTCAACGCTAATTCCTTCATAAAGAACTTCAAAGGTAAAATTCTCTTTACCATACTTTTGAATTGCGTTCGTAATAGCTTGACGTCTCTTTGGATCTCCTATTTTAGAACACTCATTCTGCCAACGCCTCTTGTAATTGTTGGTTATTCCAATATAAATTTTCCCATTTATATTATTGGTTATTTGATATACATACATACTTCATTACTCCTTTACAGTTCATATTAGATGTACCCCTACATTAAATATGAAAGTCGGAATAAACACTTTAAACTTTTTTGGTCCGGGATTACCATGAGATAAAAATCTTTTAGGCTTCCCCGGTGCTATATAGGTATTATTTACTTACGAGTTGCCTCAGCCTATATAACATTGCTAGTAAGCAATTAGGTATTTAGTAGCCTGACTAATTGTTGACTACAATCTTCGCTATCATGCAGATCAAACTGTGTTACAATGTCTCCATTAGGCACTTTCATTAAGGCGGTTGATTTTGTAAAAGGTTCATCTACAAAAATAACTCCACCAGCGTGCTCTCCGACGCGACATACCAAGCCTTCTATCTTCTGTGCGACTTCCCAAACTTCAGGATAGTCATTAGTCATGGCATTAACAAAAGTGGGAATTGGTTTAAATCCTTTTTCTTCGTCTCCATAGAAACATTCTTTAAGTGTGCGGGTTTGCCCTCTATCAGCAGGAATAAGAGACGCAAGATAAAGACCTACATCACTATCTATGCCAAGTCCTCTCGCAGCCGTTTGGATTGCTGACTTACTTTTTTCAGTTCCAAAAGTAACTACATTAGCCACTCTATCTTGTCCATAAAAATCACGAAGATGTTGGAGCACTTGAGCACGCCTTCCTCCCTCTATATCGCTATCTATGTCGAGCACAGAAACACGCTCGGGATTCAAAAATCTCCATGAATAGCATTTTGTCTCTTCCCATAATGGATTTATCTGAATAATATCGAGCACATATAGCAAGGCAAACCCAACTCCTGAACCACGACCAGGTCCAACTAGAGTTCCTGCATTCCAGCATTCTTCAATCGTCTTTTGAAGATTTAAAAAATAAGCACTCCAATGTGTTTTATTTACTTCTGAACTTTTCCAAGTAATTTCAAGATTGCTATTAAGTTCGTCATAAGTTTCTTGATTTTGCAGTCGAGAGTCTTTCTTTAATTTATCTACAACTGCCCTTGCGAGAATACTATCTCCATCAAAGCTCGATTGAGCGAACGTCCGCAAATAAGGAATTTTTTCATACCATTCTTCTTCAATTGTTTTTGTCTCAGGAATTTTCCAGATAAGAGAAGGAATTTTTAGAGGCTTCAAAAGGCTATAATCTTCGCAAGCATCTTTAATTTTTCTTATATTCTCATAAGCTGTATTTAGCTGTATCTCTGTAAAATAATCAAAATAAAGCTCTATTTCAGTTGTATCCATTATATAAGTTGTAGCATAAAAAGAATCAACTTCTCTTTCACCATCCTGAGAATTAAGAAAAGCTTTGTGAATCGGAGCATCTTCTCTTCGTGTATAGTGAGTATCTGTAGTTATGATATAAGGAATGTTGAGCGTAGAAGAAAGATTAAGAAGGAACTTATTAACTTCTATTTGTTCATCATTTCTGGAAGGCTGCATTTCAAAATAGAAATTACCTTCTCCAAACAAATGTACCATACTAGTACACCAGTTAATAATTTGTTCATAAACTGTTTCATCATCTGTTATAAGATATTCCAAGATATGTTGCGGAAGCCAGCCTCCTAGACACGCACTACTTCCTATTACGTTTCCTCTATCTTGTCCTATAATCTCTATAAGATCTTGGTAATAAGTGGGAACCCTCGTCATTCCTCTTGAAGAATAACTGCGTTCCCATGCTCTTGTTGAAAGTTCTCTTATCTGCTCATGTCCTCTAGCATTTTTTGCTAAAAGAATAAAGTGCCAATACTTATCTTGTCCAGCAATATAAGTTTCAGGAGATAACCCATCTCGGCAAAGATAAATTTCATTGCCTCTAATAACCTTAAAGTCTGGATGATCTTTCTTTACTTTGCTATAATACTTTTCAATTTTGACGGCATTACTTATAGTTTCATGCTCGGTAAACGCAATAACTTCATGCCCAAGCTCAATAGCTCGATCTATAGAAGATTCTATGGTTGAAATGGCGTCGCGTAAGCGCAAATTACTATAATCCGTGTGCCCATGCAATGAACCGGGATAACCCAAGATTACTTACCTCCTTTATATATCTTTTTATACCACTCTCTATCATCAATAGATAAGATAAGTTCCTTACCACAAAAAGGACAATTCATAAAAGAGATAGTATGAAGGTCACGCTTTTTATTCTTTATATCTTCTTCTTTAAATCTGATGACCGACTTACAATTGGCGCATTTTGTTTCATACCCAGCTGCTATTGATTTTGTTGCCATAAAGTCTTCACAAGTCAAGGCGGCTGTATCTGGATGGCGCTCTTTTTGGTTTACATCAAGAGAGCCATAAATCTTACAATTACAAGCATCATAGCCACAAAAATAAGAAGTAAAGAAATTGATACAATTAGAACATTTTTTCATTATTTTCCCTCTTTTGTACATCTATAATGGCTTCGCTTCCACAACAAGGACAATGAATATAGAATGTTGTAGAAAAAAACGTGCGAGCGATTACATCTTGAGGCTCATATTCAAGTAATGAGTTACTCCAATAACATCTTATTTGCTTCTTCTTTACACAATTTTCTATAACTTTAACCATTAATTTTCTCATACCACTCTCTATCATCTTTAGCCAAGACTACTACTTCTCCGCAACAAGGACAATTATCTTTAAGAAGCTTGTAAGCATGCCACCCATCAATTTCATCTATGCGTCGAGTTGACAAGATATCTTCGCCTCCAAAGCCAAGAATTGAACCACAACTTTCGCAAGTTGTTTTGTATTTAGGTACGTTGTTTTTAATTATTGTAACCATAAACTATCTCCTTTCTAATAATATTATACCATATTTTTCTCTATATAGCAAGCTTACTTGAGAACCAGGGTAAGCTTTTTAGTGGCACGAGTTACAGCTGTATAGAGCCATCGACGATGTTCTTCTTTGTCGTAAGGAAAAGATTCTTCGATAACTAAGACCTTATCCCATTGGGATCCCTGTGCTCGATGAGTAGTGATAGCATAACCATAATTAAACTCTATAGGAAGGGGCGGATTTTTGCTGCCCTTTCCCGCGTAGGTAATCATATATTCTTCTTGCGGAGTAAAAGTTTTTGTTCCAGTACAAAGAGCTTTATAATCAATAGGAACATTATAAATCATATCACCAGAGCTTGTTATTAAATCAGTTACAAGAACTTCTGCTTTAAATCTTTTATGCAATTTTTTATTTACATATATTCTATTTTCCAGCCGCATAGTATCAATAGTGCAAATAGAACCATTAACCAGAGGGTCTTGTTTTTCTTGAGAGACTAAATCCCAATTATTTTTTAAACAAATGATTTTCTCTCCAATTACTGGATTATTTGCGGGATAGCCCTTTTCCGCACGAACAAAATTATTTATTGCGATACGAGTTTTATTAGTAGCAGTAAGTATTTCGTCTGCCCAGTTATACATTCCAGTTACCAAATCTTGAGAACGTACAATTTGAGTGTCATTGCCACGGAAAGGGGTAATTACTTTTCCTTCTCTAATATTCATGCTTGTAACAATAATATCGCTTTCTTTTGCTTGCCGCATTACTTCATCAAGAAAAATGTGCGGATTGTCGAGTATGTGGTTGTCATCTTTCTTGTTTATTGGTGGTAATTGAGCAGGATCTCCGAGCGCGATAACATGAACACCATGGCTTAAAAGTAAATTCCACATCTGTTTAGGTAGCATTGATACTTCATCCACGATTACTAGTGCAGGACAGTCGTCTAAATATTCTTTAGGATAAAAGCTATAAGTTCCATCTTTATTTTGTTTAGCTTTATAAAGTATTTTATGAGCCGTTTTAGCGTTGGGATTCCCTTTTTCTCTTAATACCTCGGCTGCTTTGCCTGTATAAGCAAGGTAGATTACATCTTCTGGATCAAGCCCTAAAGCTGCAATAATAAAGGTTACTAGAGTCGACTTTCCACTTCCTGCGTAGCCACTAATCACGGTATAGAGTTCTCCACGCTTATATCGTTCGACTGCAATTTTAAGCCCTTCGGCTTGCTTGTCTGTAAGAACCATAGTTTCCTCACTTCTTATTAAAGAGTTTTACAATCATATTTACAAGTGGCACAATCGCCCTTGCATACAAAATAATTCAACAAGTCATCGGCAATAAAGGCTGCGGATTCTACACGAGAACAATTGGTCTCCGCCATTATATTCTGTATATCCTTTTCAAAGAGTACTTCTTCATAATCTAGGGGTTCTACAGTATTATCATTATTTAAAAGAATCTTATAGCAATAATTAATAAAGCGTTCACCTTTTTGGTTAATGTATTGATGTTTGAAACTGTTTATTATGCGCTTAACATACCGCTTTAACATTTTCTATCTCCTTGTCTATCATATCTCGCATTATCTTTAACCCATTTTCATCTAAAGTAGGAAATTTAACTGGGAGTGTTAATGTATCCCCTATTTTTTCAACTATATGCTGATGAGTTTCTTGAAGCTCGTCTACGCTAATAAGATTTTTCATATCATAAAGTAATATATTCATCTTTTTATTCCTCCTATTATTATTATACCATATTAAGAAATTTAAATCAATTAATTACTTTAACCTAAAAATTTCTAAAAGTGATTTTAGTTTTGAGGAACGATAAAGGCAGTCATAATCGCTCCGACTGCATATAAAAAAAATAAGGGGAGCATTTAAGCTCCCCTAGAATCAAGTGGTAAAGTAGTTATAAGCAATTATTGCATTTGTCTGCGCGTAAGCATGAGTATAAGAGGCGCCTCTCTCATAACATTTAGAAAAGGCTAACGCTGCGGCAGACGCATCTTGTAAGTTTAAGAAGGCATCATAATTGAACCCTCTGTAATAATTTGACCCATAAGTATCCATTTCATATTCAATTGTGTCTCTAAGAAAATTACACTGAGTCTCAAGATCCGTTCCCCAGACAGAAGAATATCCTTTAGACCATTGGCAGATTCCATAATATCCATTTCCGTATAGCCAATACTGAATATTAAGAGTTCCGCCGCCAACTTCTCGCATCATATTGCCTAGTAGTCCTGCACAAACATAATCATTATAGCCAAGGTCTTTAAAGTAATTCCAAATGTAAGCTGCATTAGGATACTCGGTTTCCTTTTGGCTTGCCGCAGCTTCTTCTTGATATGATTTCTTGGCATAATATGCTTTCCACCATTCTTCTTGTGCGGTTTTGATTATGTCGCAATCTTCTTCATAGCCCAATCCTCTAGCTCCTTCTGCCATTTGATGGGCTGCATCCATTCTAGCTTCTTGCTCAGCTATAAGATCGGTTGAGGGCGCTGCCGCAAATCCCCAGCTTGCGATCATAGATGCTACTAAAGCAATACAAATAATTTGTTTTTTCATGTTGTCCTCCTTAAAATAGAGGTTACGCAATCAAAAATAATACTTTTGTCTACCTAAAATTTCAAAATCGGTAATTAAAATCTGCGGAGTGACCTTAGTAAAATATCTATTTACCGTAGGTCTACCAATAGCAGTTATATTTACGCAACCTAATTCGTTAGAAGTTAATTCTTCTAACTCCTTCTCATTTGATTTAAACTTAATCAGTGTTATTCCATTTGATAGTGTTATTTTTAAAGTTGGATTTTTATCTCTAGACATTAATGTTACCATATCTTTTGTCACTGATAAGTTTTCTACTACAACAAGCGGTTCATCGACATTTGTTGCCCAAAGATTTTTTGAATCTCCTAATTCTAATATTGCTTGTTGATTAACAGATGAACCCGAATAAATAAAATCAACCTTATAACAAGGAGAAAATTCTATATCTTTAAGTTGCTCTTCCGACCATTCTACAAATTGATTAAAATTGTGGTCGGAGATGGCTAATCCAAAAGCATTTCCATGTCCGCTCGCATATTCAATTAAGCCAGAACTTTCGCAAAAAGCTCGGAAATCTATAAGCTTTGACTTCTCATAACCTCTTGCGGAACCCGCCCAAATTAATTCTCCATTTGTTGTAGTTGGAGAAAGAATTGCAACAGGTCTTTTGTACTTAGACATTAATTCATTAGCAATTAGTCCTCGCACTCCAGCATCTACAGATACATCATGCAATTGAATCAAAAGCAACTTCCGAGAAAGAAGATTGTCTTGCTCTATTATAGACTCTATTTCTGCGGCGCTGGCATCTCGAATTTTTGTCTGGCGATTTTTTACGTTAGTGCAAGTCCGCAAAGCTTGTTCAACTCTAGTTTCTTCTTCGCCTTTATGACCGCGTTTCGTTGAAGGAATTAATTCATTTGCTTTCCATTCAAGCATACTTTCAAAAACCAATCTCTTTTCTTCTTGTGTTCCTACTCTAGTAATTGCATTAATTAAAGGAACTATATAAAAAGAGACTCCTAGGGGAGTTAAATCCCCAGTGCCAAGTTGATACTCATTTTTTTGAGCCATACCTTTTATGAATGGATTGCGGAGACTCGTGCGACGTAGCCCTTCTTGGATAAGATAATGTGTTTCGATATATCTTGCATCCATCATGTCGCCTTGAAGTCCAATCCCTACTATGTCAAGATAATCATCCGCATAAGCAGTCCCGCAAATCCTGTCAAAATATTGACATAACTTATAAACTATTCCTACGCCAGAAAGAGATTTTGTTGGATAGTCACAAAGCTGATTATTGACAACACAAGCATATTCGCTTTCTCGCTCCGCAATGTGATGGTCTAATACCACTACATCAATACCTTTTTCGCTTAACTCTTGGTGAATGGCATAATCATTGCTCGAAGAATCGGGCGCTATAACCAATGTTGTTCCCTCTGGAATTAAACTTATATTAATTCCATGTACTTTACCATCATGAAAATCATAACTAAATTTATTCATCGCTGAGGGAAACTGCCTACCAAGGTAGTTGAGCAAAAGTGAGCTTGACGAATATCCATCACAATCCGAGTCCACTTGCACAAATATCTTTGCATTGTCGTCGATAATATGCTTAATTATAATTTGAGCCGCTTGTTCTATATTTTTAAGTTTCAGGGGTGATAAATTATCCTCTTTTGTTACGTTTAGATAATGAGGAATATCTTCATAAGCAATTCCTCGGTTTGTAAGAACTTGCTCTAATGCAGAGTAATTTTCATTAATTGAATTTATTAATTCGTATTCTATTATAATTACCCCCCTCGTTTAAAACTTATAAAAGCTTGCAGAGGGGACTTCCATAAGGTGAGACATGATAATTTCATTTAATCTCCAGTCGGCGCTCTCATAGATCGCTCCATATACTATACCTCTCATTCCTTTGGTACAATCCTTTCTTTTAATAACTTTTCAAATATTTGCGGACCTGCGTCTATAGGGCTTGCTTTATGAGGGAGAATCATCTCCTTATCAAATATTGCAGATATTTTAATACTTTGACCATATTTATCATTAATGTGAATAAGTTTACTTTTTAGTCTCTGAAACTCTTTGTCTCCTATGCACTCAAAATCACGGTCAAATGCAACCACAACTTCTTGTACTCCAATAGATTTTAATAGTTCTATATGATAAGTTGAAATACTACTACCGCAACAAGCTACTGAAATATCGTTATCTTGTCCATAATAACTAATATACTGCAAGCACGCTTTTTCTGATTCAAAAATAATTGCCACTCCCGCACGCCTAATATTTTCTTTACTATTATTCAAATTATATAAATTAAGACTTAAAGGATGATTATACATTTGTCCTTCTACTATTAAAGGGCGATATTTTCCAAATTTATCTGCTTCTTCTTGTGCTAAAGTTCTTCCTCTTATTCCAATAAGATTACCTTCCATATCAAAATGAGGAATAGTTATTTGCTCTTTGCCTGGGTAATAACCGATTAGATTCTTCTTAATTACCTCATTTGATATACCTTCATCTTCCCAATTAAGTATCCTTGGATAAAGAAATCTAGTAAGAATAACCGGGTCATAACTAGGCAATTTAGCAAATGAAAAAGAATCTTTGGACTTTTTCTTATATCTACTAAATATTTCCCAACCTATTAAATGCTCTTCTTCTTTTACTTGCTCAACGCCTTCAAATCCAAAGTATTGTGCAATAAAATTCATGGCGTCATAAAGTTGCCATTCCATATTTTTTTGATTATGTACTACTTTAATACATAATTCAAATATATCAAATGAAGGTGAACTTGTACATCCAGTAAAACAATAAAAGAGTTGTGAGCCTTCATAATAATAAAGTTTGCGGGAGCCAACCCCTGGAAGATTATGACATATTGTCTGGGAGATTATACCTTGTGAAAAGTATTCAGGCTCCCCGCCCCACATTTCTAATAGGTCGTATATGTTTTCTATTGATAGTTGAGCTTTTAGTTCATCTTTATTATAAAATTTATTCAATCCCAAGGAGCATCACCATCATCTACAATTACGCGTGTATCCTCTATAGGTACCATTTCTAGTCGCCAGTTAGTACAAAATTGCGGTTCTATTCTACAAGTTCCCAAATTTGCGGAACAAAAAAGATAAACTCCCTTATATGCCCCACGACGATTCTTATATATAGATAGTTTGATTTTAGGCACTTTAAGATTGGGATTTGCGGCAAGAATTGGAGCGAGTTTTTCAAGGTCTTGAGGAGTAACTTCCAAGAGTATCATCCCCGTGTCAACTCTGTCTGCGATGCTTTTCGCTCCTCTCAAGAGATTTTGGTCTGGAGTTTCGCTATCTTTATAGTCGGTATTAAGCTGTGTACCCGTCAAAATAAAAACTCCATATTGATTAGCTATATCTTTTAACCTAGCAGACAACATAAAAAGTATATTATCTTCTCGAAGCTTGACTCCGCCAGAACGCTTGGATATTTCTTCGAGTATCTTGAGTGATGTGTGTATATAATCGAACATATTCCTCCTATGTTTCCATAGGTACTGACTATCTCTTACTTGACAAAATGCCAAGGATACCTTTTCGAGCCACGTACCAATAGTAGCCCTACTCCGCCGATCCGCGGATAGTCGATACAGGTTAAATTTGGACTTGTTTCCAAGTTTTTCCTCGACAAATATCTCCAATTGTAGATTTGCAAATACCATATTTGTCGATTAATTGTTGGTATGTGAATCCATTTTTTCTATCTATTTTAATTGCACGAACAATTTCTTCATTTAATTTGGTATGTCTATTTTTCTCAGTAAATACTTCTGGCATAATTGTTTTATATCTAGAGCCAGTCCAAATATTTAGAAAAGAATTATAGTGCATTTTTCCTTCATATAATTCTTTGTAAATCTTACTTGGACTTTCATGCCTAGCATAAGCTTTTCTAAGAAAAATAACCTCATCTTCCGATAATGAAGCGTGAGCTTTCATAAGCTTTTCTTTTTGTTCCTCTTTCATTGGTTTAGAAGCATTTAATCCACCAGACTCAATATTATATCCATTTGGAATCTAAGTTTTTAAATTAGCAATATAATATATTTCTAGTCCATTTAATTCTTCTATTGTTTCGGCTTCTGCTAAAATTTCATATTTAAAATTTTCATAGCCATATTTTCGGAAAGCTCTATGAAGCGGAGAATTATACTCAGGGTCTTTTTCATTAAAAGCCGTACTTTTATGAGCATTATATCTTTGTCTTGGGTTAATTGTTTGACCCACATATTTTTTCCCATTAATTAAATTAGTATAACAATAAATGATTCCCATAAAGTAATCATCCTTTCTTTAAAATTATTTCCATTAATATATGAAAATAATCAAAGGTGTTTTGATTACTTTTGTCCAAAATTTTTTCCCACGGGATTACCATGCCATTTGGTTTAGGTTTCCCCGTTAGCTAGAATCAAAACTATTCTAACCCCAGTGGTAACTGGAAAGGTATTACACAGCCCTCGGTTTTTCACTGAGCAATGTAGCGAACATCATGCTCTCTGATGTTCTTCTTTATAATATTTTCTACGTCTTGGAGAGAAAAGTCGGGCAACGTCTCAACCCAAAGGGGGCTACGAGACAAGATTTCCGCAGCTTTTTTAATTCTTTCTTCTTCTCCTTCAAGATATTGACCATTTAAGATATGTTCTTCATTTACATTTGATAAAAATGCAAGCATCATTGTTTGAATCTCAGTTAAATCTTGTTCAACAGCAATAAAAAGAGTAGGCTGTGCGCTTCCATTTCTTATCCAACCAAACTGGTCATGATAAATCTCATTACACGCAAAATTGCAAGCATCGGCAATCATTGAACGTGTTTTGCCAACTCCAGTTGCCGCTGACCTAAGATACATTTTGCCAAGTCTTGCTCCGCGAGTTACTGTGTTAATGAGGGGTCCATACATCGGAATACCAATCTCAGGATTCTTCTTTAAATCTTCAATAAGTCCCAAAATACCATCTCCCGCCTGGTAGCCATCACCTAAGTCATCATTAACATATTTTGTTTTTATTTCATCTATTCTATTATCAATATCTTGGGCAATAGATGTAATAGAAGTTTTATCAAGCCAATCTTCTTGCTCTTGTTTTTTGTTTGTATTGATAATATTTTCTGGGTCATAAAGATAACTTACATCAAGCCCATAGTTTGCATAAGCTCTTAGCAAGCTAAATTTTTTCATGCGCATATAATAATAATTAAAGGTTTCTTTCTTAGAAACTTGAGAAGCTTCTGCAAGATATTCAACGCCTTTATTCTTATTAAAAATCGCTTCATATTTAGGTCTATTGGCGAGATAATCTATAATAGACTCTATGTTTACCTTACTCCCAGTAAGATGTATATTGTAAATTGCTCCAAAAGTTATTTTATGAAAATTTTCAGTAAAATCATCTTCATGTATAACATATTTATCTGTATCATCAAGTATAGAAGAATCGTTAAAAACACATCCAATAACCTGCGTTATGGCGGCAAGGTCTATATAACTATTAGGATTAACCACTTACATCTTCCTCCTTGTCCAAAAAATCAAAAAGATTTTTAAAACGCCTTACTGGTTTTCTTCCACTTGCTTTAATGTGTATTTCTCGTGCGGGAAGCACATAATCTTGAAGCTCAATATTTTCATTTTTCTGCTGTGCTTCCCATATACCATGCCAGTAGGCATATGCTTCCTCGTACACATATGGCGTTATACCAATTCCACCATTCGACTTCTCAAGGTCATTTCCGCACACATCATAAAAATATTTTAGAGTTTTTAAAATTCCTGAATAAGTATATTTTTTATCTTTCACATAGGTATTTATCTGTCTATCAATTTTTTCTGAGATACAATTAATTCTAAATAAGTCCTTAATATAATTTTCTAGTTCTTTCTTATCTTTATCCTCTTGGGTTTCTAGAGATTCCGCACAAGAAGCATGAGCATAACGATTACTTCTTGGCTTTACATAGGGTTCTTCGTCAGGATTAAACATCTCATTACAATAAAGACATTTAACGAGCCTTTTTGCCACTACTTCTCACTCCTTCCCTAAAGTTTATATAAATATTATATCACATTTTAATAAAAAAAGCAAGAGAGGGAGATTTCTCTCCCTCTCATCTTCTTTAACCCTTTATAAGTTCTTCCAAGTCTGTAGCAATCAAGTCCATAAGCTCAGCTTGCTCGGGGGTACAATCGCTAACTTTTCGCCCCTTACCAAGATAACGCTCAATAATTGAGGTAATCTTAGCTGCGTTAGACTGATTTGCACTCATAAGATCTCCAATAAGATTCTGAATCTTTTCAGCAAGAGCCTGATAATCATATTCTTTTGGAGCTGCAAACTCAGCTCTTTCTGTAGTAATATACTTTCCATTTGTTGCTTTTGCTTCTGCATCAATTGCGGCATTAAGAGCATTAACAAGTGCATTATAAGAAAAATCTATTTCAGGAGCGATATATTTAAATCTACAGCCACAACGAACACTATTATCCTCAGACCTAAGTGTAAGAACAGGCTTATAGGTTCCATCAGGCATAGCTTTTGGATGAGCATAGGCTATTATATCACTCATATTTTCTATTATCGAAAGCGCAGAACTCTGCATAGAAGAACCAATCTGTTGATATTCAGTGCCATTCTGAGGTTTAATTGTTTTTTCTTTATCGTGACTTATAAACACAACAGCATATCCCAGCTGAGTTAAAGTCCTAAAAGTTTCCTCGAATTCCTTTTTATATTTTGCCCCAATAATGTTATCCTAAAGGCTTTTTATCCTCTAGTTCTTACGCTTACTTATTCGCGTAAGTTCAGCATAGCTTTTATCCCCAACACTTGGGGATTGTAGTCTCGTGGAGAACTATATCAATTAAAGTTTTTTATATCTATAATCTTTTGATATTTTTCTTTCTTTCTTGCCAGGAATAAAGAGTTATCGGTATATAAATGCTTAAAGATTTCTTTAGAAGCATTTGTCGAATATTGTAAGATATATAATGTAGAAGTATTACGTTGAAAAGAGTGAACATTTACTTTTGGAATATCATATTCCTCATAAAAAAAGTCTACAATCCATTCAAGAATTTCTTTAGTTGCAGATGTAATCTGCCAACTCAAAGTATTATAATTATTAGAAAGAAGAGTTATACTCCCATCGCCATCAAAAAAACCTCTAATATAATCAATCCAATATTTTCTATCTAAGCTTAATGGTGGCTTTAGCTTAAAGGTTTTTTGTGGAATCACGCCATACTTGGCTAAATCTTTTTTATGTTGTTCGCTTGACCATTGAATTTTGCTAACTTGATAACCAGCTTGAGTAATATAATCTTTAACTTCGGACTTCAAACCAATTTCTTGACGAATCTTTTCAAGAATCTCTCTATCTACTGTACTCAAACTAAGTTTAACTACATTCCTATCTTTCTCAATGCTACCATCGGCAGCCAAAAAACCAACAAGCCAAGCCATATTATGATTTTCTTCGCTAAAATAATTCTGCTTTTCTAGCAGATTTCTGCCTTTATTCGCAGCTACAATAGCTTCATGTCGATTTCTTAATTTATAACCATTCTTTTCTAAGACTTCTTTGAGTTGAGGCAAAGTTATTTTTGCAGCAGCCATTACTGCCGCTTGCCCTCTCCCATTTTCAATATACTCCTTTAGAACAATTTTCTCTTGCTCTTCCGTAAATGAGTTTTTTGTATTCACACTGAACACACTCCTTAAAACTAAAACTTTAATTGTTTAATTTCTCTATGCGTTGCGCGTGTTAAAGCTTTTAGACTTTAACTTCCGCTCTGGTTAGCATTTCAGCTTTCCAGGTTTTTACTACAATTTTGATATGAATTACTTCATAAAAGACCAAGCATTTTAGCCATTATTCGACCATCCGCCGTCTCCAATGTTTTCTATCCCCAGCTGATTACAAACATATTTCTGACACATATCAGCGGCTAGGTCTGCGGTATCAATTATAATGCTTTTATAAACTTCCTTAACCTCAGATTTCTTAAGCTCTCTAAGAACTTGCTTCATATCTCCCCAAGATGTGATATCTTGTACCATGACCCCAGGTAGTGCGTTGTAACCACGCTCGAATGCTAGTATCAAATGACCAGGCATCTGAGAACCAAAAGTCGTCTTACCAATCTTTGCAGGTCCAAATAAAAAAGTAATATAGCCAGATAGATCGCGACTTACACTATGAGGCTGAATATTTAAAAGGTTGATAGCCATTATTTTTATTTCCTTTCCTAAAGCTAAAGGGGGAGGTTTTTCCTCCCCTTATAAATTAAAACTTGTACTCGCCCTCAGTAGGCTTTGCGAAAGCCGACGGAGTAGAATTCTTACTAGCACGATAAGTATCGCTACGCTGCTTGATTTCCGCAAGATGGATCTCTCGTGCGGCGATCATCTCAGACAGCTCAGAAGCAAGAAGTGTGCTTTCATCATCCCAAAGATAAGGCTCAGGCTGCGCCCAAGTAATAACAAATGCCTTCTGAGTATTAGTAACCTCGCGCACACTAATCTCACCCCAAGCGCTTGCTTCCTCTATCTTCTTCTTTACAACCCTAGAGATTTCCTGCCCCTTCACCTTAGTAAAGACGGGCTGCTTCTGCGTAGCCTCAAGTCCCTCAAAATAATCAATTGCTGCCGGATTGGTAACAGTAAACTCGACAGGAAGAAGCATCTTGGGATAACCAAAAATACAGCCCTTGACTATGCCTGTATCCGGCTGATCCTCAGTCTCCTTACGAGAAAAATTAGTAATAACCATATCTGCTTCAAAAGTAGATCGACTATCAGGCTCACTAAATGTATCAATAGGATGAATAAATCCACCCTCATTGCGCTTTGTGCTTACAAGCGGTTCACCCTCAACACGATAATTGTACCACTCGTTAAGAGCAATTGCAGAATCTACTCTAAGCTTCGCAGCATTCTCCTTACCAGCGCCCATAACTGTCTTGGTGGTACCGTCAAGTATGCTCTGAAGAATTGCATAGTTACCATTTACACGAGGTGCATCATTCGGATTCTTCTGAGGATAATACTCTGCAACATAGGTATAATGAACAGTAACTATATTGGTATCATCTGTTGCAATACTAATATCACCAGAGATATAAGGAATATTCTTGGCACTTACCTTGCTCTTAAGATTATGCTCATAGAGATAACCCTCAAGATGAACTGTGTTTATAAAATTCTTCTTACTCATTCGTAATATTCTCCTTAATAATAAAATTCATACCTTTTTCTGTAATCAAGTAATTTACAGGGTTAGTTCCATTCTTTTCAACAAATCCTTCTGTAACAAGCTTTCGCATTGCACCAGAAATCTTTCTAGATGATTCTCCCATTTCATCTGCTATATCTTTTGCTTTTATAGATTTAAAACCATAATTCTGCAAAAACTCAAGAATCGCAGCGCCAGTTTCTGTGATAATAGGAGCTTCCGCCTTATCTTCATACGAGGCAAGTTCATTATAAATTTTCATTACGCCACTAGGAATATCATTTTCTCCAACTATAGTATCAAAATAATCCAGAAATTCTTTGTATTTATTCACTTTTTTATTGCCCCTCCTTAATTTCTATATATATTATATCATTTTAATTAATTTTTGTCAATGAATATAAATTCCTTAGAATAAGGTAAAGATTGAGCAAATGAAATGAAATCTTTTGACCATTCTGTTAACTTGTGTTTTTGACGCTGATGTACCATAGAAAGAAGATTCTCATAATTCATAGTAATTGTACGAGTTTGAAGCCAGCTCATAGGCAACCATCTCACAAGCTCTTTCCAATACTTTTTCGCTTCAATAGGATTTTCGTCTTTAAGAAGTAAATATTTTTGACGAAGTTGTTCCAAGTCATTAATAAAATTGTCAACTCTAATCCCTACATTTATATCATCTATTAAAGGAAGTTCATTGTTATAATTAGTAGTTTCAAAACAATCAATTGTAATAGGCTTAGAAGTAAGCTTGTGCATAGTTGAAGTACTATTAGCCACGGTGCCTATTTTATAGGTACTTGCTTCTTTCCACCAGTAAATTGGTGCTGTGATGTCAACAGTCACGAATATTTGTCTCAAAAACTTACGATGTTCACTACCAGCATTTATGAGATTTTGCGCTAACTTCATATCCTTTGGACCGATCGCCGCAAACTCCCAAATATCTTTATCATGGTGAAGAAGAATATTTTTCTCAATAGCCGCATAATCTTCATTGGTCATAGGAACATCTTCTCCATGATACGCAATCCACATTTCAGAAACAATATCAGGAATAGAATTGTATAAGCACATCCCAAAATTGCTATCGCTTAGATGCCAACTATTTTTAGGATTGCGCATACCCCGAAGAGCGTGTTCAAAATTATAGACTCTAATATTCTCAAATTTCATTTATTATTCTCCATCACTCAAAGTATAGCCAATAAGTTTATCATGAAAAGCAGCAACAAATGCTTCAAGATCATCAACCACAATAAACCTTTCGGGGTCACAATTACCTACCGCATAGTCCCAATAAGAAACAAAGTCTATCCCCATAATTCCATATACCATTGATTTTTGTTTCATGCCGGCAGGGTTTCCGCACACAAATATAGCATCTTTTTCCTTGGCAAATTCCATTAACTTACGAGTTTTCCCGCTACTGCGTGTTCCGATTATTCGCTCCATTTCACGCGCCTCCCGATGTTTTATTCATACCGCTTTGTTTTGTATCATACAAATCTATATAATAAATTTCACGCTCATTAAGTTTATCTCTGGAAATTTCTTCCAAAACCTCAAAAGTAAAATTATTTAATCCATCTTTTTTCATAGCTTGGTAAAGTTTATTCGTAGCAGGAGCAGAAGATAAACCAGCCTTGATGTGTTGCCTAAACCTCTCTCGTATATCGACCGACTGACCAATATAAGATTGTCCACTAATTAAATCTGTTATTTTATATATACCAATTATCTTTCCACTTGTTTTAAACAAATGAGACATTAAGGTATCATAAGCAGTTTTATAATATACATCCCAAATTAGTTTATCTATAGCTTCTTTATGGCATAGTCTTTTTTGCAAATCTCTTAATAAAGTTATATCATTAATATCTTCATCGCATATAGGCAATTTATAATAACTTTCATTAGCTTTTATTTCTTCTTCTCTTTTCTTTGCCTGAATATAAGCCAATTGCTTAGCTTTTAAATCTTCAACTTTTGCTTCTTCTTCTACAACTTTATTAAGACAATCTTGCAATCTTTCTTTATATTTTTTATTAAGTGACTGATATTCTTCATCAAGCGCGGCGACCGACGCCTCATAGGCTTCTTGAGCTTGCTTTATAGCGCCCTCCCGCATATCTTCTGCGGCTTTAGATAAAGAATTTAATATATTAGCTTGTGCCTCTACAGAATCTTTTACTTCATCAAGCTTTTGTTTGTCCTAATCTATTTCGGTTAAGAGCTGACTATGTTGTTGCTCTAAAAAATCATTTTCTTCTGCTATCTCTACATTAACTTTAATTATTTCTTGCTTAGTTTGTCTAAGCTTAATTACATAATATAAGAGAAAAACACTAATAAAAATTAAAAAAATAGTTACAAATATCATAAGTTTAAAAAAGGGGCTAGAAAAACTAGCCCCATGTTATTACTCTTCTGCCTTCTCAGCGGGAGCATCCGGGTCAACCGTCATGCCCAGCTCAGTCAGACGAAGGAACTTAATCTTCTGATGCGAGCCATCTGCCAGCTCGATCTCCTTCTCCTCGCGATAACCCCAATCCTTCTTGACAAAGGAAGTAAAGCTACCATTAACCTTGCGGGTATCAAAACCCAGCTCCTCAGCGACGCTAATCGCGGTAATATCCTCTCCGTTATGCTTACGGATGTACTCAAAAATTGTCTTAGTATCGGGCTTCATTGCCATTGTTAATTTTCTCCTTTAAATAATTGTTGTTGTATTATTTCATCTATTTCTAAAAACAGATTCATCCCATCTTTTAAAGCTAGAATTTGATTAGTTAACTAAATTATTCTATTTTCGGCTTGAGATTTTTCCTCTTTTGTACTGGTTTCGCTTTGATGAATCAATTCGCATTTATACATTTCCTATGCGTATTTCTTCATTTGCTTTCTGGTCATTTCAAAAAACAACCTTTCCTTATTGATTACAAGTATATTATAGCAAAAAATTTTTTTAAAGTCAATCAATCTTCTCTTATAATCATTTGCGCAATTTGTTCTCTTGGAATATAGAAATCACAAGTTTCTGTTTTGCTTTTTATGGTAAGCCAGTTTCCGCCCGCCATCAAATTAATATCATAATCGTCATAAGAATAAGTTCCACGCGAACCATCTATATAATCTACTTTAGCGTACATTTAACCAAACTCCTTTATAAAACCTTCCTCTGTAATTATAGGCACATTAAGTTTTTTCGCGGTTGCATTTTTACTAGTGGTTGAATTAATATCGTTATTTATAAGATAGTTTGTTTTACTAGTTACGCTGTTTGTAACTTTTCCGCCACGTTCTTCAATCCAAGCTTTGAAGTCATCTCTTTTCTTAAATTGCTGTAACTTACCGGTTATGCAAATTGTCAACCCATCGCACGAATGCTGAACACTATTAAGCGTGACTTCCGCGATATTAAGCAAAGGATAAATCTTGTCCGCTTCTGTATAATCATAATTCCATATTGCATCTGTTTTTGCGCCTGCGAATCCATCATATTCAGAAAAATTAAATTTATTATCTACTTTTTCCCGAAAATCTTCATAAGAGTTAATGTGTTTGCAAAGTTCTTTAGCTACAGTTCTTCCTATCAGAGGTATTCCTAAACTAGAAATAAAAGATTCAAGAGTTGTATTTTTTGCGGCTTCAATAGAATTAAGAATATTAGTTACAGATTTTACTCCAAAACCAGGCTTTAAAATCCATTCATCTTTATGATTAACAAGAGTAAAGATGTCTGAAATATTTTCAATCCAATCCCAGCTAATTAGCTTTTCAAGGGTGGCTTTTGATAATCCTTTGATTTTAAGTCCTTTAATCCCGGCAAAATGATCAAGAATATTTATAAGTTTTCCATCACAAGTAGGATTACTGCAAACAAGATTGGCAGTCCCAGAATCAAAAATTTCTATTTCGGTAGCTTCACCGCAAATAGGACAAACAGATGGAATGGAAAGTTGAAGTTCTGCGGACTCTTGCTTATCTGCGCTACTAATCTGTGGTATAATCGCATTAGCCTTATATACTTGCAGCTTTTCTCCTACATAAGGATGTTCTCCAAGAAGGTCAATCATCGTATTAATATTAAACATATTCGCCCTATTAACCATGCTCCCATCCATCTCTATTTCTTTAAAGATTGCTACGGGAGTAAGCTGCCCAGTTCTACCCATTGACCATTCTATATCTTGAAGCTCGGTTTCATAAGTCTCATCATAAAACTTGAACGCATAGGCGGCGTTGGCATGATGTGCTGTTGAGCCAAGACTTGTACCATAATCAATATCGTCAAATCGTCCAACAAGACCATCAATGGGATAACCCAATTTCTTGGCTTCATTCTGAAGAAATTCTTTAGCATCATCACACAGAGAAGAAGCCCAAGGAACGATAGTAAAACCAAGCTTTAAAAGATCTTGAAGTTTGTCAATAAAACTATTTCCTTCTAACCCCTCAACTACATTCCAAGCCACAAAGGTTAAATTACGCTTGGCACATTCTTCAGATTCAAGAAGCCTAATACTGCCTGAGGCAAAATTTCTGGGGTTTTTGTACTCGATAGAGAAAGGTTCAAAGTCTTGATATCGGCAAATTACTTCTCCATCAATTACCAATCTCTCTTGATAGCTAATTTTTTTAGGAATAGATTTAATAATTCTTGCATTATGAAGAATGGCTTCGCCAATTTCACCATTCCCGCGCGTCTCCGCAGACACTAATACTCCATTTTCATAGGTAAGACAGCAAGTTAAACCATCCATCTTGAGCATTAAATCTACAGCTTTATTTCCAAAATATCTTACAAACTCATTCCAATCTTTTGTCTTGTCGAGTGATAACATATCATGGTTATGTTTTACTTTTTCAAGTTTTGTAACTACTTCATATGTAATTTTTTGAGTAGGAGAATCTTCCATTGTGATTCCAGACTCTTGCTCCAAGTTTTTTAATTCAAAATAAGCCCTATCCCATTCTTCATCCGTTACTATCGGAGTTCCTTTATCATATTCTTTAGTCCAATTATTAAGATCGCGAATCAAAGTCTGTATTTTCTCACGCTGCTGGTCGCGCAGCCAGTCTTTCATTTCATTACTCATATCTTTACCCTCTCTATTTTTACTTATATATATTATATAATATTTTTATTAAAAAGTAAAAAGAGGGTGGAAAACCCCACCCTCTAGTTTTTTATATTTTTGTTATAGTTATTATTTCTGAATTATTTTTTAACATTATATTACCAAGAGAGACTCTGCTAAGTAAAGGAATATTCTTACAACTTACAACAATGGAAGATTTATTTCCTGAAATAAGAATATTGTCCTCATCATTTACTATTGTGGCGCCCGCTATTTCTTCTTTATGGCAAGTTAATCCCTTTCCGCCTCTAGCTTGGACAGTAAACTCTTCCAGCTTTATTTTCTTCCCAAGACAATTCTTAGAAACAAGAGTAAGATAGTCTGCGGGATTGGCGATAGGTAGAGCCGCTATAACTTGGTCATCTTTTGCGAGATTAATACCTTTTACTCCTTGAGCCGTGCGTGAAGACGTCGGCACACCGGCTGCTGCAAATCTTATACTCATTCCATTTTTGGTTATAAGCATTATTTCTTCTTGGTCGATAAAAGTTATATCTGCCAGGCTATCTCCATCTTTTAGTGTAATTGCAATAACACCTTTATTCCGTTTAGTTTTGTCATATTCACTCAAAGGAACTTTCTTTACTATACCATTTTTAGTAGCAAAGAATATAAATTTCTTAGTTGTATCTCTAGTCAAAGTGGTAAAAGCGATAGGAACTTCATTATTTTCAAATTCAATTAAACTGCCAAGAATTGTATTGGTGCCTTCAGGAATATTATCAACAAGAATCTTATACATTTTGCCCTTGGAAGTAAATATCATAAGATAATCTTGAGTATTAGTAGAAGTAGAAAACTTAGCTATTTCACCATTTGTTTTTACTCCTATAGTATTGCGTCTCTGCGGTTTAAAATTCTTCTTTGCAATACGCTTTACCTGATTCTTACTATTGATAATAACGACGCAATCTTCTGGTTCAGCCACGATAATTTCTTTCTCGGCTTTAGGTAGTTCAATGTTTAAAAGCTTTGTGCGTCGCTCGTCACCATAGGTATCCCGCAATTTCTTAACTTTATTAATAAGTTCATTATTTCTTGTCTCTTGATTTGTCAAAATGTTAATACAATAAGCAATGAACTCTTTCTTTTCTTTAAGCTCGTTAATAAGTTCTTCTTTATCAATCTTGGTTAATTTACCAAGCTTCATATCAAGAATTGCAGTAGCTTGAATATCATCAATAGAAAGAAAGTCAATCAACTTTTCTTTTGCCTCTGCTTTACTTGCGGAAGCCTTGATTAATGAGATTACTCCATCAATCTTGTCTACTGCAGCAATCAAACCTTCAAGAATATGAGCACGAGCTTCTGCTTTTGCTTTATCATACTCCGTTGCTTTAATAAGTACATTCTCTTGATGCTGAACATAAGCTTTAATTAAATCAACCATAGAACAAAGCTTCGGAGTACCATTTACAATATAGTTCATATTGTAGGATAAAGTAGTTTGAAGGTCAGTTAAAGTAAACAGCTTATTAAGAGCTTTAGAAACAGAAACTCCATCTTTTACGTGGAAGACAAGCTTATTTTGTCCCACGTTAGATTCATCATCAAAATCATCAATAACTTCCTCTAGCGTTTCAATATTTTTCTCAATCTGCTCTTTAATCTTATTTCTATAGGTACGGTAAGGGATGGTTGTAAAGATTATCTTTTGTCCATCAACTTCATAATCACCTTGAATTTTAAGAGACACAGAAGACTTACCTGTTTCAAATGCTTTAGCAATGTCTTTAGAGTTGAGAACCTTGTTGCCTAGAGGAAAATCAGGACCCTTAATATATTCCATAATCTCGCTTGTTGTGAGAGAACCTTTCTCGATGAAAGCAATAATCGCGTTGCAAACCTCTGTTAGGTTATGTGGTGCGCTATTATGAGCCATGCTAACTCCAATTGCCTGTCTACCATTGCAGATTGCATTGGGAAAGAGAGAAGGTAGAACAACAGGTTCCATAAATTCTCCGTTGTATGTCTCTTTAAAAGGAACGACATCTTTCTTAAAATCGTTCATCATTAAGTCTGTATAAATACTAGGCTTGGCTTCAGTGTATCTTGAGCTCGCTTTCATGTCATTATTTTCTTGAGTGCCAAGAGAGCCTTGCCCATGAATAAGAGGATATCGCATAAGATACTCTTGAGACATCTTACAAAGAACTCCATAACAAGAAGCGTCGCCATGAAAATAAGAGGTAATTAGCGTTGAACCGACAATACCTTGGCACTTTCTAGTCTTGCTTTTGCTATCCATTTTAAGATAATCTTCCATCGTCCAAAGAATTTTGCGCTGAGCGCTTAAAAGACCATCTTCAGCGGCAGGAATTGCGCGGTCAGTCAAGACCTCCTCGGCATAGACCAAGAAATTTTCCTTTGCTTCATCAAGAATATCAACTTCTGTAATCATATTTTCATTCGCCATTATTCTCACCTCTATTAGTCAAAATTAAAGCCAAGTCTTGTAGCATTATCATAGATATATTGCTTACGAGGCTCTACGTTACTTCCCATAAGTGTTTCAAGAAGCTCCTCAGTTTTCTTAGCATCACTCACGGTAATACGCTTATATCGTTCATTCTCAAAGCACACTTTCTGCAAGTCTGCAGGGTCTAATTCTCCAAGCCCTTTTGCGCGTAAGAGGTCGAATGAATTCGTCTTATGTTCTTGCTTCCATGCTTCCAATTCTTCGTCTGAATAGCAATAATACTCTTTATTCTTACAACGAATGATATAAAGAGGGGTTACAGCTCGATAAAGTTTACCAGCTTCCACGAGAGGACGCATATAAGTAAAGAAAAATGTAGTAAGCAAAAGCTCAATACTCATTCCATCAGAATCTTGGTCGCTAGTAATTACAATCTTGTTAAAGTTCATTTTATTCACGTCAAAATCTTTTCCAAAACCTGCTCCAATAACGCGAATAATATCACTCATTTCTTGATTAGCCAAGATTTTATCTACACTGGTCTTGAGAGGAGAGATTGTTTTCCCTTTCAACATATAAATACAGTCTGTTTTTGGATTACGGGCTTCCACTGCTGAAGATCCTGCACTCAAGCCTTCTACAAGCAATAGGTTACGTTGATTGGCAGACTTATTCGTACAATCAATAAACTTATCGCTAAGTTGCATTTTAGCTTTAAGACCAGATTCTTTCTTGCCCTTAATACCTCTTGCGGAATCCCTAGCACGACGCGCCGCCTCTCTAGCTTTACGCGCGTTAAGCGCCTTGTCCGCAATCTTCTTTACATCTTTAGGGTGAATAGAAAAGTATTCTTTAAGAGCAGAAGTAGAGAGTTTTTGAACATATGTTCTGCCTTCTGAGGAACTAAGTTCCTCTTTATTTTGCCCTTTAAATACAGGGTCAATCATCTTAAAGTTAATAATTAAGATTTGTCCTTCTTCGATATCAGACCCGGCAAGATTGACATCCTTCTCTTTGAGCCATCCTTGTTCTCTCATAAAATTATTAAAAGTAGAGGTTAAAGCGGTTTTGAAGCCAGTTAAATGAGTTCCTTTTTCTTGAGGAATATTGTTTGTATAAAGTCTTACAATGCTTCCATAATCAGAAGTATAAGCCATTGCAACTTCAACTTGAAAAAATCCATCTCGCTCTGTAAAATAAATTGGCTCGCAAATAAGTTGCTTTCCTTTTGATAGATAGTTAATATAATCATAAAGTCCTTGCTCAGAATAGTAAGTTTTTTCAATACCTTTTATCTCGTCAATAAAATTAAACCTAAGTCCTGTGCATAAAAAGCTAAATTCTTGAAGCATTTCTTGGAGCTTTTCACTATCAAAAATCACAGTTTCAAAAATCGTATCGTCGGGATAAAAAAGAACTTCAACACCCATGTCGGCACTTTTCTCTTCCTTGGACGATACAAACTGACCTTTTGAAAATTCTACAGTCTCTTTGATTCCTTCTCTTGATGTAGAAACAATCATCTTTTTAGAAAGGGCATTAACGGCTTTACCACCAGTGCCATGCTCACCACCACTGGTATTGTAACCAGTTTGACCAGTTGCATTATCAAATTTGCCACCAGTATTTGCGATACCATAACAAGCTTGAAGCAAACTACAACCGCTTTCATGTTTGCCATGGGGAATACCTCTACCATTATCCTTAATAAGAATTCCACCATCTTTTTGAAGTTTTACAAGAATTTCTGAACCTGCTCCGTTGAGATATTCATCAATACTATTAGAAATTATTTCTTTAGCACAATGGTGTAATCCCTTAAGATCTTTAGAACCAATATACATACCAGGATATTGCCTAATATGTTCAAAATAATCAAGCGTTTTAATACTTGAAGCATTATAATCAGTCATTAATTTTCTGCCTTTCTCTTTTTTATTTCTATGTATATTATATCATATTTTAAAAACAAATGCAATCAAAAAACAAAAAAGAGATTAATGATTACTCGAACCATTAATCTCCCTGTATGATTTCTTCAGGCTTAATTTGACCCGTTGCTAATTTATCCGCTAACTCATTCCAAATATTTCCATTATGACCTTTAACATAATATAATTCAATATGCTTATTATTAAAGCTAGTTAAAATATCATATTTCTGAATTAAGTCTAAATTCTCAAGCGGCGCCCCTCCCGCACGAGTCCATCCATTGCGTTTCCACCCCTTAATCCACTTGGTAAAGCTATTAACACAATACATAGAATCACTATAAACAAGAGGATAAGGAAATGAATTGGAAGGACTTCCATAATTTTCCAGCGCCCAGAGTATTGCACTCATTTCCATTCTATTATTAGTTGTACCTTCTGCGCGCTCCGCATATGCAGCTATTAACTTATACTCTTCTGGCTTTTGCTGTAAATTGCCCTCGCATACTACAACTCCAAAACCGCCAACCGCATTTTTAGAACCATTTTTTAAAGTAGAACCATCTGTATATATAATAATTATTTTTTTCACCTTCTTTTTTTATTTATTATAACATATTATAGATAAAAAGAAAAAGGGATTAATAGTAAAAACTACTAATCCCTTGTAATTATTAAATACCTTCATCAAGATTTATGTTATCATTCTCTAGCTATTTCATTGCCATGTCATAAGTAATTCCACCTTGCGAATGATCGCTTTTTGCCATATTAAGATAAAACGAGCAAATAGTACCATAGGCACTCCAAGGTAGTCCTACTAAAGAAGTAATCCATGCTAAAGTACCAATATAACCTCGATAAACGCAGAAAAAAGCAAGTAATATTCCAGATAAAGTAACTATCCAAAGTAAAAGCCTTATATCTCGAATAATTTTCTTAGAATAATCAAGGCTTTCTATCTAATCTTTTACTTTTGCTTTTTTCATTTGCAAAACTTATCTTTAAAGCGCTGAAGAACAGTCATCATTTCTCCCCTTGTTAAAAACTTTTTGGGAGAAAGACGCCCATTCTCGTCTCCTTGTACTAAACCATTCTGCTGCGCCCATTCCATCGCAGAAAGTTCCCAGGTGGAATCTTTTTTAGCTTGTTGTGCAAGATAAGTTTCAAGCATTTGATTAAAAGTTTCTTGCGTCATTTCTTCGTCACCCTCTCCATTTAAACGCTTATTAACTTCCGCGGCAATTTGCCCATGGCGATTATAAAGCCAATCTCCAGGACAAGCTTTTTGCGCAAACCATCTATGAACAGTCATGTTCTGTTTATCAACTTGTCCAATTAAACTCTTATCTCCTTGCCAAAGTAATTTTTTAATTCCATTACGTTGACAAATATCTACCAATAAATTAATCAAGCTGGCATAAGCCTCGTCTGATACTGGCCAAGGATCAGCTGCTATGCTATTAGCAACTTCAATGGTAATAGCCCTATTATCGTTGCTAGAACTACTAGTACACCAACTTCTATTGGCTTCATCTACATATAAGGCTATTCTGCCATCGCTACCTATCCCATAATTGCTGCTTGCTTTATTTGAACTGTTGGCGAAAATAGCTCCACAACTTTCAACGGTTAGATTTCCTGCCATACAATGAATAGAAATTGTGTCAATTGTATGAGTACGCTTGCCGCTATTATTCGGAGATAATTTGGTATAAGATACCAAAGAACTATTGCTCAATTTTCCTCACCCTCTCATTAGTTCGGCACGCTCGGCAATCCTAGATCTATGACATTGCTTAAGCGTTACTTCACCATAATAGCTTTGACCTCTAAATACTTTAGAAGCCTTAATTAATCCATTATTATTGTTTTTATAAACATCTAGATCAACTTGAGTGCGGTCATCGCCTTCTATGATACAAATACAATTCTCTCCAATTCGTTGAAGAATAAGTTGCATTGTATCAATTGTAGTATTCTGAGCTTCCGTTACATAAACGCCAGCTCTAACATTTATATCCATTCCTCTACAATCAGAGACGGGAATCAGTTCAATTTTTCCTTCGTTAATTAATCTTTCAATAGCTTCAATTCCACCAAACTTTCCTACGAGGAAATTGCCAATTTGTGAATCAAGCAGTTTCGTATTTTTATCACCCGGATAAAATCCGAGCTTAACTGAGTCTCTAGTTGCTACAGGGTTGCAAAAAATTATAATTTTATCAATACGATTTTTCTCAAGTTGTTGAACGAGATAAGCCATGGCTATATATGACTTTCCACTTCCAGCTTTTCCACGAATAATTGTGAATTGGTTATTAGATAAGCTATCAAACAAAAGCTTCTGATAAGGGTCATTCTTATAAGGCTTAACCTTCCCAAACCAGTTTGAATTAAAGTCCTCATAATCAAGGTAATCATGACTACTACCTGACCATTTCCGCAAATCCAATATTTCACCATCAATACTTCGCAATATTAAATACTCACCTATCAAGAGGTTAAAGTGATTATAATTTATATCTTGGTAAAATTTGGTAAGAACCTCATCATTTGCATATATCTCTTTATAACCTGTATATTCATCATTATTTTGTGCGGCTTCTTCTATCATCCCATCTCCGAAAAACAGCTATGCAATATTCGCTAAAGAAAAATCATTAGTAACAAATATTACTTTATCAGGATGAATAAAATTATTCGCATAAATGGCATCGCTTAATATCCTTGTATCATCTGTTATCGTGAGAAACTTTTCTCGAATGGTATTTTCCATATTTTCAGTATGAATTATTAAATCATACAATTCTATATTTTCTCTAAGCCATTTAAGAATTTGTCTGGCTAAATATTTAGTATCAGAATCTTTTGTAGAAGAAACCTTTATTCTTTCCAATTCATTAAGCGTAATAGAAGAAATCATTATTTTTTCTTCTGGCATTTGTTCTCCCAAGGCTAAAAGAGCACTTGTGTCATAGAAACGAATGTCATGTTCCATAGTCATCTTCCTCGTCCTCTATTATTCTAGTGTTAAAACCTATTACTCGCGTTTCCTCGGTCGAAGATTCTTCGGATAGTTCCTAAATTTCAACTCCATATCGCATTATAGTAACGCTCATACGAGTTTTAATAAGTTCAACAAATGTACTAAAGATTTCAACAACACCTTCAATAAAAGTTAATCCGAAAGTGCCTATTAAAAATCCAAGAAGTAAATAATACAATAAAAATCACCTTCTCTAACTATTATTGAAAATGATTAACTAATAATTAACTATTGTTGTCCTTTTCTCTAAATCTTTTAACAGATTCAATGGCTTTTGTATGTCCATCAAGATAATTGCGGAGGCTCGCCTTCTCGCTCTTTATAGCAGACCTAAGGCTTCTAATATGAGACTCTGCTCTATCTATATTCTGTTTAAATGCTCCAGTAGGATCAACTTCTGCGGGAATTTTAGCACCATATCCAAGAACTTCATCGTAATATCTTATTTTATTTTCATATTTCTCTCTTGCCTTTTTAAGTTCATCCTCAAGAATACTAATTCTTGCTCTAGAAAGCGCTATGGTAAAACCAACTTTCTCAGAAAAGAAATTAGAATCTTCATCATGAATACAAGACATTCCAGAATAAACAAGACCATTATGTTTAATATAGACAATTACACAACCAACTTTTTCACTTACATCAACTTCAAAAGGTGTATTATAAATAGATTTAATCAAATTCATATTTTTATTCTCCCTTATTTCTTATAATTTAATTATACTTAAAAATTTTTATTATGTCAATATTAGAAATGCCCTAGGCTTTTGACCTAGGGCTTCTATTCAACTTCCCAAATCGGGAGTAACCATGAGATTTGTACCATCGCTAACAATGGTAGGAAGTACCCCATCCCACTTATCAAGCCACTGCTGTGCGATCCAAGTATCAGGCATATTTTCAAGAGCCTGCTGAGTAATTTCAAGAGCTTCCGCTTCGCCCTTAGCTTTTTCAATTGCAGCCTCTGCCTCGATTGAGGCAACTTCCTTCTCCTGCTCAGCCTGGATTATTGCAGTCTTCTTTTCCTGCTCTGCACGAAGAGCATCCTGTTCTGCGACCATCTTAGCTTCAACGCTTGCCTCAAATGCGTCAGAAAAATCAATATCCTGAACTATAACAGATGTAAAGTTAATGTGATACAGATCTTCCAGAGTCTCAACCTCATCTGCTACTTCTGCAGACAGACTAGAGCGATTTTCAAGAAGCGTCATGGCGCTATATCTTGCAAATACAATCTTTGCCTTTTCCTGAACGACATTGGAAAGCTTAGTTTCAAGAATCTCATAAGAACCATATTCTTTAGCAATATCAAGAACATAGTCAGGGTTAATAGCGTACTGGTATTCGATTGCGGCAGTCACAGGCTGAGCGTCCATAGTATAAGATGCGAAACTCTCAGAATTAATATGAACTCTCAGGTCATAAGTAGTTACTGTATCGGAAATGGGATTAACAACATTAAGACCAGAAGTTATCTCTTTATTAATGTTACCAAAAGTTCTAACAACTCCAATTTCAGTAGAATCAATAATCTGTATTCCACTTGCTATAAAAACAATTACAGTTATAAGAATAATGGCGATAATAGCTATCAGCCTAACTGTTCTTACGCCTTTGGTGTTTAAAGCTTCTTTCTCAAGGTATCTAATAACGGAGCCAAAACCAATAATAATTCCAATAAGAAATATTGCCATGATAACCAAAAATATAATCATTTAATATACTCCTTTATATCTTCTATAATTTTTTCTATATGAACAGGATAGCAATTATGACTATCCGTTTCAACGTGATAAGATAGAATATTCTGTTTAATTAGTTCGTATTTATCTTTTGTGTGCGAATGCCCGCATATATTTATAACCTTAGCTTTTAGTGGTTTAAGTTCATCATAATTAGAAGTAATGGTAGGGAAATGAGAAAGATAAAGATGATACTTTTTATAGACTAGCATAGTAGACCACCCAAGAATTTCTTCTACATTATTACAGCTTTCATACATGGCTAGTCGTTGCGAGGTATCATGGTTTCCGCAAATTATATGGAGTTTTCCATTCATAGATTCAATTAGTTCTTTATTTGCGGCAAGTGCCTCTTCATTCCCTCCACCAAGACACAAATCTCCTAATACATACACATCATCTTCTGGAAGAACTAGAGAATTATGTCTTGTAATAATTGCTTCATTCATTTGTTGTATATTATCAAAACCTCGGGATTCCCAGATAAAAGGGCGATCGTGACTAAAATGCCAATCAGAGGTGAGCCATACCATGCTTATTCACTTCCTTTTACTTCAATAATTTTATTATATTTATATTTTTCATATTTAGATGCAGGACAAAAATTTTGTTTCATTTTATACATTATTTTATCGGGTACTTTTTCTCGTCCTTTTCTTTTAGCATTACGCTCAAAACAAATGTTAAAGGGAGTTAAGAAATTAACTGCATATATCTCAACATCTTTAAGATTCAATTTATCAAGAACTTTATTGCGACTGTATTCATTAATATGAGTAGCATCAATATAAGTATTCTCATTGGTAATAATAGATTTATTAATCTGACGAATGAACTCTTTAAAAACAGCATCTTCTTTAGAAAAATATTCTTCATCTTCATTTACCATGCTGAATCGAACAGCATCGCGAGAAACACAATAGCCATTTTGTTTAGCTACCCAGCTGCTTTTACCCGATGCCGGAATCCCGCACAAAAGCCAAATCTTTTTCTGCTTCATCTTTATATACTCCGTCCGCAAAATCTTTCTGAAATTCTTCTACTTCTTCAGGTGTTATACATTCAATATGGTTAATTACTTGTTTGCAAGATGGACAGTAAAGTCTTTTTCGATGAAACTTTTCGTGCAGGTGTCCAGGACTTCGCAGCACAGGGATTCCTTGATTACCACAATAAATACAATAAAAATTATGTTTTATATAATAATTATTTTTGCTGTGACGTCGTCTCACTGTTCTTCTTCCTTTATTAACTTCTTCTCTTGACGGAAAAATTTTTATGAATTAAAATATTAATATAAATTAAATTTCTTCCTAAACTCCTATATATTCAACAATAAACCAATTCATTATGTCCCAAAGACGATAACCATTCCAGTGGCACCATCCGTTGGTGCTATCAAGCTGTTCAAAATATCTTCCAGTTTTACGATCTTCAAAACGTAGCCACACATAATATTCCATTCCAGAGCCATCTTCATAATAAGCAGCTTGTGGACAATTTACTTGATGAATATAAAAACGCCCTTTCCACAAATTATCATTCTCAATGTTTTTATTAATTTTCTTAACATAAGAATTTATTTTGCGCTGATGTTTTTTTCTATTCCTTGAATAAACCCAATTATCCATGACTCATATCTCCTTTTCTTTATCTTTTATATATACATTATATCATATTTTAAGAAAAAAGTAAAAAGGGTGGTAAAAACCACCCTTCTTATTCTTCAACATACCTTATATAGCAATCATAGCCTAAATTTGCAAGGTCTTCGGCAACTTTTTGCGCGTTCTCTTTTACTGAGAAAAATCCAACTTGAACCCTATAGCCCTTCTTCTCGTCATCATATGTAATGAAAGCAGATTCATACGAAAATCCATTAATACCAGATTTAAGACTTTTAATAACTGCAAGATAGCGCTGAGCATTTTCTTTTTTAGAAAAAAATCCAAGTTGACAGCGATAACCAATTTTTAGCTTTTTTGTCCAAACGGCACAAACAGTATCTACAGATCTTTCCCATCCGGCATCTGTTATTCTAATACTATCAACATAGGCTGCGACACTTCCGCCGCCATCCATGTTAAGAGCATATTGACAATCAGGAAACTGCTCCAAAATAACAGTTTGCACAGTTGAGAAAGAAGCTCCGTTACCTTCAATAGTAATGTTAAAAAGAGTATCAGCAGTCCAACCCCAAATATTACGATGTGCGGCGCCGCTTATTTCACTAGCAGTTTTAATAATGCACTTATTTCCATCTGCTATAAGAGTGGGATAAGAAGAAATATAATGTTTCCAAGCATGATCTGTTGCAGACCCATAAGCTATTTCTCCATCTGTTGTAATACCCCAACCATCTATATTAGTTGCATCGGAGCTATAGACAACTCCATTAGAAATAACATTAAAAATACTATCTCCACTAGATGTGTTGAAGAAGCCTAAGTTTGTAAGAACATTAGGCTTAGTCTCATAAGTGTCCAGCATTTTATTAGGCGCAAGCTTCGGCTGAGTACATATATCAAATGAGATATTAGTAATTTCCTTTTTGGGTATTTTAATTACCTGTATTTTCATTCCATTCTGAGTAAAAGATTCATAATTCATGTGTTAAATTCTCCTTCTTTCAAATGTAAAGTTTTTATAAAAGATGCTGTAGTCATTTTTTCAAAGTAGTCGTCTGCATGATCAAAAACATATAGCAAATAATGTGCTACTTCAGGAGGATAATAAGAGAGAACCTTAATTGCATAATCTTTTTTATTAAGGCAATAAGAACCCATTTCTACCTCTGCCCGCATACAAGCTCTTACAAGACGAGAGAGCCTATCTTTTATCATATCTATTTTTTCTTGATATTCAGGAGCATAAGTCAAGAATTCGTCCTCTTCACCTTGCCGCACTATTTCAACAAGAGTAGACAATGAAACAGCTCCGTTGGCTCTTGAATAATGCGCCTTTACATACGCAACAGATTTTACTTTTATACGATTGGTGCCATCGGACACCACAAATCCTTCTTTTGTCCAAGGGAAAGTTGAAGCTTTATCTACAATTTCTTTAAGATTAGCAAAGCTGTAACTAGCTGGAGCTTCTATAGGAAGAGGATAATTGACATACATTCCATTTTCCTTATTTCGTGCAGCTAAATAATAAATTTTTGTTTCGTCATAAGGAATCACTACACGATTATAGGGTGACACAAGCTCAAACATATAGGTATATTTACAATCCAGCATTTGATAAAATTCATTCTTAGAAAAACCAAGGGCTTCCATAAAAAGGTCATAAAAAGTTTTATCAAAATTTCCTACTTCTGCTTTTCTTGCATCAATAGTGCCATTGGTTGATATATGCCAACCGTCATGGTACCATACTTTTATCAAGCTTCCATCTATCTTCTCGGTAATCTCTACATTATTCCAATTAACAGCTGCGGCATAAGGTTCTCCATAGTTGAAAAATTTATCAAAAGGACGACAAACTATATCCCAAGTGGGTTCATAAAATATAATTCCTCGTGCTTCTCTAACGAGCGAATAGGCAAAATCAGAATCAGGCTGAGAATATTTAAAGAGTATATAATTATTATATCTACTAATTTTTAGATTATAAGGTGCATGAGTAAGCTCTTCTTCCCAATTTTCATGCGAAAGAATATAATTTTTCAATTCACTCATTTCTCTTTATACCTCCTAGTACACAAAAATATTCACTACAAGTCTGGAATTCTTGGCGCATACAGCCACCATTATAACATTTACAATCAACCTTACAGGTTTTTTCTATTCTTTCTGGATTGCGGACGGTCGTCATAGTGCGCATATTACCTTGTTCAACAACCTTCTGAATCATTTTAGGAAGATTTATGGGGCTTGTTTCAAAGCTGCAAGTAGACACGTTTCCGCACATATTACAAGTTCCCATCATGGAAAAACATTCTGCGCAAATCAGCTTATTAGATTCCTCTAAAATGGGACTAGACATTACATTGCCGCAAATCTCACAGGTAAACATTTCTTTTTGATAATGAGAGCAATAATCTCTATAAGGGTCAACTTTATTATTAAAATAATGACAAACTTTCCGATAAATATCAAGAAATCCACAGCTCTTACATTTGTTAATCATATTCACTCTCCTTTTATTTATTATACCATAAAATATGATAAAAAGAAAATAGAAGAAAGCTTTTAGCCTTCTTCTATCTTGCTTACGAGATACAAATCAGTTTCTTCATAGTAGTCTAAAATTTCATAATATTTTCCAAGCTCTTCCGGAGAAGTATCTTCATCTAGTTTTACCAAATACAGCTCATAAATATGGTTATAACTTTTGAAATAACAAAAAGTTGTAATTAACCAACAAATGGAACTAGTAATTGTAAGTATCATAGAACCACCAAAACAACACAATATAATTTGCGCAATCTCAAGCATAGTTATAATTGTATAAAGCATTTTGCTAAGGGGAGATGGTTGATGTATCATCCATGAAAGAGTTTTTATTATAGTCATTGTTATTCCTCTCTTACTATTAACCAATCTGAATGACTAGGCATTTCCCATATTGTAATATCATTCTCTATTATACCATTTGTAAAGCAAACAGCTTTAGGATGCTCGTATAGATAATCAACTATAAGACAATCAAAAGGTTCTATTTCCGCAATAAAATATTCTTCTCCGAACTTGTTACGATGATATAGTTTTTTCATTAACTACCTTCATTTCTTCTACATATCTATCAGGTATAGGGTGTGCGGTAACTAGACTTTTCTTTTTGCCTCGCCATATATAAATATTTCCTCTATATATTCTAATAGAGCAGTCATTTGTTTGATCTCTTTTATTTCTTAGATAAGAAGAAAATTTAGGGTAGCTTTGAAAATCTTTTATAGTTTTACCAGAAGCAAGAGCTTGTTTAGCCATTTTTTTTGCTTCTGCATAATTGTGTACTTCAGTATCACGCTCTATAATTCTTTGTTTACTATGTTTTGTAACCCTACTCAATTCAATTCTCTCCTTTCTCATTAAAAAGTTCCGGCATTATGCGAGGTATATACGTCCTTGCTCTCATTTGATTGTTATATTTTTCCAAACAAGAAGCATATTTATCTGTTGTTTCTGAAATCATAGTAAGGTAAAAATGTGCATCTTTGACTTTACGACGTTTTATTCTAATATCCTTTAATTTCTTTATAAGTCTTAGTCCTGCTAGTCCAGTGATATTACCAAACTCAATTCTATGAAGCAAATCTTGTTGTGCTCCATCAAGCTGGCTACAAGTAACTTCATAAACTTTAAGAAGCTCTTTTATTTTTGGTAGCTCTGCACCTAGAACATTTCCAGCATCATAAATTTTATTAAAAATTTCTTCTGCTTGTTCATAAGTTTCAATTCCATAAGTCAACTCTGAATCTTCATATGCTTCAATTGTAACTGAAGCATTTTGATTTTTAAGCCACGCCCCATAGCTATTTTTGATGCTTTTCTCGGCGGCTTCAAGAGTTGCAAAATTTTCTGCTTCGTAAAGTTTCTCTACCCATCTAAGTCCATTTTTGCTTCGTAGATAAACCTTTTCTTTCTCATTGTATATCACATATCTCAAACTAGCACAACCCTTCTTTTTATTTTCTATATATATTATACCATATTTTTATAAAAAATAAAAAAGAAAGGAAGCTAGAATGTTAGCTTCCCTTTATTTTTGGCGGAGAAGAAGAGATTTGAACTCCTGCGCCGATATTTCACGACCTATCGGTTTAGCAAACCGACCCCTTCAACCACTTGGGTACTTCTCCAAAGGTATATGAAAACTAAGAGATAGAAAAACGAACGATATTAAATCGCCTAGAGTAAAAGACTTCTCTTAGGTAAATAGTCTTTTGTTCTATTATGGAAAAGGTAGTGCTTCAAACATCCCCAGGCAAGAGATTTGAACTTTTACGCTAAACGCGTCTATCAATCAGCTTATAACCGTTCTGATACCGGAAGAGTCCCTAATTTCTATGGCGCTCCCCTCTCACGAGCGCATATAGCTAGATAACAACTGCTATTCCATCGAGTTTTTATGAGTTTTCTTTCTCAATTTCTATATATATTATATCATAATTTTATAAAAAAGTAAAAAAGATTATTCTTCCTCGATAAAGTATATTATATAACACTCACAATCAGGATGATAGGGAGGGAGTCGAGAGAGGTCAAAATCCTTAATAGGTATTTTCACGCCTAATGGGGTCTCATCTCCGCAAACTTCGCAAGCTGGTTCTGCATCATTAGCAATTTCTACATATTTTGCTTTATCTTTTAAAATGTAATACATTAAATGATTAAGAACTGTGTTGTTTTCAGTTATAAGTATTCTTGTTATAACAAAGAGATAATACATTTTATCTTGTCTATATCTATTATATGAAACAACCCTTTCTTCTAATGTCTTACCATCTTCGTGATAAACAAGAGAATCAAGGGGCGGTTTAGGAGTCGTCTTTAAATTATACTCTTTTTTTACTTTTTGAATAGTTGAAGAATATGTTTTTTCAAGAGAAAGATATATCTGTTCAATAATCTCTTTATAAACTTCTTTTTTGTCAGAAAGAATTAACTTAGCAATTTCTTCAAGATAGTGGTCTCGCTCTTTGCGGACTTCGGTAACTATTTTTTTCATATCTTACCTCCTAGGGTATGGCGGCGGGGGACGGTACTGACCCGTCTTCCAAGCTTTTAGAGAGCCTTGCATTACCTTTATGCTACCCCGCATTTTCTAATTCTATTATACAGGAAAAATTTCATAAAGTCAAAAAAAAGAGAGGGTTTATTCCCTCTCTTAGAAAATAGCTTCTTCAAAGCCGTCTCGTTCAGTTCTATAAGGCTTGATGGTATTACAAAGTATATTCAAACAAATTTGCATCAATACTTTAATTTTTTGTGAAGTTTCATCTATTGCCAAAGCTTCTAAAAGAGTATCACAAACGCTACAACTTCCATAACTAATCCACGTCATAAGATAATCTTCGTGCGTAGGCTGGTAAGTCTCAAAAGGAAGAAGATAAAGCAACGTACCTTGATAATCTCCATTATCTATCTCAGTAATTCCGTCTATATAGATATTATAAGCTTCCCAGCTTTCATCATTATAAACTCGTTCAAAAGCAATTTCAACTAGATCTTTGTAAGTTATATAGTCATTCTCCAACAAATGTTGAGACAAGGCATATTCCAATTTATCTTTGTTCCTGTCCCATTTCTCCTTGATAATATTTAGCATAATTCTTCTCCCCTATGTTCGTGCATCAATATATTTATATATTTTCGTTCATCAGCGGTGCAACAATCAAGATAAAAACCATATTTTTTACAAAGCGCAGCCTGAGCTTTCAAATTATCATCACATTCAGGATGCCTCGCTAATTCTATAGCAACCATATCAAGTAGCGCAAAGTAAGGCGGCATAATTTTACTCCTTAACAAAATCCATAATATTATCAATCGTAATAAAAGAAAGTGCGGAAGTTATGCTTAGTAGCGCAAACAACCACGATGAGCAAAACTTATAGGCACCATTTCCGCAAATTCTCCCTTTTGCGCAAGAGTATTTATTACTGTTCGGTAGTTTGTACATTATTATCAGTGGTTTCATCCTCATTTGTTTCGACCCACTTCCCATCTTTGTAGATTTTAACGTCCATGTTTTTCAACTCCCTTCACTCAAACAGTCTAGTATAACTGGTATATTCTGATAATAGCCAATATTTTGTCCATGTAAATCGCCCAACTCTACCTTGTCACAAAATTCTATAAAATGATTAAAGTATTTCATTCCAAATACATCCACTATTGCTTGTCCCCATGAAAGATCGCTCAAATATCCTCTTATTGCATGAAAATCGGCTATTTCATCTGATTTGGGGTCTTGAATAGGTGCAGCAAGATAGTTTTCTATAGTACAAGGAAAAGATTTATAATGTGGAATATCTATTGCAAAAGTTTTAACTTTTGGCTGAATTTCTAGGTAATCAAACTCTGGCTCTTCAATGTAGGTTGTTGGAAGATAAGTATCAAGCGGAAAAAACCAAGTATCGAGAAAAAGGTCACTGAGATTTTCTTCCCAAGCTTTTTGATAGGTTCCTATTTCGGCAGAAGTATTATTATTTACGCTACAAAATTTAATAACAAAGTTTGCAGAAAGGTTATAACACTCTTTATAGGCTCCAAAAGCCAAGAGATTAAACTCTTCATCGGGGGGTAGCTGTTTCTTAATTATTTTATTGATTTTTTCTTCCGAAGCTATAAGTTCACGTTTTTCTTTTTCACTTAGGTTGTAGCTTGCTACAATTTGTTCTATCACATTAGAATAAGTCATATGATAAACCTCTTTTTTATTTTCTATATATATTATAATATATTTTTATAAAAAAGTAAAAAAGCTCTCTGTTGCCAGAGAGCTTACCTAAAAGTTCCTTTTTTGAGAAAGATTATTATTTTATGCAAATATTGTCTAACAAACTTAAAAAAATTTATTTCTGTATACTGCTTGCAATAAGGACACATTATATCAAAATAAGAATCTAACGTATCATCAAGAGTATAATTAAATTCTTTACCACATTTTCTACATTTGGTATGCCATTTAACTGTACGATTTATATATCTGCCTACTTCTGCTTTGTTATTAGGAATGGGCGTGCTACATTTAGGACAGCGAACAGTAGTCTCAGAATGGGGAACCAGTTCACCGCACCAATAACAAATATCATTCATTGGTTTACCTCAATACAAATATAATTTCTAAGAGGAACAGTTATCTGATATTGATCAGCAATAGTCTCAATATCTTGTTCTACTCCATTGAGAATAGGAACACTAAGTTTTTCCACACTATAGTAATGATTGTGGTCAAGAAATATAATTGTATAACCAAGTAGCCACTCAGGGTGCGGGCTTCGCCTATCCGAGCAATGCAAGTAGCTTCTTGCAAGAGGATCAGTCTGGATTTCAGCTGCTTGCTGTTCAGAAATAAGGTATCCACGCACGATTCGTGGTTCTATATGAAGTGCCATTAATCGTTTCGACTCCTTTTTCTAATTTACAAATATATTATACTATAATTATCCATTATTTGCAAAAAAAAGAAGTGGGGCAGAACCTAGGCTCTAACCCCACTAAGAAAGGAGATAAATTATGTAATACTGCTAATAGTCCCCCATGACACAGGAACCGCAGTCGAATCAATACCCAATAGATGATATTGAGAACTATATATAAAGTAAGCTATATCGCCAGCGTTGATTATTCCAGCAGTAATTGCTTTACCCTAATAATAAATAGATTTTGCGCCTTTATTATTAACATTTAATGTTGCACTTGCAGGAACATCATATGTAAATTTGACAGCTACAACGCCTCCAGTGGCTAAAGAATAGCTTGAAAGACTTGCGACTTTTGCCGCAGTAGCAGCAGCAGTAGAACAAGTAGCATAACCTTGACCTAAAGAAGCATTAGAGTATGTACTATTAACATCACCTGTTACCCACCAGCCAGTATAACTAGTTCCACTTATTGTTAAACTAGAAAAGTAAGTTAACGTAATCAAATAGTTGACAGGATAATGAGTAGTTAATCTTGTAGTACCATTGCGATAACAATTAATAGCACCAGTGGTACTTCCATCTGCTAAAGTTAATTCCAAAGTAACATTAGTGCTACTGGGACTAGTATAAGGAAGCCAATAGTTAATTGTTAAGCCATCATAAAGAGCTTTTACACTAGAAAGAACTCCAGTCCAAGCTGCTGTAGAAGCTGTTTGTGTACCTATAACGTAACGATTTTCTTGTACATCAATGGAAACATTAGAAGAGCCATCAAATGAAGCAGAACCTGAAAATCCATTATCTAAACTTATTGTGCGGGCGGTGGCAAGTTTATCAATACCACTCCATGTGCCATCACTTTTTAGATAATTGGAAGTTTGATTCTTGGTGGGTGCAGGCACTAAACCTCTGGTTCCCGCAGAAGAAGAGGTCGCTCCAGTGAAAGTTTCTACATTATTCTGAACTACCGTCCAGTCAGAAGCTTTGTATGAGGATGAATAATCTGAAATACAAATTATCATATCTCCATTTTCCACTGTACCTACACTTGATATAGTAAAGGCGGCTGAGGCTTTGTAAGTCCAGCCTATTTTATAATTGGTTAAACCAGTAATTCCGGCAGCACTAGAAACTGTTCCCTTAAAGATTAAACTAGATGCAAGAGTCGTCTCAACTGCAGTAAGGCGATCTCTTGCATCCTGATCTTTAATGTCGTAAGTGGTACTGCCGAGTTTAATCTTAGAAATGTCAGCCACTTACTTACACCTTCTTAAAACTTAATTACGAAACAGAAACGCTCTTGGACGAAGTGGTAAGAGTCGGGGTAATCGTTGCCTTAGTACCGGTAAGAGTGCTGGAAGCGGAAGTTGCTTTATCATACTTACCAGAGACAGAGACGGAACCAGAAGTACCGGAGAAAGTTGCAGAAACAGTGTCACTGTCGCCAGTGAAAGTAGCTGCAAAACGATCGCCAGTAAACTCAGGAGCACTAGCAGTGGCAGATTTAATGCCAGTTGCTGCAGTAATCGCAGTACCAAGAGTCGGCAGAGTGCCAGCAGAGAAGGTACCATCGGTGAAAGAACCAGCCTTGAAACCAGTAGAGGTTAATGCGTTAGCAGTAGAAGCAGTGCCAATAACTAAGGTTTCATCACTAACCGTAGCAGTTACACCAGAAGTTGCAAAAGCACTCTTGGCTTCAGTCACAGACGGAGCCGTCCAAGAAGCTGCTGTGTAGCTGGGAAGTGTACCAACAGAAGTCACATTAGGAACGGAAGTGGTATTCACACTAACACTAATCGTAGGAGCGCTAACACTACCAGAAATAGCAACGCCATCAGTCGTGCTAGTAGTCTTGGCAATAGAGACCGTGCCAGTCGGAGTTACAGTACCACTAATAGTACCAGCCGGAGTGAAACTACCGGTAGAAGTTATGCTAGTTGCGGTATTGGCAATAGACGTTGTAACAGAACCTGCCGGAGTATAATCAACGCCAGTAATACCAGTAACGTAATCACTTAAAGTACCAGAAGCAGTATCCTTATAAGCAAGGGCTTTGAGACCAAGAGCAGTCTTAAGAGCGTCCGCAGAAATATTCTCACTCAGAGCAAGACCGGCAACTGTGCGGGTAGTGGGAACATAGCCATCAAGACCAAGGTTAGTGTCACCAATCTTCTCGAAAGAATAGGTGTAAGAACCTTCAGTACCGCTACGCAGGGTGATGTACTCAGCGTAAACGTCATTGCCAGTGGCACCAGAAATAGCAACAAGATAAATTCTATACATCGTATCAGCAGAAGCCGTGGGAAGAGTAGTAACGACCTCATACTCAAACTGATTAATCTTGCCAACTGCAGAATCAACATAACTCTTGACTGCTGCAGTAGTAGCAACGCCAGTAGCAGAATCAGTAACAGTAGCATCTGCAGCCTTGTAAGCAGCAGTACCAAGCTTACCAATTTCAGTTTCTAAGTTAGAACGAGCAGTTGCGTCCTTTATGTCATAAGTTGTAGTACCAATTTTAATTTTAGATAATAAATCAGCCATGTTTTAATTCCTCCAAAATTTAAGAAATAATTAATTCTTCATTTTCTGCATCAAGAGAAACTTCTACCTTTTTCTTTAAAGCAGAAGAGATGGCATATTGTGTCATAGTACCATCCTCATTATTGCCGGTAGTTGTATATAATTTCATTATACCTGCCACTTCAGCAGTTGCCGCAGGAACAGCAGAAATATAATTACTACCATTATAATGATAAATTTCTCCATCAATTGCATCAATGTAGAGTTTATTTGTAGAACCTTGAATTATATTCAAATGTTCTGCTTCTTTATAAAAAGCTCCCTCATAAAAGTAAGCTCTTATAAGTAAATTATCAATGAAATCAAGATCGCCAAAGGTAGAAACGCCATCGCCGCAAACTGCACGAAGCCCATCTGCGGAGGTATCTACCAAACATACTTCTCCATTTGCTGGAATAAAAGTATCTGCAATTTTCGCATAATTGAAATCATTGTCGCGTCTTAATCGGAGGATGGCATTAATTTGTTGTCCCATTTAAATTCCTCCTAGTTAGACTAGATCTGTGGCAGAGCCACCATATAAAACTAAAGTGTCAACCCATTTAAGATTGTTATCCTCGCCCTTTTGCAGGATTTGACCCGGTTCCGCGTCAGTAAAACCAGATATTAAAATACTGCCATCATCTGCTTTAACCAAATTCCCATTATCTGTTATTTTAAAGTTACCTTCAAAATAATCTAAGTCCTTCCAAGCAGTGGCGCCATCACCAACCTTAAATTGGTTTCCACCTTCATCAAAGCAAATTTGTCCGGCAAGAGGAATAAAACTATCTTCAAAAGAACCTCTTAAAGTATCTCTATCTTTAATAAGTTCCCATAATGTTTTTAATCCTTCTTGATTAAGAAATTTAGACATTTATTTGTCCTCCTTTCTTATACACAAATTTCGTTGATTTCTTCCTCAGTTAAAGCCTCGGGAATCTCGCTCTTAATAGCTTCGATATCCTTCTTTACAGCGACTTCATGGTCAGGGTCATCTGCAACATAATCTTCCGCAGCCTTATCCTCTGCGTTATGATAAAACATACCCTTTTGATACACATTTAAGCGGCTGCCTATCCAGTTGCCATTAACCTCTTTATCTGCATAAATCTGTGCGACCATGCCATCTGCGCCGCCATCATTCACACCAACAAAAGATTCAGTACCATCGGTATGGACATACTTAGCGCCGCCGCCATCACCTTCATTGAAGATAAGACCTTCACCATTAGTACCCTTGACGCTTTGAGTGGTTTTCTTGGCAACTTCAGTATCAACATACTCTATAGTAGCATAGGCACTCAGGTCTATAATACCAGAGAGATTATCCCAGGAATCACCAGTCCAAACAACATTATCTCCAGCCTTGATACCATTTTCATCATCTGCGGCGACCACATTATAGACATCGCCAACCGTTAAGTCATCAGTAGGCAGTTCCGCATAGGTATCAACACTGCCCTTAAAAGTGAAAACTTTAGTGATTTCCGCGGTTGCTTCATCAATTTGAGATTGAAGAGCTTCAATAGTATCCTTTAATTCTTCCTTGGATTCATAATTACCAAGAATTTCAACAAGTTCGGTAGAAGTCTTATAGTCTTTAAGAGCGGTAGAAATGTCTTCGGAAGTAGCCGCATATTCTTTAATCTTAGCCCATAAAAGCTTTAAGCCTTCTTGATCTAAAATCTTAGCCATTGTCAATTACTCCTTTTATATAAGAATTGAATTAACTTCCTATTCAGTCATAGGAATATCTTTATCAACCCACTCAAGAGTTCCAGTAGAACCCTTTGAAGGGATTTGACCAACGGAAGCAGTGTCGAAGCCATATAATTCAGCTTTAGACCCTGATAAAACAAGGCTTTTACCATCAACAGAGAGAGTGGCTTCTCCACCGAAATACTGTAAATTATTCCACGCAGTTTTGCCATTGCCAATTTTGAGTTTACCTGTATCTAATTCATAGCCAGGCTCAGCTTCGGCAAGAATAGGATTTACATTTTTCCAGTCTGCGGCATTACCACGCTTAAATTTAAAAGTAGTAGTATAAACAGTTGTAGCCATAATTTTTCACTTCCTTAAACGGTGCCGCCGTCATAAATGGTATCAGTTCCGGAGCTAGAGGAAACATTACCGCCATCATATATAATATTTCCACCACTGGAAGTACCGCCACTGTCTGGCTGTAAAATCCACTGATGGAAGTTATTAAGCATATATGTATTACCAGTTTCTACCACTTTAGCGGTACTGCCTGCACTCTTGTTTACAGGGAGATCCGCAATATCAGATTCGTAGTCACATATATATACTCCAATATTATAAAATGACTGCTTACCTGTATTTCTTCCTATTGTAATCATTTGATATTCTCCTTCCCTAATAGATTCGTTCATAAAGTATAAATTTTACTTTAATAAGATTTTCCTTTTTTTGTCCTGTTACTTACCTTTATAATATTTATACCATTCTCTATATAGTTTTTCTTTATCGGGAAAAGGAACATTATATTGCCACATCCACTCGTGCCAATGGCGTACTTGACTTGCATAATATTCTTCAAAAGATGTTCCTACCACTTGATAATCGCATATATCATACGTCATAAAATTTTTGCGGTAAGCGTTATGTTGTAGCTCGTTATCAAGCTTATTTCGTCTTAATTTGCGGTTTGCATATTTCTTGTAGGCTCGATCTTTGCGCATTCCCGCACGAGGGGTTTTTTTATAAGAGCGACTCATTATCTTACCTCCTTAATAAAAAAGGCGGAGCATAAGCCCCGCCCATAACGTAATAGCACAATAAAACACATATGAATCAAGCAACTGCGAGCTAAACTCGCTTGGTAGTCGGTACGGGATTCGAACCCGTGACTTCAGCGTTGGAACTAAAAATAAGATTTGAACTTACATCTTTGACCACTCTTCGTCTGAATAAAATCTTATTTCAAATTCAAAAAGTCAATATTTTTCTTTAAACTATTTTAGCGAAAGGCTGATGACTTAACCTCTTGTCGAACCGACCATATATAGCTTTTGTTTTAAAAGGAAGCTATAAGAAACCTTTGTGATAAGAACCAGAGACTTATCACCCTCACATTTACCCCTGCGATTTTCCCTAGGACTGGGGGATCTTTCCTTTCAGCTTTTTACCCAGAACTCGAAAGAAAGATATAAATACAAACTGGCTATATTGTTTATAGACTACTAGAAGTCTTAAGATTTTTTGGCTAAATCTTATAACCGTCGCCTTAAGTAGGTCAAAGCTACAAAAAACCTGTTTTAAAGAGTTTTCTTTCTCCATTAGAGTGAATGACACTATAGATAATTCCCTACAATCTAGATATAATAATTTCTTTTAATCGAGAAAGAATTAATAAGAAAGAATAACTACAATATTGTAAGTACGTTCCCATTGTTTAAATCCTAGAACGCCAAGGATTTGGTGCGAGCGGCGGGACTCGAACCCGCACGTCCTTGTGGACACGAGATTTTAAGTCTCGGGTGTCTACCACTTCCACCACGCTCGCTTATATTTTATGAAAGACCCCTTCGGGTTGCTATCTGTTCAATCGTAGCTATATTCAGTCAATAGGGAGACAAGAGTGTGCCTAGAGGAGCTACCTCTAAACAGCTTGCCCCAGCTTAGAGCCAAGTCCCATGGGAGATTGGTTACTCCCAACTTTCACCCACCATTCACATCTTGTATCTGTTAAAACCATTAACATAAAAATTTGATGTAATCTTGGCAGACCATTTGGGCTACTCGTACTGTGACCTTATCTTATACACCGATTTCTCGGCTTCAACTGCCAAGTTCCTTAGTGACATTCCAAGGTTTGCAAAAACTGTCACATTTTTACCTAACTTGGATTCTTCTCCACAGGAGCGTCTATTGCGGAACCGATAAGACCATACTTTTAACTGCGATTGTGATAGTGCCTTTCTTCCTACAGAGCTAAAGTTCTTTAGCCTCAACCCAACCTCACGAATTGAGCCGATACAAGATTGCTAGGGTATCCTCTAGTACCTTGCTACTTACGGAAGAAGCCTCAGCACAATGGCGTTTGTCTACACTGAGTTCTTTCATAATATTTTGTCATTCTTATTTATGTATAGATGGAGAATAACAAAACCACCTTTGGCAGTCCCTACTCGTGACGATCGAGTACCCTCTGATTCAAAGTCAGATGTGCAGTCCGCTACACCAAGGGACTATATTGTGAGCCAGTTTAATGTCATAGCTCAGGACGGGAGGTGATTATAATTATGACTCATATATATATTATACTCTTTTTTTATTATTTTTTCAAATTTTCTTTATTTCGTTCAAAAAGATTTTTTCTTTCTTTCTTTCCTTACCTTGTATATATATTATACTCTTTTTTTATTATTTTTTCAAATAAAAAATAGGCTGGTTTAAAGTCACAGCCTAGGACTTTTGCACATACATTTAAGGAATAATAATAGTACAAAAACTATTATACTTCTGAAAAAAACTCTAAAAATATTATATTCTTTTTTTTTTGTTACGGCAAATTATTCTTCTTCGCTAGTCTTTTCTTCGTTGAGAGCAGCAGTAAGCTCTTTAGCCCCGTCCGCAATATCTTGGAAGATTTTCTTTAAACTTTCTTGGCTCTTTTTACCCAAGATAGATAACTTCTCTAAATCTGTCATTCAAAATCTTCTCCTTCCAATTCTTCAATTCCACCTTCTTCTTCCATAGATTCTTTATCAGTTATATATATCATAATAGGTTCATCTATGTCATAGAAAGTTAATGTATCATTTTCATAATCTATAGAATAATGTTCCTCTGAAAGTTGCTCCTTAAGAGGTAAGCCTATCTCATACCATATATAAGGTAACTTTCCAATTAAAGGACTAGCTTTTAAGAACTCAAAATCACATTCACTTAACTTATTTCCTTGATAAATAAAAGAATTATTTTCCATTTTTTGGATACCAGTGTCTCCATTTTCATCTAAGAAATATTTTCCATCATCAAGCTCAAATATTACGCCTAATATTCCACCAACCATTTTATCAAGTGTATAATAAACAGGAATAAGTTTAAGATTAACTGAATTGCTCATTTCACTTAAGCGATAAATAGAATCATCATATTCTTTTCTAGCAAATGACGTTGTAGTTAATGCTCCAAAAATTTCAACAAGCTAAACCACAATATTAAAACGAGATTCTCCATTTATGGTTGTATACATTACATAATTACCATCGCCAATATTAGAATTAAACTCAATCTCATTTGTTTCTTCATTTTGAGTCATGTTTATATAGATTTCTTGGACTTCTGGTCTTGGACACTCCTAATAAGTAGCTATATACATACCATTTTTTCTAGTAGAAAGTTTACAATATCCTTTATAAATATTCCATTCTGCGTGGACTTCATCATCTAAAAGCCAAGGTGCTACCCATATAGTATTACCTCTATAAACATTACTAGGACACGTTGTAATAGAATTTTCTTCTTCGCCTTCTATTATTGAACCTTCTTCGCCAAAATCAAAAACTAATCCATTTTGACAGCCATATCTGCCAGAAACACACAAAAATTCATTTTCATATTCAAATATTTTTGCTTTTGCTTCATTGTCATATTCATCTTCATTTTCTTCGTTTCTAATAGTTAATGCAGCATTGTAAATCTTTAAGGGTCTACTCTGAGTAGCTTTTTCATTATCAGTAACTGCATATACTTCAAAATAAGCGCCTTCTGTATACAAAGCTGCTAAAACATACAAAAGAATAATTCCAATAGTAGAATTATCAGAATCTTTATAATCAAAAAGTTTGTCTATAGACTCAACTAATGAAACTTCTCCCATAACAAATGAAGTCAGTTGGTTAGGTTCATAAGTACCATTTAATCCACCAAAAATAGCATAAATGGCTTGATAAACTGTATTAACAATAAAATTTATTAAACCTTCATTTCCATTGTTAAGGTCATTAAAATCTAAACTATTAACGACAGTAACTACAGTATTAATAATACCATTCCAAGTGGTATTGCAAATAGGAAATAATTGGTTAATGAATTCCGCAAGAGAAGGAACATCTTTCAATTGTTTAATAGCAGCAATAAGATTATCAATCAGTTCTAATCCATCTTTTACTAAAGGAGCATACCAAACTTCATCTGGGTCTTGTTCCGCAAGTTCTTCTAATATGTCCTTAACGGCATTACTTTCCCAAGCTTCTTCAATATCATCTATTAAAGTAACGATTTGAGAAACGTCAATTTCTGGAAAATATCTTAAACAAATGTCTGATATAACATCTGCGGGAACCCTGATATGTAGAGTATACTTAGGATACCTAATCTTAGCCTTAGCTCCTGCTATTATCATCTAGTTGAAGTAAGTAAAGAAGTCAGGGGAAAATACATCTTTCACCTAACTAACGAAACTGACTATTTCCTTATAAAGATAAGAGTACGCTAAATCATCTATATCAGTATCACTTGCATCTTCTCCAGCTTCTTCTTCTACCTTCTTTTCAATATCGTTAATCATTTGCTTGTAATTAGCTATAGTTTTTAATACATCCTAAAATTTAATATTATTATCAAAATAACTATGATTTTCAATAGTAATACTAGGATTTGTTCCAACTCCAAGATCGTCAACATCATCCATTACAAACTTAAAGGTAGGCGTAGGATTAACATCATGCAAACTAAAAACAGCATCTTCTCCCGTATCAGTGGGTAGTTTAACCGAATCTATTTCATTATAAGTAATAGTGTTACCCAATGAGTTTTTTAAACTAATATTAACCATTATTATTCATCTCCTTTAAGTGTAATCGTAGAATCTTCTTGCTCAAGATTGTCGGCAGAAGAAATGTTATAAGTAGTTCCATCAACATTTACATTTGATATATTGTATTCAAACTCACATACTATTTCACCATTTTCAAGAGTAAAAGGAAATCTACATCTAAAATAGGAAATATCCTGTAAAGTATTTGCAGTAGAATCGCTAAATCTAGTAAAATAATTGCTTTTATCTATATCACTTAATACTACTGCGTTTTGTAAAGTGTCAATAACTTGCTTCCAAGCAGTTTCTTCGTCTTGGAGAGCAGAAAACTAAACGTCTTGTGGAACTTTAACTCCACAAAAATAAACACCATAATTTATAATTATATTATTTAAAAAATCTTTTTCTGCCAAAATTAGTTTTCCTAAATTGTTTAATAAATCTGGGATGACAGAATTTTCAGCCCTTGCCAATATTCCTAAATATTCGTTATAGGAAATATTGTCAGTTTGGTTAGCCATAACAGTTTCGTTATAACTGTCTATATTTAGCCTTGTATAAATGGTTATTTTATCATAACTAGGGGAAATAAAGGCGGCTCCCGCACGTCCCCAAGTATTAAACTATGAAGTACGAGAAACATAATCATCAGGAATTGGTGCTACTACTATATCTCCTGTTGCATAAGTACCTTGTTTTATTGCTATTTGAGAAGAGAGAGAGGGAGTTATTATCTCTCCCTCTTCTACCACAAGCTACCTTTTTGATTCTTGTTTGCCCGAAGTCGCGGTAATTAAACCAGTATCACTAACTGTAATAACAGGTTCAGGGCAAAGAACATTAACAGTAGCTTGTTTAAAACCAACTAAACCTTCGCTAGGAGTTAAAGTATAAGTGCCATTATCCGTATATGTTTCTTTTACAGAATCATTTAATAATTCTTCTGAATAATAAGGAGCGAAGGTTTGCTGAGAGCTATCGGTTGGGACTAAAACTTCTTTGATTCCCTCGAAAGAAACACCTTCACCCGATTTATTTAATAAATATACTTGTGGCATTTTAACCCAGCCTTTCAGGATTTAGTTTCTGTTTGCACCTTTATTTCATCTTCAAAGGAAATATCAACTATTTTAGTCATCAGTAAAATCTCCTTCTATATCTTCTTCAAAATTAATAGTAAAACTTAAATCATTAGCGGGAAATCTTAATTGCATAGCATGAGCCGTTGTAATAGAATTGGCAAGCTAGTTAGCATATATTAAAGTAGTTCCTTGATATAAAGCTATAGCATCTATAACGCCCCAGCCACCTTGATCCACAACGTCGTCTGTAGAATTATTTATATTGTCAGCAGAACCATCATCAATCTCAGGGAAAAGAAGGTCATAGGCATTTATAACGGTTGCCTCTGAACCAGTATGTTTTAAAACTAAATAATTTCCAGATTCATAACTTGATTTAAGGTTCTTAGCTGTGGTTCCAGTGCCTTCAACGTCATCACTGTAAACTAAAATTTGTCTTTTTACATATTGTCTTGTATCAGAGACTTTATCTATCTTGTCTTGATGTTCTTCGGGAAGGTGACTCTTGATAGAATCAACGCTTATTTTTATAAATTTATTTTCATCTTCGGCATCTTCATCCCAGTAACCTAATTCAATATAAAAAGTTCCGTTACTAAAAATTTTATCCCAAAGCGTCTCTTTACCTTTGGTAGTTATCATAATTATTCTTCCTCCTTAGTTACTTCTTGCAATTTAATTTTAATGCCTTTTTTAGGAGAGCTAGAATAAGCATTTAGTTTTATTAAATGATTTTGTCCTAAAGAAACAGGGCTATTAAATTTAATAGCATACATTGCAACTCCATCTGCTTTATTAGTAGAATTTTCTCCATTTTCTAAGATATATCTACCATCATAAAACATTAAACCATCTACTGCTACATTCCCGGAACTTTTATTTTCGTTAAATAAAACCGAGCCAGTAGTTTTCCATTCAAGGTTAGATGTATCAAGTGAGCAAGATATTGACTTATTTCTCGTTGTTCCATTATCATCCAGGCTGGTAATTCTGTTCATACCGCTTTCTTCACCCTAGCCAAGAGCAATATACTAAGTACCATTGGAAAATAAAGAACTCATAATTAAGCCTAAAAAGGTTTTTGTGACCATGTTTAAATCCTCCTTGGATTATCTTATTGCTGTAGCGCTTTCAGTAGCGCTATAATCATATATTTGTTTTATTTTTAAAGCATAGTCAGACTATACCGGATCTATCCAATCAATGTCTAGCTTTAAAACTCCATCATTCGCATCATAGGAATATACTTGATAGATTTTTAAAGTATCATCTATTTGTACTGGATCGATCCAATCAGACGGCTCAGTCTACTCTACTTCTACTTCAATATCATTAACAAATGTTAAAGAATTTTGGACATTTACTATGCTAGTTTGCGGATATATGCACACACAATTTGCATCATTAATAAAATTTATAGAAGAGCTTAAAGCCTCACTATAATCTTTTTGCTCTGCAATATATAAAAGACAATTATTTGAAAAGTTTAAAACTAAAGATGAATCCTATTTATAATCTTGTTGACTTACTGTATGTAACCTACAATTATTTATAAATTGTGTTTTTGAATCTAAGATTGAACTACAATCTTTCCAACTAGCTATATATAAATTATAATTATTTAAGAAGTTTAAGTCTGATTTGAGATTTTCTTTTTGTTCTTGATTACTTATAAGCTATAATCTGCGGACGCCGGTAGTATGTAGCGACATATCTTGTTTTGAAGATTGTTCATTCTCGTATATTAGCTTCGCCTAAGCGTTTGCCGCAAACTCCAAGCTACTTTCTCCATTATATGTACAATCTACTGTTACAATAGAAAAATCTAAAATAGTAAGAAAATAAGAGTTCAAGAATTGTGTACAAGCTTTACTAGCCAAGTCCGCACAATTATCAGAAACCAAAGTAGCTCCCAATGAAAGAGTTGAATTTATCGAATTTATTAAATTATTCTAATTATCACTCTTATATACATCTGCTATTCTATAATTTTTTTGAACTTGAACATTATTTTCAAAACTATCTTTTAAATCTTCTTCTGCTATTAATTGCGCATTAGCTTTTTTAACAATCTAAGCTGTATTTTGCAAACTTGCTTCATTTGTTTTAGGAGAAACTAATGCCAATCTTAATCCTAAACTGGTAAAACCTAAAGATTCTTTAAGGTTCGTTGTAGAGATCTCTCCTGGCATAACAAGAGTTGCATCAAAGTCTTTTTGAACCTTTAACTTTGGAGATTCCAAATTAGCATCAAGGTACCTAGGCTCTATATTAGTGCCACTATAATCTTTTTTAATCTAAAAATTTGAGGTTGTATCAAAAAATTTTAAAAAGTCAACTTGACGTATGTCAAGTAGTTTCGCAGACCTTCGTGTATAGAAATTATAGGTATCTTTAATGCTCGAAGGAAACGAATGTCTAGTACAATTTAAGGCAAGACTTTTTCTTTTTATTTTAAAAGTATAAGTGTCATTTGATTCTGGGACAAGGTTTTCTCTGTCTACATTAACCGCAAAATTTTTCCGATGTAATTTATAAGTGTAAGAGTCATTTGATTTTGGAACAAGATTTTCTCTAGATAAATCAATAGCTTTATCAAATCTTTTCAAATAATAGGCATAACTATCTGTAAGAGAAAGACCTTTTCTAGTAATATCTTGTGCCCTTGTGCGCCTTCGACCTAGCAGCGTCCGCACATTTTTATCCTTTAGAAAAAGTCCTTTTCTTTCCAAATTTTTAGCTTTAGTTTTTCGTAAAATCTTAAAACTATCTTTAGTTTTAGAATTACTGTTAAATAATTCCAAATTACTTGCATTGCCATCGCGTTTTATAACAAAAGAAAATTTAGCTTTATTTGAGCCTTCTTGATTAGCAAGATTTATTGCAGTAAAACTTCTTTTAAACTAAAAATTGTCTTGTATATCAGCATTAATATCTCCATCTATACAAACGGTTGCATTTAAGCTATAGATAGGAATAACCGTATTAGATGTATTAATACTGTTATTATATATTAATAAATCTTCTGCGCGAGTTGAATTCTAAGTCTAAGCAAATGAAAAAAACTCTTCATCGAATGTTTTTCCTGGGATAATATGAACTATATTATAAGTATTTTGCGGACGCACGCTTACTGATTGTGACACATCTTGGTCTATAGAGCATTTCGCCATACTCTATAGCCTTATGTCATTAATAGAAATAATATTAGTTTTTTCATCTGCTTTTGTCGGCAGCTAAGTTGTACAATGTAATCGTACATTCATACTAGCCGCAACTGAATTATCTCCTATTAATTCTGGCTATTCGTTCTAGATAGTTACGAATGTAAGTCCAGCCGCATTATCAAACTAGGTTGTAGCTTTATAGTTTCCTTTTAATACAATTGATTTTTCGTTTAGAGGAAGTAATTGATAATATAATAATAAATATTTTTGTTTATTATCCATTTGAGACATCCCTACTTACGCAAGACCATTTGCCTTCTCCCAACGCTATTCCAACTATTTCATGAAAAGCATTTTGCGTAGTAGCGGCTAGATGACCCACTAGTCCAATTGTATTTTCTTCTAATCCTCCTATAGCAATAGTAATATAGCTAGATTGAGGTATTGTATAAGATATATAAAACATATCCCCCAGCGTTTTCGCAGGAGGAATTGTAAAGGCAGTTATATCAGTTAAAGTGCCTAATATATATACATTATTTGCTTTAATAATTCCATCAGATGGCAATGAAGTGTTTACAGTCATGCCAGGCGGAATTGTAGTGTCAGTATATTCTTTCGCTTGTTTTAAAACATTATTGATTGAGCCTTCTGTATCCTCAGAACCATTTAAAGTATTAATATTCTAAATTATATCTGCGGCGACCTCGGTATGTGAATCGATCCAGCTTGATACTTCTTTCAATGTATCAAGCGTTTCGGGCGCACCATCAACCACCGCCGCAATTTTTTCATTTACTAATGCTTCTATATCATCTGTTGATATATGCTCGGATACAATTTCTTTTATTTGTTCAACAGCTTCTTCTCTTGGTAGGAAATCTTTCGCATCAATGTATTTTTTAGCAAGAGTATAAGTTGTAAAATCCATGAATTATTACACCTCCACCCACTCTTTGTCACCATTTAGCATAAACAGTTTATGAGTAGAAATCACAAAAGCGGTACTTCCCATAGGAATATCTGTGGGTAGATTCATTATATCACTATCTGAGTCACAAACATATTCTAACGCATTATAGGTAGCACGCCCGCCGACAGAAGTTCGATTAAACATTGACATTCTCCTTTCTAGCGAGTTTTCCTTATTAGTCTTAAAAATGGTTTTCTAAGGATTTTCCAAATTAGACCAAAAATAGAAAAAGGTGGTTTTTTCAAACCACCTTTACTCGTCTCAAAAGTCTCTCCCATTTGCGGATGAGGGCTGCATTTCGCACAGGGTCACGCTCTTTAAGAATGTGTATACGATTTTCAATACTCAGTTCAGTATGTTTCATATGCCCTCCGAAATAAACTTGTTTGCCAACTCTTCGTTAATCATAAGGAGCGGACCTTCTATGGAGTTTATCTTAGCCGAAATAAGATCCTCCGCATAATAATCTTCGAGAGTCCGCATAACATCTGTAAAAGAATTACCTTGTGTAATTATGCAATATTCTTTTTCTTCCCTATCCTCAGCAGAGTTCCAATATTCAATTTCACAAACAGCAGTCCACATAGTCCATTCTCCTTTTCTTAATTTCTATATATATTATATCATTATTTTATTAATATATCAATAATCTTCCCATTCTCGATAAAAAGTTACACAAGCTTCCGCAAGCATCCCACAAATGAAGCTAAGAAAAGAATAATCAGCAAGAGAAGCAACAAGTATCCACGCAAGGAATATGAGAAGTTCTATCAGTATTTCTTTCATTTGATACCAAGACGCTCCTTCAAATCATTTATTTTTGCGCGATCTTCCTCACTAAGGGAGTAATCAGGAGTAGAAGGGGTTTCTGTGAAAGCGGAAGTGCGCCCTATGGGGTTCTTGGGCATGGTTATAGAGATAGCAAATTGTATCTCTTCGCCGCCCTCCCGCGCATTTACATATATTTTCTTATCTTGTGTGCCTACATAGCAGTCTCCAAAAGCTTGGGTAATAGTATTAATTACGTTTTGTCTTGCGGTTTCGCCACGTTTTGCCATGTTTTTATTTTCCTTTCATTATAACAAGTGCTACAATAAGCCTTGCCTTGATACCAAATTATCTCATTGTCATAAAGTCTAGTATGACACTTATCACAAGTTACGGCATAATCTTCCTCGTCTCCATATTCTGCGGAGCAAGATTTACAAAGGAAGCTATCTGGGAATTCTAAGCGCTCGCTCCCGCAAACTGGGCAATATGGTCGCTCTCCAATCTTAATAGAAAAGAGGTTGGAAAACAGCTCTCTCTCCTCCTCATAGCGCGGTTCCCGCAAAATACTCTTAGTATAATGGGTATGAACGTCACTATTTAAAGCAACAATTGGCGCATAAGTGCTAGAAGTTTGCAAATCACAATATCCGAGTAAATCAGATGTATCAATGATGTCTCTAGTATCGAATGTGCGGGAACCGGCATTGAGTTGATTATAGACAAGCATTCCGCGGTTCCATTGTCCTTCTACGATTTTAAAACCGTAATCTTGCGGAGCGTCAAATTGAGTTGGAAGAAGTTTTTGAAGAGCTTGGTGAGTTAAATTAATAAGCTCTCGGTTTTCATAAGGATACCCCTTATCATAATATATGTTGTGGTGTAGATCCGTATGGACGAGCATCCGCCATTTTTTCGAGTTCCAGCAAGCTCCGCATTTTAATTCTTGGGCTTCAATATCATCTGCTAAGAATACTACAAACGTGGTATTGTCTACCATATAGCTTAGAGTTCCATTTTTATAGTCTCCGGTTAAAGAGGAACAGGAAGTCCAATTTTCGTTATTTTCGGAAATGGTTAAAAAATCTTGGGGATCGACGGAAAAATAAAGGTTTCCCGCAATCTTATCTTCCTGCATAAACCGAGAGGCAGTATCTTGAACCCAGCGAAGAGATTCTTTATTCGAGAAAAATTTACGAAAAGATTTAGATAACTTTGAACCTATTGTTATGTTGCGGGAAGGATCGGGAAGTAAAACTCTATTATCAAAGAATCCTCTTTCATTTTCTAAGAGGAATATTTTAAAATCTTTATTTAAAGTGTTGTTTTCTTCAAGGGTATTTATAAAATCGTTGAATTTTTCTTTCTTTTTGGAAGAAGATAAATTTGCTTTTACATTTGATACAACTTTAAGAATAGTAGTATCTCCAAAAAGCTTGATAAATGGAAGCTTCGCAGCATACCATTGCTCAGTTAGTCTTTTTGCATTTAAATTAAAAGGGAAATTTTGCGAAGTTTTAAGGGTGTATTCAATGTCTTTCTGTATTGTCATATTGCTGTACCATATGATAGTAGTTTCCGCAAGTATGGCAACTGAATCCTGGAATTTTACAACGCTGCTTGCAGTTTAATCTTCCTTCGGCAAAATCTTTGTCGAACATCAAATGGTTGATAGGAGGTAAACCTTTTATTAAGAGATCAATTGTATTAGAGAAATCATTGTTTTTATATATGCGGAAAAGGGCTTCTTCTCTGTCAAGATTGGACTCTTTAAAGTCTATAATATCTATGAAATCTTCATATTGAGAAAGATTTACTGGAAGAATATAAAAAGATTCTGGAGACATTTCAGAAATCGCGCTATTAGAAGATATAGTGGGAGATACTCTAATTTTAGTGTTAGGATTTTTAAAAGAAAGGATTCTTGTTTGAAATCCCAAAGAGCCATCAATATAAATATCCGAAACTCCAATCTTTTCTAATTCTGTAAAAGTTTCCCAGTCGGCGATAGGATACTTTAAAAAAGCTTTATAACCCATTAAGAGAAGTGTTTTAACAAGAGAAAGATTTCCTTCAACTGTATAGTCTATAGAAGAAGGAATCAATTTTAATTGAGAAATAAGTTTATCTAGATCGTATTTTGCGGGAATTGTTATGACGAGTCGTTGATTCTCGCTTAATTTTTTTAATATCAAGCCGAGTTGATTGTAAGGGCATTTAATTTCATCGGCTTCCGCAAAATATTTAGATTTATAATTTGAACTAAATTTCATAGTTAAAAAAAGGAAGGGATTTTTCCCTTCCTTAGACATTGCGGCGATATGCGCTAAGCTTCTTAGACTTCCCGCCCTCATTGGAAGAAGCAACAGTCATAGTTTCCTTAACAACTCTATTAACTTCCGGCGCCGCAAGCTGTGTCAGTCGCGCAACAACCATCGGAGAAGTAATATCCTTGTCATTCAGAACCTCAAGAATATCATTGATAGTCATATAGGTTGTATCAGAAAGGGCATCATAAATCTTCTCGCGAAGAATATCTCCCTCTTCCTTCTTCTTTGCGGAACGCTCCTTAGCTGCTGCGCTCTTATTCTCCAGAAGCTGTATCTCATGGGCAATAAAATCATGCAGATCGGCGTAAGTAACTTCGCTGGAACCAAGACTAATCATATCCTCCGCAGTATCAAGGATAGCATCAAGTGTAGAAAGCATTGCCTTCTTAATGGGCTTCTTATTAGTAGTAGTCATGTGAAATCTTCCTTTCTTTATTGTTTCTATAGATATTATACTATATTTTTTTGTTTTTGTAAAGAGGCGGAAAGTGGCTTTATATAGAGTTTTTTAGCTTGTTATCTCTCTTCCATATAGCGCCATTCCCGCAAAATTTCCTTGGAGAAAGAGAAGATATATTCGCCTTCCCAAGTTTCAAGTTTTATAGAGGAAGGAGTCTTATCTTCAAGTAAATAATCAACAGCTTTTTGATAGGAGGGAGCTTCAATTACGCCATAGAGAGTTTCTTCGGGGAACTTCATTTCATAATCAAAATACATTTGATAAGACTCCTTTCAGTTTTTAGATGAACCAGTCAATAATAGCTTTGGGATTATTGTAGTATTTTTCGCAAAGCTCAAATTCTTTGATTATAGTATCTTTAAATTTGGTAAGGGTTTCAGAACTCCAAGAGGGATTATTGCGGAAAGCCACTAGAGTCGCAATGTTTGCCGCCAGAGAATAAGAAAGTGCGCTATCATCGCCATGCTCATAAGAATCAAAGGCATCATAAATTTCTTCATCAATTGAGTCCATAAAATTATTGGAATTGAGGGCTTCTTCAAAGAGTTTAGAAAGCTCTTCTATGGTATAACCTTCGTTTATATATTCTTTTATAAGGGTTTTAATATCCATATCTCCTTTTCTCCTTTCCTTAACTTTATTATATTATATCATAATTTTTTATAAAAATCAAAAGAGAAAAGTTTGGTGAAATCACTTAAAATATATATAAAATATATAAATGTGACTATGGAGCAGCTTCAATAAATAATCTCTAAATAGCTTTTTGATTTCTAAGTTGTGTATCGTAATCGCCACCATGGTAGAGTTTTGTTTTCCTTTGGAGCGAAGCGTAAAAGGCTAAAACGAAACTCTTGTTGCCGATAGGCAACAAATACATAACAAATTCAAATAATTTATTTTGTTCTATTTTCAGGTATTTATGAAGTAATTTTCTTAATTCAATAGAAATACCTTAAATTTTTAAGCTATATATAATATAGTGCAAAAAAATATGGTATTTTTCTACACATCATGATTGCTAACTTCGTTTAGCACAATAAAATAAAAAGGAGTAATAAAAATGAGTGAATTAAAATTAGGAAAGATGACATGGAGAGAAATTTCTGTTTGGTTTGGATTACAATAGGATACCTTGAACAAAAATCCTAAATCAAAAGAAAAAAAATTAAATATCTTAAAAAAATATGCAGATTATCATATAGAGGGAAAAACAGTATATATAGATAAAATATATATACCTGAGTACTCTAAAGCATATGACATTATAGATAGAGAATTTAGCCAAGAATGGAATCAAGAGACAAAAATAGATACCTGTTCTAGAGTTGGAAAAGCTATTTATGAGAAACATGCAGAACTCCAAGCTCAAGTTTCTGAATCTACAGCTAAAGTATATACCAATAAAGTTAAAGTTGAACGCTATGGAAAAAATCACTTGCAAAATAGTCGTGGAACTTGCGGCTATAGCAAATATATTTGGATGGAGAAGAATGGAAAAGAACCTTTATCAGATGAAAAGTTGAAGAAGTTAAGAGAATGTGCGGCTGCCGCATATAAAGATTCTTCTGAGCAGATAGCCGCAATAGATGATGATTTCCGCAAAGGTAATTTAACCCAGGAAGAAAGAATAGAAGCTATTGGAAATATAGATACTAATGAAGCTTATAATAGATTTATAACTTTAGTAATTGAAGCTATTGGGTTTATGCCCATTAAGAAAACTTTATTGATAGACGAAGAAGGAACTGCTTGGGCAGTAGATATAATATAATTTCCGCTAATTTTTTACTTATTTAGAAAAATAAAACGAAAAAATAATTCTTTTTTCTAATTTCATTTCAAATTTATCTAGTTTATAAGAATATTATACCGAAAAAATTTTAAAAAGTCAAATTTTACTTTAGAATTATTATTTGTTATAATTATAATGGAGAAGAGAAATAGAAGATTGTTGGAACTTGTCCTTTCTTTTGTTAGACGGGAAAGACTGCTATGCAGTCTTTCCCTTAGAGACGAGTCGCAAAGGCGACTCGTCTCGTCGGAAGAAACCAGCGACGAAGTCGACTGGTTTCTTCCTCTATTATTTTGATAGGACTAAAGGAGCTTGTCTCCTTTAGTCTTTATTTAGTATATATTATTTAGATATACTAGCACTTTTTACCTAAACGATACTAGCACTTTTTACCTAAACGATACTAGCACTTTTTACCCTTTTAATAATTTATACAGGACACTCTATAGAAAACTTGGTTAGCCTTTTGTAAGGGATTGGATGCCCCTTCTCGTTGATATACCAAACATCTTCCCAATCAACAAGATTTAAATTTTTTAAACAAATGAGAGCATTACTAATTTTAATATAATCTCTATTATGATTATCATTTATTTTAATACCTAAATGTTCTCCAAGTTCTTTTAAAGAAAAGAGGTACTAATCTCCTTTATACTTCCATTTTTGACCCAGATATATATATGTTTTAACAACTTGCTCTTGCAAAGAGTCATTAATAAACATTAAAGTATCAAGTGGTATCATAAAGAAAATCTCTTCTTGATTAGGTAAAATAAATTTATCTTTTTCTTCTACTACTAAGCCGGCTTGTATAAGATAAGATAAGTGCGCGCGGTAGGTCTTAGGACTTTTTACCCCAATCGCATCGCATATCTCTCTCTGGACTGGGAGATCTTCTTTTTTAATTATTGTGCGCTTTTCTTCGTCGGGATAAGAAAATTGTTGTAAGTAAGAATATAATTCCCCATCAATCTTTTTGTCGTTTAAGAATGTGTCTACATTAAGTGTAGTGTTTGCGGGAAAGCGTTTTTCTATAGGCAATATTATCTGCCTCCTTTCATGTATATTTGAAAAATTTTATAGTAAAATTATAAGCCTTTGCCCAAAGTGTCCAAAATGGCAATAAATTACTACAATACTAGCATTTTTTACCTAAGATTTTTACCTAGGGTAAGAGCGGAAAAGCTGTTATGTCGCGCTATCTACTTAATACTAGAATTATAAATACCATGCCTTATGACACTACATACCGTGACCGCCGCCGTTTCTCCTTTTTACATTTGTTGTAATTTTGATTTCTTTCAAAGTCGGATTTTGCTAAGCAACAATTGACCAGACTCATTGTGTATCTCGAATTTTTCTAGAAAGATGAATACTTGAAAGTTTTGAAAATATGTGAAGTAAATTTATTGGGAAAAATAGAATGTGATGTGGAAGCGAGTGTTTGATGCTAGAATTATCTAGAGGGAGGCATATGCGGGAGTTCGGAGTTAGCCGGCCCTTTGCGAAACGGCGTTAGATATTGGGAAAATTAGAAGTGAAGTGCGATGGTAAAAATTGGATGGAATATTTTGTGAGATGGTAGAGTGTGATTGTGATTCGGATCGCTAGCGAACCGCCCTAAATCTTCTTATTTCCATTTGTTGTAAAAAAAAAGAGACTTTGTTAAGCCTCTTTAAATTCTACTACCTCTATTGTAAATCCATTTTCTTCTGCTTTCTTGACAAGATAGGGGTTCGTCCCAAAGTAATTCCTTATCCACAATATAAGTTTCCATAATTTTTATTTCCTTTCTTAATAAATATTTTCATAAAAAGCGGTTTCCCCATTGCTATAGATTTCTGTTATCCCATAATAATATTCTTCACTGCTTGATAAGGTGGGCAATTGACGGCGTTCTCTATCTTTAGCTACCATGTCAATAAATTCAGCTCTTGCTTCTGGGTTGGTGAAAACATAAAATTCACCATCAAATGTAACATAGTATACTTGCATCTTGTCATCTCCTTTTGTTACATTTAGTATATCATTAATGAATATATTTGTCTATTAGCAAAATAAACAAATTTCAGGAAATAGAATTGTGCGGAATTGCCAATAGAATTGTTAGAAAAAATTGGAAGAGCTTGCTTTGTAGAATATTTCGGGCCGCTTGCGGTCCGCCCAAAATCCAGCCTTTACCATTTTTGGGCAAAAGGAAAGAGCTGGAAATTAATCCAGCTCCTCCCATATAACATTGTCTATCTGGTAAAGATTGCTAGGCAGTGGCTCGTCAGTATCTATCTTTTCCCAAAAAATGTATTTTGCTTCCTCTGGGCTGTCGGCTTCTATGTCGGCAGCCCCACTGAAATAAATTGTGTAAAGAATTTTAATCACTCTCCAATTCGTAG